ATTGTTTATCTTATTCTTTTTTTTGATCACAAATTCATTTTTTAAATTTTAATTTCTTAAAGAGATTAAAACCATACATACAACACTTAACATTAATATCTACTTTCTGAAGTTTCTATAAGCTTATAAGTAATGCATCCTAAACCTGGTGCATAATAACAATTATATCGATTAACTTGTTTACAAAAATTATTACATGCACTTTCACTATTAAGATCTGTATTACCAGCTTTAGTCATAGGTGGAAAAGAACACTGACACATTGAACCATCATAAAAATGTTTTAATACTCCACCAACACCAAATTCATCATTACATCTTTGTTTACAACTTGCACTATTGGAAATAGTAACAAATGCATATAACATAAAAATTACTAATAGTTTCATTTATTATCTATAATATCTCAGCATTCATTTGACATTATCCTTATTATAATTACGGTTATGTTTGGTACACTTTTGTTTTAGAAATATTTTTATGATTGGATAAATCATAAAAAATTTTAACCTATTTAAATTTTTCTTTTAGCATCGTTAATAACCTTCATTTCTTCTACTAATTTTTTTTCAGTTATATCGCTATCTTCAAGGTCAATATTATTACCTTTAAAAGTTACACCTTCAGTCTTCAAGTTCTCCTTAATTCTGGTGTATAAACTTTTAGAATTTGGATTACACTTAAAGTCTAAAAGAACCTCAAGATTAGGAAAATGGAGTTTCTCAGTTTTAAGTTTACGTTGAGTATAACCTTCTTGAGCTCTAATTGTGTAATAGGGGTAATACTCTGAGTCATTACGTTTAATTAGAACAAATCTTTCACGTTTAGACTCATCTTCAGGTAATGGGGCTCTATCTTCGACTGCAATTCCCAATTTACGTTGAACTTTCTTTACTTCTTTCTTTAGCCCATAATTTTGATCTTTGACTTCTTCAAGAGAGATACCTAGAGAACGCATGTATTGTTCTTGGCGTTGGTTTGAGTCTTCTAATTTTTTATTTGATACCTTTAAATCAACCATCATTTGTTCTAAATCAGTTATTTGTCTTTGAGATTCTCTGTGGTTAAAGTAAAGAGTATACTCTGTATACATTTTAAGGAGCTTTTCAAGATCTATGTAGTACTGACGAATTGTATTTCCATTTTTAGTTTTAAGTTGCATGATAGCCATTTTTACATCATCTGGTTTCATAATAAGAAATTTAGCACAAGTTTGAGCACCTTCATTAATTGTTAGTAATTCTTCTTTAATAGTTGGATATAGTTTTATTTTTTTATCTTTTTTAGTTAATTCACTATAAGAAATTTCATTTCTACGTAAAATTTTTAAAAACGCCTCTTTTTGTTTACGATATTCACCTTCATAACCAAACCATTCTAACACTGCTTTAGTTATATGTATACTTTCACTCTCTGTAGTCAAGTCATCTAAAATTTGCCCATAGTTGCGATCTTCTTCAATGAATAAACTTATAAAGTGGTCGATTGATATTTTTTTGTTAGGTATTTCTTCTGCTTCACAGGCTATTTCCATTATTTCTTCTTTTGGTGGTAAAGGTGGTAAAATAACCTTGTCTTTTGAAGGTTTACGTTCTCGAACAACTTTATCTAAGGTGATTCCAGCCATTTCATAAGAACGAGAGTTATACACAGTATTAAGGTTCCCAAAATCCTTAATACACTCTTCTTCGACTAATTGAAGTTCAATTAAAGAGTTGTACTCTACCCTACGAAGTTCTCTCACAGAAAAATTTTCAGGACCATGAAGAGCCATAAATTTGTGTAAGATACAACTTGCATGTTTCGACTTGGCAGCTTGAAGATGTTGAGCATATCTCTCTTTTATCGATTTGGTAGTCAAACCGATATAAATACTAGCATCAAAATTATTTTCAATGGCGTACACGTAACCAATTTTAGTAGTCATAGTAAATATTTTATAATAATATTATTTACCATAATAAAAATCATTTTTTAAAATTGCTTTTTAACCCAGTTCTAGGTATTAAACATTTCAACTTAGTCAATTTTAAAATTAATAAATGATTGACATTATCCTTATTATAATTACGGTTATGTTTGGTACACTTTTGTTTGACCGAAATAAACGTTCTAAATTTATTATAAAAGAAGGTTTTAATTTACCTTATGGATTGGCTAATAGAAAAAAATGTACCACACTTCAAACAGAGGATGGAGAAATGGCTTCTAATTATACTTTTGATCTTCCTCAAGGTGGTAATGTAACACTTGCAGAATCACAAATTTTTACACCATCTTATGCTGGATTTTTAAATAATTATCAAGTATTTGGTTCAACGGGTTATTCTCCAGGTACCCCTCAAGAAAATAAATTTAGTGTGTATTCTTTAAATTCAAATATGGAAACTTATCAGCCTATTGATTTTGATAATAATATAGCATCTCTTTATGGTTATAAACCAGATGGTTATGATACTAGTCCAAAAGGTGGTATTATAACCTGTACTGAAAGTGATGGATTAATGGGAGTTAATAGATGGTGTGGGTGTGAGTCTTTGTCTACAACAGGAACTACAGAAACTTCTACTAGACGTCTTATTGGTGGAGTAAATCCTAGAACATTAATTCCACCTAGAATTGTTCCACCTATCACTGATATAGATGAATGGGGAACAGATAATTATACAATTCATTCTGCCACTAATAATTATAGATCTGATGATCTCTTTTTATCTGGATATATTACATTAGATGATTGTAAATGCAAAGGGGTGTGTAATTGTAAAAAAAAATGGAATAAACCATTAATTAGAGAAAATTTTAATGATGATGTTTTTTCAGAACAAAATACTCAGATATCTGGACACCTTGGTCCTTTAACTACTAGAGTAAATAATAGGTGTAGAGGAACTTTATTAACAGATTGTGGAGGTGAAAATTTGAAAGAAGTTGTGGCAGACCATAATTTTCTTTCACCTTATGATGTTTCAGAACAAAGATTAACTAGACCACAAATTCTTCAAAATGGTGGTATATCTAGAATTCCTGAAAAATCTGTGTACACTTCTATAACTAACGGTGATGATTTACTATTTTTAGAACAAACATCTAAAAAAAACGCAAATTATACAACTGATTATATTACAGGTGATGAACCTAGTATGATATATGATCCTAGAATGGTGGGTTATTCTGATCCAAAAAGAGGTTACATAGATAAGCTTTTAGGACAACCAAAATTTTATTATGATGATATTAATGCTGCTAGAGCACCAAATTATATAACTCGTAATAAAATAGATATATATTCTTTTGGTGAAAGCACTGGTAGACTCAGACATCCAAAAGAAATGTGCGGTGATAATAATCAGTTAGCTGTAGAAGAATTTCATAATTCGACTTTACAACACCGAGCAGATATCATGCAATCTCTTATGAGCAAAAGAAACTCTGAAATGTGGCAACTTCGAGAGTTCCCAATTTCAACTAATGGTCAACGTATGCTTGGCGGAACTTCTAAAATTTAAATTTTTTAATGGAGCATGCTCCATTAAAAAATTATTCTAACATGCAAAGATAGATTAACAATTAAATATATTTACATACAAGATTATATTTACATACAAGATACTTAATAATAGACATCATCATAATCATATAATGTATCAAAGTAGTCACATGATCCACGACAATCTTCTTCAAGACAATACCAACAAATATGGTACCAACATTCTCTACAATACCATTTTTTTTCATCTTTGATATAAGTGGTTTTGGCTAACCACTGTGTATCATCAAAACATCTACAACAAGGTTTATACTTTTGAAATCCTGGGAAGAGAGTATGAAACTTTTTACTGAAGTTTCTTGGTTCAAAGTCAAATCGTGGACTAAAAGCCCATCCACCATAAATTCCTCCTGATTCATTGACTTTGAGTCTAAAAAAGTCAAGTTTATGTGACCACTTTATAATAAAATCTTCACTCATATCATTGTATAGTGATATCTGTTTCCAAGTTGATTTACTCAAACATTTTAATGTTGATGTTTTAAGTATTGACAAATCAATACTTGTCAAGACATCATTTAACAATTTTCTTTGACTAGGTCTTGAAAGTAGCAGTAAGATGTAGTCATCTTTCATGGTTTCTGCTAGGTTAATGTGATCATCCAAAGATAAACTATCCATAATATTCCATCTCAAATTAAGAATATAGACAAATTGTTGGTATTGTTTTTTCTGTTTATTTTTAACCTTTCTTTCTTTTTTTACATCACATCGTCTTGAAAAAGACATTTTTGTTGGTTTAATCATGTTAAACCATTACTTTTTTATAAATTTTTAAAGAACGTTTCATTTTTCTGTTGTAAAAACTACAATTTTATTTTAGTCTTAATACCCATACCATTTAATTCTTGTAAAAGATTTTTGAAAGAATATGGTATATTACACCTTTTAATATTTAAAGATCCACATACATGACATTTTTTAGAAGTACTTGTAATCATACCACATTCTGTGCAAACATCGACTTGAAAAGGATCAGAATACAAAAACATTCTTTCATTCAAGAATTGAGTAGCACCATGAACTAAAATACAGTCTTTCTCCATTTCTCCAAATCTTAAACCTCCACCTTGAGAACGACCACAATTTGGTTGTCGATGTAAAGTAGTCACTTGTCCATGACTTCTAGCATGCATTTTATCCTTAACCATATGTTTAAGACGATGATAATAAGTTGGCCCTATAAAAATTTTATTTTCAATTCTTTTACCAGTAAACCCACAATACATTGTTTCAGACCCAGTATAATCAAAACCATGGTTTGTTAATTCCTCGCATAATTCATTTAAAAGTGTGGTTGAATTTTCCATAAAAGGATTTCCTTTTTTAAATTTTGGTTGAGGGTTTGTTGCATACAATTTGCCCATAACAGTGGCAATAATTTGATTAATGGTCATTCTGGATGGAATACAATTTGGATTAATAATAATATCTGGTACCATACCTGAAGCTGTAAATGGCATATCTTCTTGTGAATAAATCATACCACAAGTTCCTTTTTGGGCCATTCCTGAACAAAATTTATCCCCTATTTCAGGTATACGTAACTGACCAATAACAACTTTAACTATTCTACAACCATCTGTTGTGTTATCAGTGATACGATCTACATATCCTTCTTCTCCTTGTTGAACAACTACACTGTTATCTATTATTTTTTCAATTTCATTCTTATTCTTTATGGTTATTTTACCAATTAAAACATCACCTTTTTTTACTTTTTGACGCAGTCTAACTATACCATTTGATTGTAATAACCCATAATTATAATCACGTATTTTAACCGAATCAGCAGGTATATCTATTTTTTCTTCTATAATTCCATTTTTTGTTTCTTCAACTGTATATGTATTATAAGTTATAGTACCAAATAATCCTCTTTCAATAGAAGCTTTATTTAAAATAATACTGTCTTCTTGATTATAACCAGTATAGCAAGCTATAGCAACAATAGCATTAATACCATTTGGATAATCGTCTAATTTATTAAATTTTGCAATATCTGTGGTAACAAGGGGTTTTTGTGGATAATTTAATGTATGAGATACTGTTTCCGTTTTTAAGTTGTGACACGGAATAAATCCAATGGCTTGTTTAACCATAGAAGTATAAAAACAGTTTCGAGCAGATTGTGTTCTATCGGAAAATGGTATAACTCCAGCTACAATTCCAAACATTCCACAAGGATGAAGTTCCATCAAATTATATTTTGTTTTAGAATTTTCTAATATATCCATTGGTTCAATTGCAACTTGGTTGAGTGTAACTTCATTAATATCAATATATTTAATTAACTGATGTTTTAAGAAAAATGTAAAAGATGGTAATATTTTATCTTTAAATTTTAATATTTTAAGAATATCAAAAACTGGTCGTATCAACCTTCCAGAATCAGAAAATATTTCAATAATTTTTAAAGTGTTATTAACCACAATACTAATATTTTTGTCATTTAAAAAATTTATTTTATAAATGGAGTTTGCATGCCCTAATTTTAAAAATGGTGATCCATTAATAAGAATAGTAAAACAATTGTTTTTATCAGGTTTAGCGCAATCACAAAGAACTAAATTTGCAAAATGGTCGATTAAATCCATAATTTCGCAAGTAGATATACCCGTTGTTACTTCACAAAAAACAGCCATATTTAAAACTGTTCCAACCCCTTTTCCTTCTGGTGTTTCTACAGGACAAATAAGAAAAGAACTTGAAGGATGAATTTGTCTAATTTCAGATGTTTTGGCTTCTTTTCCATCTTTACTTTCTGGGATAACCACTCTTCTTAAAGACGAGTAGTTAGCTAGTAGGGACACTTTTGGATTAACTACCTGAGAAACTCCTGTTCTTATATATGTATTTCTTTGAACTCCCCAATAACCAGAGGAAAAACTATATAATATTCCTGTTGTGATACCTGAAGTTCTTAAAAAGTTTGAAATATCTGGTTTACGGTTTTTTATTTGTGCAACACATGTTTTTTGAAATTTTTTGTACAACAATCTAAAAAGAAAATAATACAATTCACCAGCTGTTTCAACCCTTTTATGGTTATAATCGTCTCTATTGTCTATTGGTAAGTCACCTGTTAAAGTTAATAAATATTTTTTAACCATAAAAGCTAATAAATCTGCTCTTTGTTTTTTGGTTGAAGTTATCCCTAAATGCGGAAATAAATCCATATCTAAACTTTTTTGAATGTCTTCGATTGTAAGTCCAGTCATACAATCTTTATCCACACTAACACTTACATTACGAAAAACTTTTACTAAAAAAGTTTCATCATCGCTTTCTGGATCACTTTGATCATCATCGGTTAAATTTTCATTTAAAAATTCTTCAAAACAGTGATTTTTAATTGTTTCAATATATTTAATATATTTACTTGGTAAGTTAAATAACTTGAAAAATTTTTTATCTTCTGGGTTATAACCCAATGATTTAAAAATTATTCCTACTGGAATATCTACCATTTTTCCCTTCAATTTGAGTGATATAACAATTTTATTTTTAATCATTTTGACTTGTACAGATGTAGAATGAAATGTTTCATCGCACATACTTCTCATTTCGCATATTAATACATCTTCTTTTTGAGATGTTGATTTAATAAAACATAATGGTTTATTATAAACCTTTCTTACTTGACTAATTAGAACTCTTTCTTTGCCATTGATAATAAAATAAGCACCTTGATCTGCTGTAGAATGACCATTTAAAGATTCGTTTTCCTGTGGTGTAAATTGTTTTAAATGACAAGCATCAGAAAGTAACATAATTGGAATTTTAGCTATTGGAACACGATATTGTTCATTAATTTGTGGAGGTTTACCTTCATTATTTTCAATTGTTTCTATGACATCAACACATACGTTTCCTGTATAACTTAAATCTTTGTTTCTAGCTTCTTGTGGATAAAGTGGACGTATTTTTCGATCATTATCAATAATAGTTGGAGCTTCCACATAAATATTGCTAAATTTAAGAGTATAATTATCAAATTTAGATGATTCATATTTAATGCTTGGTTCATTGTTAATAATATTTTTTAATCCTTTGGTAATAAACCAGTTGAAAGTATTGATTTGATGTTGTACAAGACCATTACTTTCAAAATAATCTTTAACAACGTCCAATCTTACTTCTTCAGAAAGTATAGTATTTAGTTTAGTTTCATTCATTGTATTTGTTTTATTTTAACCTTAAAATAAGTTTGAAAAATTCAATTTTTAATTAGATAATAAATGGAAAATATTAATTTTAGATTATATGATCCTGTAGCACAATTAGTAGCCACAGGATCTTCAGGTTCTGGTTTACCATTAACTGGAGGTACTTTAAGTGGAAATTTAATTTTAACCTCTCCAGCTAAAGTTGTACAATGCCAAACTCCTTCTAATGCGTGTGATGTAGTCAATTTAGTCTATCTTCAATCATTATATTTACCTTTAACAGGAGGAACTATGAGTGGAGTTATAATTCAACCTTCAGCGCCTTCAGCACCAAATGAATTAGCTAATAAAGCTTACGTAGATAGTTTAATTGGAGGTGGTCCATTTTTACCTCTCGCAGGAGGAACTATGAGTGGTGCTATCACCCAACCTTTAGCACCTGTAGTGGGTAGCGATGTAGCTAACAAAGCTTATGTAGATGCACAAGTGGCTAGTGGTACTCCAGATGCAACAACTTCAGTTAAAGGTAAAATTCAACTAGCTGGAGATCTAAGTGGAACTGCGAGTGCTCCTGTTGTTGCACCTTTAGCTATTACAAACTCTAAATTGGCTAATTTGAGTGCGGTTAGTCAACTCAAAGGATCATCTTCTACAGCTTCGACTGCTACAGACATTTCTCTCGGATCTGGATTGAGTATGAGTGGTTCTACTCTTAGCGTAGATACTTCTTCTTTAAGTAGCACATTTTTACCTCTCTCTGGAGGAACTATGAGTGGTGCTATCTCCCAACCTTTAGCACCTGCAGTGGGTAGCGATGTAGCTAACAAAGCTTATGTAGATGCACAAGTGGCTAGTGGTACTCCAGATGCAACAACTTCAGTTAAAGGTAAAATTCAACTAGCTGGAGATCTAAGCGGAACTGCGAGTGCTCCTGTTGTTGCACCTTTAGCTATTACAAACTCTAAATTGGCTAATTTGAGCGCGGTTAGTCAACTCAAAGGATCATCTTCTACAGCTTCAACTGCTACAGACATTTCTCTCGGATCTGGATTGAGTATGAGTGGTTCTACTCTTAGCGTAGATACTTCTTCTTTAAGTAGCACATTTTTACCTCTCTCTGGAGGAACTATGAGTGGTGCTATCTCCCAACCTTTAGCACCTGCAGTGGGTAGTGATGTAGCTAACAAAGCTTATGTGGATGCACAAATTACAAGTGTAACCGTTCCAGATGCAACAACTTCAGTTAAAGGTAAAATTCAACTAGATGGAGACCTAAGCGGTACTGCAAGTGCACCTGTTGTTGGATTAAATAAAATAACATATCCCAAAATTCAACAAGTTACAGCGTCTTCTTTATTAGGAAATTCTACAGGTAGTTTAGCTAATGTACAAGAAATTACATTAGGTAGTCTTCTTTTTTCCTCAAATATTTTAAATAGTCCTATATCGTTTTACGCTGGTACTAATCCTAATACAACTAATCCAACTGACAGACCCAGTTCTAATAACACTGTTTATCAGGGAACTGATAATTATTTGTGGATATGGAATGGAACAACTTATTCAGCTATTACTCCTAAAAAATTTATATCTAATGCTAGAAATTTAAGTGATCAATCTATGACAACAGATGATTTAGTTGAATTTTCTACAATGATAGTTAATCAAACATCAACTCAAGGTTTAAATATATCTGATGCAACTAATGGATCAATATTTACAATAACATTAGATGCTGGCAGACCACCTACTTTGTTAAAATTAACAGTTTCAATTTCTGGTTTATATACACCTGGAGTAATAGCAAAATTTTTTACTTATAATTTAACCGCATCTGCATATACAAATAGTCCAGGTTTAATATTAAATAATGGTAACGCAACACAAATTACTAGCACCCATACTTATTCTGAAATAATAAACATATTACCAGGTTCTATTGATATTGGAGTTAAACTGAGAAATATAACGGGAGGAGCCACTATAAATATTGGAAATGGAGGAGGAGTACCATTACCATATCGATGGATATTATTTGAGGAAATTTAAAGGAGTAAATAAATGCAAGAAGTAGTAGCCATCGCAGTGTTGCTTTTAGCCCTAGTTATTTTATTAGTCGGTTATAATTTAAAACCGACACCAGTAACACCAACACCTGTTTCTGTTTCACAACCAATTCAACCTCAAGTTGTTCCAATATATTTTCCAAGACCCATTTATCCATTTCCACGGTTAGCTTATCCTATTAGGAATTTTCCACCTCCAATAAGACCTCCTATTAAACTTAATTAAATAGATTTTTTAATGGGTAATTACCCATTAAAAAATTAAATATTTCGTTTACTACTATCTGTCGCCTTCATTTCTTCCACTAATTTTTCTTCGGTTACTTCACTCCCTTCAAGGTCAATATTATTGCCTTTAAACATTACACCTGTAGCTTTTAAGTTCTCCTTTATTCTTGTATATAAACTTTTGGAGTTTGGATTACACTTAAAGTCTAAAAGAACCTCAAGATTAGGAAAATGTAGTTTCTCAGTTTTAAGCTTACGTTGAGTATAACCTTCTTGGGCTCTAATTGTGTAGTACAAGTAATAATCTGGGTCATTGCGTTTAATAAGAACAAATCTTTCGCGTTTAGACTCATCTTCAGGTAATGGAGCTCTATCTTCGACTGCTATACCTAATTTATGTTGAACTTTCTTAACTTCTTTCTTAAGAGTAGTATTGTTATCAAGTAACTCTTCATTCTGATCTTTAACTTCTTCAAGAGAAATACCTAAAGATTTAAGGTATTGTTCTTGATGTTGCATTTTAAGATTCATATCAGCCATCATTTGTTCTAAATTAGTAATTTTTCTTTGAGACTCTCGGTGGTTAAAGTAAAGGGTGTACTCAGTATACATCTTAAGAAGTTCTTCAAGATCAATGTAGTACTGACGAATAACGTCACCATTTTTAGTTTTAAGTTGCATTATAGCCATTTTAATGTCATTTGGTTTCATAATAAGAAATTTAGATCGTGATTTAGCTGCATCATGTGGGAGTAATTGTAGTTCCTCTTTGATAGTTGGATACATTTCTATTTCTTTATCTTTTTGAGTTAATTCGTAGTATTCAATTGTATTTCTTTTTAACATTTTTATAAAAGCTTGTTTTTGATCTGTAATTACACCTTCATAACCAAACCATTTTAAAACCAATGAGGATAAATGTACGTATTGGTTTCCAACCACAACTTGCCAGAAATAGTCAAACATAACCATATTTAACTTAAATTTAGTTACTTTCACAAACTCCATAATATCAAGTAGTTTAAATGAAGTATCTAATGCTTTACGTATTTTAGGGTTACTTGATCCATTTTCCGGATCTATTGTTATTCCTAAAAAGTTTGTATTAGTATTAAGTTGATTAATATTAAGTTCAGACATATCTTTATTTTTGTTTAATTTTTAAAATTAAAATCATTTTTTTGGTATTCTTTGATCCCTTTTTAGGGATAAAAGAATTATGGTTAATTTAAGTTGACATTTTAACAGTTTTTACTACTCTTTTTACTGGTTTCTTTACTTCTTCCTCTTCTTCCTCTTCGCTACTTGAATTAAGATCGCTTTCATCATCACTTTTATCTGATACTTTTATAGCATTTTTACTTGGTGGAGAAGCTTTATTTTTTCTTACAATTAATGCTCTAGGTTTATAGGCTTCAATCCACTTTGAAATTAAAACATCATTAGCTCGTACTTGTAATGCTACTTTTGAACCTACAAAAATACTTTCAAACCGAAGAGCTACTCTTATTCTTCCTCTTTTATCTAAAATAGTTTTAGGGTCTTCAATAATCTCATCAGTTTCATCCATAAAAACAGTTATAAATTCTTCTTTCTTTTGATTAAACATAACCTTTGGATATAATTTAGGTCCATCTGCATCACCAATTTCGTTACCTTTCCAACTTAAACCTTTCATGGTATCAATTAACCCTTTCAATTTTTTAAATTCACTAGTTTTAAGATGATTCCTACACACACTTGCTAACTCTTCATATTTTGCTGCCCATTTAATTTCTTCATCTTTAGGGTTTTCTCTATCATAAAGACACAATGATATTTGATATGAAATATTGTTAGTATCTAAGGTGTTTCTAGATACTCCAAAAGAAAATACCTCTTCGCTGCTAAATACTAATGGTTTATATTCTTCAACCATTGTTTTCATATATTTTTCAGAAAGGTTATCTTTAAGCCATTTTTTACTCAGCAAAATATGGTAACGTTCACTTGGAATTTTATTAATTAAAGATGGTTTCTTTTTAAAGATCTCGGTAGCATTAAAAACAGTAAATTTAGATTCAACAAGTTCTCTTTGAGTTGGTTCATCGTGGTATAATTTGTCTGATAAATTATATATAAAAGATGGTTCGTTTATAGTTTCATCAATATTATTTTTATAATAAAAATAATCAACAAGGATGTGGTAATCAGTATCTTCAAGTTTAGTAAAATCATATTTATTGGTAAATTCAGTTGTTTTAAGCTGAGAATCATAGTCTAATAATTCATCAACATCATAAACACCTTTAAGTCCTTCAGTTATAGTTCTTGTTTTAGGTCCAGAAATAGCTACAAAAATTCGATTAAAAGATATATTAGTTTCAGGTAGTTTGCGAGCAACAGGTTTTGCAAAAACAAGTCTTTCACAGTTAAAATATTTAAGTTCAGTTAGTGGTTGATTTACATTATAGAATTTGAAGAAGTTATATTTAGTATCGTTGATAATAATATTCTTGTCTTCCATTATATAGTTTATTTAACTATTTTTTTTTTTAAAAAAAAATCAATTTTCTACAAATGAATTTTAATGTTTAAATTAAACATTAAAATCTATACATATAATTTTTCGTCATTGATAACCTTCATTTTTTTTATAAACTCTTTCTCTGTTACCTCGCTATTTTCAAGTTCAATATTGTTTCCTTTAAAAGTTACTCCTTCAGCCTTCAAGTTCTCCTTAATTCTTGTGTATAAACTTTTAGAATTTGGATTACACTTAAAGTCTAAAAGAACCTCAAGATTAGGAAAATGTAGTTTCTCAACTTTAAGCTTACGTTGAGTATAACCTTCTTGAGCTCTAATAGTGTAATACGGGTAGTAATCTGGGTCATTGCGTTTAATAAGAACAAATCTTTCTTGTTTATTTTCGTCTACAGGAAGAGGTGCTCTATCTTTGACTGCAATCCCCAATTTATGTTGAACTTTTTTGACTTCTTTTTTAAGAGTAGTATTGTTATCAAGTAACTCTTCATTCTGATCTTTGACTTCTTCAAGAGAAATACCTAATGATCTCATATATTGTTCTTGTTTTTTATTAGACTCTAGCAATTTTTTATTAGATTCTTCAATATTTTTATTTGTTACTTTTAAATCAGTCATCATTTGCTCTAAATCAGTTATTTTTCTTTGAGACTCTCGGTGGTTAAAGTAAAGGGTGTACTCAGTGTACAATTTAAGAAGTTCTTCCAAGTCAATGTAGTATTGGCGGATAATATGACCATTTTTAGTTTTAAGTTGCATAATGGCCATTTTAAGATCCTTCGGTTCCATAATAAGAAATTTGGATTTTACAACATCACAGTTAGACATTTTAGAAAGTTCTTGTTGAATAGTCGAGTATTGTTTTATTTCTTCATCCCGATAAGATAATTCTCGGTAATTAATAAAATTGTTCTTCAACATTTTTTTAAAATTTCTCTTTTGTTCTTTTAACTCACCTTCATATCCAAACCATTTTAAAATACGTCTAGTTACATGTATACTTCCACTTTCCACAGTTAAATCATCTAAAATTTGCCCATAGTTGCGATCTTCTTCAATGAATAAACTTATAAAGTGGTCGATTGATATTTTTTTGTTAGGTATTTCTTCTGCTTCGCAGGCTATTTCTATTATTTCTTCTTTTGGTGGTAAAGGTGGTAAAATAACCTTGTCTTTTGAAGGTTTACGTTCTCGAACAACTTTATCTAAGGTGATTCCGGCCATTTCATAAGAACGAGAGTTATATACAGTATTAAGGTTACCAAAATCCCTAATGCACTCTTCTTCAACTAATTGAAGTTCAATTAAAGAGTTGTACTCTACCCTACAAAGTTTTCTCACAGAAAAATTTTCAGGGCCGTGAAGAGCCATAAATTTGTGTAAGATACAACTTGCATGTTTCGACTTGGCTGCTTGAAGATGTTGAGCATATCTGTCTTTGATCGGTTTGGTAGTCAAACCAATATAAATACTAGCATCGAAATTATTTTCGATGGCGTACACGTAACCAATTTTAGTAGTCATAGTAAATATTTTATTATAAGTACTTTTTCCCATAAAAAATTCAATTTTTTTCTGTTACTTAACTATTTGAAAAAATTTGTATCAACCAATTTTAATATTTTTTTAATGTTCATTGAACATTAAAAAAAGCTTAAAAAAATATTTATTCGCTTTCGCTGTAATCACTATAATCAATTTCTATTTTTTTAGTATCAACTTCAGCCAAAGTTTTTATTAAATCAGATTTTGTGATTATATTTATCCCTAAACTTTGTGCTTTAATTAATTTGGTTGAACTTTTACCAACTCCAACCACTAAATCAGTGGTTTTTTTAGATATAGCTGTTGTGACTTTGCCACCCAAATTACTAATTTGTTTTTCCAATGAAGCATCTCTAAACTGTGTAAATACAAAAATTCTTCCTGTTAAAGGACCACTTTGATCTTGAAAATTTGAAAAAGTTAAAGGCTCATCATCACCAACCATTTTTTTTATAAGCAATACACGGTCTAAACTACTTTTAAAGTGTGGTAAAATTTTTTCTTTAATCGTAGCTTCACTTAATCCTTTAACTTGTAAATTTTCTGGATTGTTTAAATCTAGTTGCTGTATTTTTTTAAGACCAATTCCTTCACCAAAAGCATTTAAAGCTGCTAATAGTTCACTTATAGAAGCATTTTTAACCCTTTCATGAATTGATTCCAAAATTTTACTTGCAACCTTATTACCTACCACAACAGACAATTCTTCAGTTGAAGCTTGAATAATACTTTCAATAGTTTTTTTACCACTTTCGTAAATTTTAAAGATTGTTTTATCCTTGCAATTAAGACATTTTAAACTAGAAAAAAAATAAACCATTTGTTTAATTATGACTTCATCTGGAGTTGTGTCAAATGTGTGGTATAAATCAACTGAATTCCATTTACTATTTACAGGTAGTTCAACATCTCCATTTCCAGGTTGTACAATAGCGGTGATATGTGGAATAACATCCCCACTTCTTGTTATGGATAAAATTGTACCAGGACATATTTTATTATCAACAATGTATTTAGCATTAAATCCAGTTAAAGAAGATATGGTTACACCGCTTAAATTAACTGGATTAATTTTTATTTGTGGTTTATATTTACCACTTTTTGATAAATTCCACACTACATTTTTAACTTCGGCATTAACTACTTCACCTTGTATTTTAAATGCAAAAGAATATTTAGGGTTATTTTCTTCATAACGAATATATTTACTAGTTATAGTAAGTACAAGACCATCTATTTCATAATCACTTTTCTTTTTTCTACGGATAAGATAATCCATTAATGTTTCTTGATTTAAAAAATCTCTTTCCAAAATACGGTTATAAACTACTTTAAAATTATTAGCAATTAAAAAGTCGAATTGTACTGTTAACTCATTTTGTTTTTTTTGTGGTTCAATTACTTCATATCCGACAAAATCAATATTTTTAATAATCGACTCATCTGGTACTTTTTTGGCTACTTGGCCACTTACCATATTTCTAATATTTTTAAACTTGGATTGGTATTCTTTTTCAAAAATTTTCTTTGATACAATAAGTTCTCCTCGAACCATAAATGATTTAGCTAATCTAGGAATATTTAAACCATAATTTAATAAATGTGTTATTTCTGTACCATACACACCATTGCCTCGGGTATAAAGTTTGATTTGACCTTTGTTGCAAATATAAAGACAACTTATACCATCTAATTTTTCTTGAACGATAAATTGTTTGTCATTGAATTTACTAATAAAATTGTCAATAGTCTTATCATCATTACACTTGGTTAAACTCCCCATATACACAGGTAATTTAACTTTATCTGTTTTTGGAAGACACCCTACTTCTGTAGAAGACCCAAAAAGAGTATCATATTCTAAATCTGTCATAATTGGACTCCCAGAGTTAAAATAAGCATCATCTGCTTCTTTTTTCAACTTTTTTAAATCCATTGCTTTGCTTTGTTCCATACTTTTATTTTTTACTTTTTTAATTTACAATTTATCAATTTTTTACTAAAGAAACTAGTTGACTAACAGTTTAATCAACTAGTTTTTTAAAAAAATAAAGAAAATGAAAACAAAATGTGAAGGTTGTCATACTTCAATACTTAAAAAAGATATTCATAGGTGTAATGGACTTATGTGTACAAAATTTTACTGTCAAAGTTGCTACCACTACTTAAGTTTGTGTTATACCTGCCATAATCAAATACTTTGTCCCATTTGTATTTTAGTTTGGGATGTGTGTCCTTCTTGTTTAGACAATGATAATGCAGTTATAAATTAAAGGTTAAACAACCATAAAAAATATACTATTTGGATTTGCATTCCGACGCAAGGGTACCCCCTTGGACAAAAAAATGGTCTTTTTTTAAGGATCTTTTATCCTTAAAAAAAGACCATTTTAAATATTACTATTTTCTTATTTTAACCTTTTAAAGGTTAAAATAAGCATTTAAATTAAATAAGCATTTAAATAATTTTTCCAAAACACAATGTATTATCCGATTTAATATTAATAATTTGCACTTTAACTAAGGTTTTATCAATTTTAGTTGTATCATTAATAAAAATTGTTAATGGACCAATTTCAACCCATTTAAATTTATTAATAGATCCTTTCTTTAACTCTCCTTGAAAAATATGATTTATTTCTGGAACATATATATCTACCTTAAATTTTACTTTTATAACAATTTGATCAGATAATGTTATTTTGTTATCTAAAATTTCAATATTTCTAATATTAAAGATATAACCATGATTTAAATATGTTTTAGGATACTTCTCTTTTAATATATTTTTTATTGTATCAGTTAAGTTTAAATTCAAATATTTTGGCAATAAGACTATTTCTTCTATAAAATATTTTTCTTTAAAATAAGGTTCCATCTTTACTTTATTTATTTTTTTTTAATTTCAATTTCAATTTATATTATATTCAGTTTCATCAATATAAGTTATAGATGTATTAGCATCAACTTGTCCTCTAAGACGAACATAATTTCCTTGTGGAATAAAACCAGTTATATTATTTATTACATTTACGGAAGGAGCAGAAGGTGTTGTTAAACCAAGTTGGTTTAATATGGTCCAATTATGGTTATCTGTTGAAATTTCAAGGAATAATTGAGCATTTAACATATTTGTCGTTGTTGTAAAGCTAAAATTATAAGAAACATAATAATCATTAATTAATGATATAAGGTATCCAGGTAAATTTGTAAATACAATAGATCTAATTACTTTTTTTACATCAAATTTAGGTAATCTAGTTGGTGAATATACTTTAAAATTACTCATTTATTTATTAACTCTTTCGGTCCCATGGGACCGAAACCAATGATGTTTTTACTGACGTGGCCAAATATATATAATATATAAGTTAACTCAATCAATGATCATAACTGTAATAAATGGTCAAAAGTACCCATAACTACTTGATGAGCCACAACTAATATAGTTGTGGCTGGAAAACTACCTTGAATTTTATTAAAAATTTTAGTACTTAAATCTTGATCTAAATTAGCTGTACATTCATCTAACATTATTATTTGTTCGCCTAAAATTTCTTTAAAAGTTAAATCAAAGGCTAATTTTACTCTCGCTGCTTCTCCAGTACTTAAAGATTTATAATCAACCACGTTACCTTTATAATTTATTATAATATTAACTTGTGGACGTTTTTCACTTGTTAATTCTAAATAAATTTGAATAGGGTCTCCAAAACTTTCCGAAAAAAAATCTTGAAGTAAAATAGACAAATGAGTGTTTATAGTACACACAATACCTTCTAAAGATTCATGTTCGGATTCTATTACTTTTTGTTTTAGTATACATGTTTTAAGATAAGTTTGTTCCACACTTGTTTTAGAATCAATAAAATTTTTTAAAGTTTCTTTTACCTTTTTATATTTTTTTAATTCAACTTGAAAAGAAAGATATTTTTGATAATTTAAATGGTATGCTAAACCTAATTCAATATACTCCAATAATTGTTGTAATTGAGGTTTTAATTCAGGATTAAAGTTTAAATTTGTTAAATTTTTATTTATTGAATTTAACTTTGTTTTTAACCTTTTAAAATTTTTAACTTTTTCACTTTCAATATAAGATAATTTTAAAGATTCATTTGTATCTTTAATTAATTGGACAATTTTTAAATGCTCATCTTTATCATAAATATCTTGTGTATTTATTTTTTTTAAAAGGTTATTTTTAAACATTAATTGGTTTGAAAGTTTATTTATTTTGACTGTTAAATCTCTTTTTTGATCCTTTAAATCATCTAAATTATACATATTACTTTGAGACTTGGGTACAGGAATATCAATAGATAATGATTCAATATTATCTTGTAGTTGAATTAAAAATTTAGAAGGTTGAAAACACTCATACTTCATTAATTCTAATTTTAATTTATTAAAATTTTTAATTGAATTAATGGTTTCAATTAGTATATCTTCATCAAAATTTATCATCCATTTTTCGTTATCTTTTATTTGACTATAAATTTGTTCTAATTTTTGTAAAGATAGTTTAATGTTTTGAATATCACCACCACCACCACCATTTTTTACTTGGGTATGAAGGTCAAATGTGTCCATATTTATAGAAAAAGAATGATCACAATTAGGACAATTATAATTTTTAAAAAAATTCAATTTTAATGCTTCAATTTGATTTAAAACATCATTCTTATCAAACTTTAAATTAAAGGTTTTACAATGTTTAATTTTTTGAAGATCTTGTTCCAAGTTGTAAAGATCTTTAGAATTATCAAATTTTATCTTATTTACTTCAATGGTTAATAAATCTTTTTGGCGTTGCCATTCTTTTTGTTCAAAAAGTAAAGTTGAAGAGTATTGGATTTTTAAATTATTTAATTTTTGAATTTTTTTATGCTTTAAGCAAGTTTCAATTTTTTGATTAACAATTTGTAATTGCTGGTTTAAATCATCTAATTGGTCTTCGTGTATATTTTCGTAATTTTTTAATTCTTTTTTAGTTTCTTCTACCATTAAAATTTTACTTTGTAATTTATTTAAAGTATTATTTTTTATGGTTAAATTTTCCAGTTCAATTAAATCTTGTTGTATTTTATCACCCACATTTAAATTAAGATTTTGTAAACCATCAATTTCACATTGAATTGTTGTTAACTCTGTACTATAATGATTGTATTTTTCATGTATGATTTTAAGATCTTCTAATTGTTGAATAACACTTTGTTTTTGCAAAGTAAGATCTTCTTGTGAAGATGGTTCATTTTCACCAAAAAATTCATTTATTAAAGGTTTTTTTACTTTTTCAGGTTTTTGAATAAGTTCAAACATATTTTGGGTAGTTAAAATTTGACCATCTAATATGGCTAATTCTTTATTTAATTGTAATAATCGATTTTTAATTTTATTTTTTAGTTCTTTTACATCACAATCTGCGTTTACTATTTTTTCAAGAAATTCCATCTTTTCAAGATGAGATAAATCCATAAAAAAAATAGAAGAATTAACGAGACCAAAGTATTTATTTAAAATTACTTGTGCTTCTTTATCTTCATATTTAACATTATCAATCCAGACATTTAAAATATTTGGTCTTTTGGTTCGTTTAATCTTAAAATTTTTATAATATAAAACAACTTCACAACTTGTACAGTTGTGAGAAATTAAATATCTATGATTTGAAAGACCATACAATACAAATTGTATTGCAAGTAAAATAGTTGTTTTTCCGCGGCCACTAGGACCACTAATTAAAGTCATAGCATCATCATCAAACTCAAATGTTTGAGAAGTGTAACATCTAAAATTTTTCAAGGTGAGTTTCATCTTTATTTTATTATTTTATTTTATTTATTTAATATTTCAATTTTTAAATTTCTTTGATACCCTATTGGGTATAAAAGAAAAAGTAGTAAAAGTCGCAGTAGTTAAATTTATTTTTTAGGTGAAGTATGTTGTTGAGGAACACGTCTTAAATAAGAATTTTTCGTTTCTTTTGCATGTTTAAAGTTGCAACCCACTTCATTTTTATTAGCCAATTCAAGTGTTCCATCAGGGTTTGTTTTAAGCACTTTTATTTTTTTACATTTTTCTCCAAAATTACATTCTTTAAGATCAGAATAGTTATGAGCAAATCTACATTGATTACCATGAAAACATTTGGTTTTTTTAAGAACAGATAGGCAAAAACGAGTAGGTTTTTGTACTTCAGTAGTAGAAACTACTGGTTTAGTTTGAGTTGGTTTAGAAGGTGTATTTTGATTCAAAGGTGTATTTTGATTCAAAGGTGTATTTTGAGCTGGTTTAGATTTTTTATTTTTTTTCTTTTTTGGTGGTGGAGTTGAAACAACTTCAGCAACTTTTGGAGTTGGTGGTGGTAAAAGAGCAGCATAGTTAAGAACACCATTAACTATACGTGGAGATTCATTAATGGTTTTTTTATCCCACCAACTAGGTGATTTTGTAGGTGAAGATTTAGGTGATTTTTCTGCACTTTTAGTCGGACTATTCAACAAAAGACAAGGTTTAATAGTTTTTGTAACAATTTTTTTTGGTGTATCATCATCTTCTGGAACAAATGGTTGATATTCATCATCATCAAAATCTTCTTCATAAGGTTCATAATGATCATAAAAATCTTCTTCATCGCCTTCATCATCAGATTCATATGAACAAGTATAGTTTACGACTTTCTTGTTGTATCCAACAATAGAGTCTTCTCCTCTCATTGACATTTTAGAAGTCATTATAGTGGTTTATTAATTTAGTATTTTATTATTTTTTTAATCAATTTTCTGCATTTATGGATAATTGTAACCTCATTTTTTTACAATTAATAAATGAAGTCTCAAAGAAAAAAATCTAAACAATGGTTTGAAGTTGTAGATGATGATAGTTGGTATTTGTATGCTTTAATTTTTGGTTGTTTTGGCATTTTAATTTTAGTTTTAATTCATAGAAAACTAACCAAACAAAAAGGAAGATGGAGTTCAACCTTAAATTTTAACAATATTTATAGATATACACCTAGCGTTGAAAGCACCAAAGAATCTAAAGGAGAAATTGAATGTCGAAAGTATTTAGAAACTATATTTCAACTTCCTTTTCCTAAAGCTCGACCTAATTTTTTAAAAAATCCAATTACTGGTAATAACTTAGAAATTGACTGTTTTAATCCAGAATTAAAATTAGGTGTTGAATATAATGGTCAACAACATTATCGTTACACTTCGTTTTTTCATCGAAATATTGATGCTGCAACCAACCAAAAATATAGAGATGAACTAAAAAGAAGAATGTGCCATGAAAATGGTATTACATTAATTGAAGTTCCTTATACCATAAAACTTAATGATATTGGTCGTTACCTTCAATTTAAACTTAGAGAAGTAGGATATCTTTAATAATTTTTAATGGTTACAACCATTAAAAATTTAAACTTTTCTTTTAGATTCATTAATAGACTTCATTTCTTCCACTAATTTTTCTTCAGTTATATTACTTTCTTCAAGGTCAATATTGTTTCCTTTAAATGTTACTCCTTTAGTCTTTAAGTTCTCCTTAATACGATTAAATAATGTTTTTGAATTTGGATGACATTTAAAGTCAAGGAGAACCTCAAGATTAGGAAAATGGGTTTTTTCAATTTTAAGCTTACGAGTAGTATAACCTTCTTGAGCTCTAATGGTATAATACGGATAATACTCATCATCATTACGTTTTATGAGAACAAATCTTTCACGTTTTAACTCGTCTTCAGGTAATGGAGCTCTATCTTCAACCGCGATCCCCAATTTATGCTGAACTTTTTTAACCTCTTTTTTGAGTCCTCGGTTGTTATCAAGAAGTTCATCATTTTGATCTCTGACTTCTTCAAGTGTAATACCTAAAGATCTAAGGTATTGTCTATCTCTTTTTCTTTCAAGCTTCATATCAGTCATCATTTGTTCCAAATTGGTTATTTTTCTTTGAGACTCTCTGTGGTTAAAATAAAGAGTATATTCAACATACAATTTAAGAAGTTCTTCTAGATCTATGTAATAATCTCTAATTATGTGACCATTTTTAGTCTTAAGTTGCATAATAGCTCTTTTAAGGTTTTTTGGTTCCATAACAATAAACTTTGCATTTTGACGAGCTCCTTCATTAGTAATCATTTGTAATTCTTCTTTAAAACTTGAATATTGATATATATTATTATCTTTAATAGATAATTCACTATAATTAATATTGTTATTTTTTAACATTCGTTTAAAATTTTGTTTTTGAGTATAGTATTCTCCTTCATATCCAAACCATTGAAAAATTTTCATAGTAATCATACTAGGACGATTTCCAACAACTGATTGCCAGAAATAGTCAAACATAACCATATTTAACTTAAATTTAGTTACTTTTATAAATTCCATAATATTAAGTAATTGATGACCTTTGCTTAAGGCTTTATTAATTCGTGGATCAGAAGATCCATTTTCTGTATCAATCTGAATTCCTAAAAAATTAGATTCAAATTTCTCAATTGGTTCCATTATATCTTTATTTTTATCTTCTTTTAAAATAAAAAATCAATTTTTTTTAGCCTTCTATTGTAGGTCTTGACACCTTAAATTGTTCTATTGTAGGTCTTGAAATACAAAGTATATTAAAAATATTTTTTCTATGATTAGAACCTAAACACCAACCAATTTTAGATTCAACATCTTTAATTCTACGGTGAAAACGATATCTATCCAAAGCATATGTTTCCCATGGTCCTTTTCGATCTTCAATTTCTATAAAAATTATAATAGGTTTTGAAGCAAAAGTAACCTTATGTTTACTATTTTTTGAGATTATAGGACCAATAGTTTCAAACCTTTTAAGGTTTGATTGAGGTATAATTACATCAGTAAAAAGCTCTAAAGAGCAAAAAGGAATAATATTCATATTTTCCATTATATTTATTACTCCATTTAATTTTAAAAAAAATCAATTTAATTTTTTAATGCCATAAAGGCATTAAAAAACGATAACTAAAATTATTCATCATCACTTAAATTTAAATCTTTATCTAAAGGTTCATCATCAGTATTATAACCTTTAGTTTTTATGGGTTTGGATACCTTTTTTTTCAAAAGAGGTTTAACAGGAGTTTCTGGTTCAGACAAAGCTTCATCATCAGTCTCGACTTTTTTATTTTTTTTAATAACTTTTTTTGGTACTAATTCACCATCAGAATCTTCTTCCATGTCAGTATCTCCACTTGTTTTTTTAGGTTTTTTAACTTCTTTTTTACCTTTTTTAGTTTCTTTTTTAACTGGAACTTCAGGTTCTGAATCACTTTCAAATTCAGAGTTAATTTTTTCAATTTTTTTTACTTCTTTTTTACTTGCTTTTGCACTTTTATTTGATTTAACGCTATCTTTAGGTCTATGAGCACTACAATAAGTTGCTCCACCTTTTGGTTTAGTCGTGCATTGTTCCCCTACTTTTTGACCACTTAAGAAGATGTGTTGACATACATCTTTGGTTTTGGGAATTTTTTTATTTGATTTGGATGAAGAAGTCGAATTTACATTTAATGATTGAACTTCGTTATGAGATATTTGTCCTTCTTTAATTGTAATATTCATACCTGTTAATTCATGCCATTTTTCAATAGTTTCATTAACATCGACTTGATAAGTTTCTTCAAGCCACATAGCAAGCTCACCAATTGGTTGAGCAATAGTTTTCATGATTTCCATAATAAGTGCCATCGTAACGTTTATTTAGGTATTTTTTTTTAATTAAAAATTCAATTTTCTGTAAAAATTTTTGTAATACGTGTTACTAAGTGAATTGTGTCATCCATTCTGAACCTTGTATCCATTTAAGATATATAGGATGTAAAGGATGGTTAGAATAATCTTTAAATAAAATATTTAACAATTTTATAGCAGCTACATCTTTAAAAATAATTGATGAAACTTTATAATTTACCTCAATTTCTTTAGGATTAAAATTAGCTAAAGATAAAACATCTTTTATAGTTTCTTCAAACCCTTTAGGAGAACACATATTTGTAATGGACAAATTTACCGAACATTCTAAATTAGAAACAGAAGGATGAGATAGGTAAAATAGTCGTTCTCTTAGTATTGAGATTAAAAGTTGGTTTTTACTATTTTTTGTTGCTAAAAGCGTAGATAACATTTTATTTTTTACACCTACAACAGTGGGTACAAATTCTAAATTAGTTATTGTTTTCATTTATTTGAACACAAATTAGAAAAAGTAGTGTGTGTCACGACTTTTTCCTAAGTTGCAATTCAAGATTTTTGAAATCGAGAAAAAAAAATTTTTAAACTTTAAAAGTTTTTCAAAATAGAGTCTAAATAAGGTAAGTAGTAAGCACTACTTTAACTATTTTTTAGAGTAATAGTTTGTGGATAAACTACCAAATTAGTGTAGTTTGAGAAGTCGAGTCAAAACGAGTGTGTAAAAAATCCAAACCCGCTTTTTTACCCCCCTACGAACTAAGCCCTGTTTGAGATAATCCGATCACTTTCAAAATTTTTATTGACACGTAAATTAGAAAAAGTAGTGCGTGTCACGACTTTTTAGATTTTTGAACACAAATTAGAAAAAGTAGTGCGTGTCACGACTTTTTCTAATTTGCAATTCAAGATTTTTGAAATCGAGAAAAAAAAATTTTAAACTTTAAAAGTTTTTCAAAATAGAGTCTAAATAAGGTAAGTAGTAAGCACTACTTAAACTATTTTTTAGAGTAATAGTTTGTGGATAAACTACCAAATTAGTGTAGTTTGAGAAGTCGAGTCAAAACGAGTGTGTAAAAAATCCAAACCCACTACGAATCCACTTTTTTATCCACTTTTTTCAACTAAGCGCTGTTTGAGATAATCCGACTACATCCAAATGTCATTTGAGATATCTCCTATAAAAGACTCAATGGTTTGAATTCTTCCTTTTTACAGTGTAACTCTCGATTTTTAGGAATGTAAAGAAATTTCTTTACACCCCGTTTTTAGGTTAAATAGTTTATGGATAAATGAGATATCTCGACTATTAACTCGTAGCATCTCTGACTTGCGATAGTGCTTCCCAAAGAAAAAAACAAAGAGTTAACCGAAAGGTCAAAAAGACTATAAAAAATCAACTTTTTCTAAAACAAAATTTAACTCGAGAAAAATTAAGATGTTTACACATAAAAAAAATAATGGATCACTCAACTTTACTCAATCCACTTTTTATCCACTACGAATCCACTTTTTTATCCACTTTTTTCAACTAAGCGCTGTTTGAGATAATCCGACTACACTTGAGTATCATTTGAGATGTCTCCACAAAAAGACTCAATGGTTTGAATTCTTCCTTTTTTACATGTAAATCGTCATTTTCAAAATTTTTATTGACACACAAATTAAAAAAAGGAGTGACACGCATGACTTTTTCGGTATGTGCAATTCAAGATTTTTAAAATTGAGAAAAAAACTTTGAATACATCCAAAGTTTTTCAAAATAGAGTCTAAATAAGGTAAGTAGTAACCATTATCTTTAACTATTTTTAAGAGCAATAGTTTGTGGATAAACTACCAAATTAGTGTATTTTGAAATATGTAGTCAAAATTAGTATCATTTGAGACAATTCCTATAAAAAATACATAGTTTGTAAATCGTCCATTAAAATACAAAGTTAATAAATGTCAAGTGGTATAAACTTTAAATTGTATGATCCTGTAGCACAATTAGTGGCTACAGGAGGAGGTGGTGGTGGTGGTTTACCTTTAACTGGAGGAACTTTAACAGGTAATTTGACTTTAACAGCACCAGCTAAAATAATTCAATGTGCAAGCCCAACTGGACCTTGCGATTTAGTTAATAAACAATATCTTGATACTTTAATTCCAAGTTTTCCTTTGTCAGTTAGTCAAGGTGGAACCGGAGCTACAACATTAACCGGTTACCTTAAAGGCAATGGAACCTCACCAATTACATCATCTTCAAGTGTTCCTACAACAGATTTAACAGGTCAATTTGTAGGGTCGGTTAATGGTGTTGCTCCGACACCAACTAATGGTGGAAATGTGTCTATTCTTCTCGGAAATGTAACTACTGGTACACTCGCAGCCAGACCGGTAAGTCCTGGAACCAACGGAAATATATATGTTGTGAGTGGAGATCCAACACCTTCAAATAATGGTCGTACTTATATCTCAGATGGAACAACGTGGCAAGAAGTTACTACAAATCAAGCTGCTACCGACGCTAGATATGTATTAAAATCTGGAGACTCTATGATGGGTAATTTAACAATGCCTACAGGAACTAAGATAACTTTATCTGATTTACCTGTTTTAAACACTGATGCTGCAAATAAAATGTATGTTGATAATAACACTGGTATGGCTTTTGGAGGATGGAAACAACATAATACCTTTGCACCATTATTTATTAATCCAAATACAACTGTTAGAGTATTGAGTAATGGGGCTGATACTATAGGTAATCAGGTGTGGCCAGGTACAGATGGTGTTACAATGAGTATATCCTCCAGTACTGGAATTGTTTCAATTAATAATACAAGATCTAACGACATATATTGTATATGTACTTTTTATGGTACTGGATTAACTAATTTTACAAATATTAATGCTAATGCAGCTGTATATTTTAGATTTTATGATGAAACTTTAGCTACTAATATTAATTCTCAAGTTCAAGTTTTAAGAAGTGTGAGTAATGCTATTATTCCAGCTATAGGTTCTCAGCAATTTAACAATAGTGCTATTGTTACAGCATTTATTAAAGTTCCTGCTTCCTCTATTAAACAAATTTCAGTTCAAGTTGAAAATAGATCTACAACTGATACAGTTGTGTTAAATTCTATTGATGACGTAAATCAACTAGTAATATTCCGACAAGCATAATTGTAGTAATAAATGGTTGAACTAGTCACTGTATTCTATAGCAATGAGTCTGGCAATTCTAAAGCGTTATTACAACAAATAAACAATTTTAATTTAATGGAAGAATTAAACATTAAATTTATCAATATTGATAATAATGAAATGAGAGATGTAGTTCTTAAAAAATTTTTAGTTGTTCCAGCTATTGTTGTTATACAACATGATGAAATTTCACTTTACACTGGAGAAAATGCATTTGAATGGTTTAATATGTTTTTAGAAGAAAAACAAGAAAGGGTTAATAACCAAGAAGAAAATATTATTAACCAAGAAGTTAAAGATAATAGTGAAATTACACCTAAATCAATTTTAGAATTGGCGGCAGAAATTTCTAAAGATAGAGAAGCAAATAATTTTTAATTCTTAAAAAGAATTAAAAATTAAAGTAGTTAGTTCCATTAAATTTTACGTAATAAATCTATAACTTCATATTTAATTTCATTTAATGGTTTATTTGCATCAATAATTTTAACATTTTCTAATGTTTTAAGAGAGTCATTATATTTATTGTTTAAAATTTCTAAATATTCAAAAGTTAATGATCTTTCTGCAGCTCGATCACGATTTAAAATTCTACGATATGCAACGTCTGTATCTACCTTTAAGTATACATATAAATTAGTGGTAAAAGCTATTTTATTATAAAAATTACAATATAGTTGATATTCTTCTTGGCTAATATGACCACTTTCAACTAATAGTTGTGTAAATATATTTTTTGATGACCAAGGACACCTTTCTAAAATTACTTTATCTTGAACATTTTTAAAAGTTGAATAAAGCTTATGAAAAGAAAATAAAACTTGATATTGAAATGGAGCAGCAAACTCTGGCATATTTTCATAAAAATTTTGCAACAACGACCATTCTTCTACTGGTTCTTGAAAGCATGTAAAATCATCTTTTAATTGAGAAATAAGAGATGATTTTCCAGCTCCTATAGCACCATCAATAGTTATAATATAGACCATGGTTTTATTTTACTATAAAAAATTAACAAAAAAATCATTTTTTTTATTTAATTTTTGATGGTTTAAGTGATACTTTAGTTGGTGAATGTACATAAGGTGATGGTGATGGTATTGGATTACCATTCATAGCTGACATTGGAATAAAAGATTGAGTAAGTTGTAAAACTTGATTTTTAAGACTTTTTTCTTTGTCTAATTCTTGTTGTAAAATTTGTATAATCTTGTCTTGCTTTAATTCTTTAAGTTGATGGTCAAAGTTAGATTGCATTTCTTTCAAGCTATTTTGAAAATTAACTTGAATTTGTGTATAAACTGGACATTTATATTTTTCTATTAAAGTTGGTTCTTTTTTAAAGTCACTTACTCTTTTAAAATCTAAAATTATATCATTTGGTTCAACAGAGTATAGATTAGATTGATACAAAATATTATTTTTAATAATAGGTGGATGATTTAAATTAACCATTTCAATAATATTATCTAAATTATTTACTTCAGATTTTAAAGAACCATTATTTAATTCAAAGATCCATTTAAAAATATTTTCTGGTAAATCGTTATAAAATACCATTATTTTAATTAAACCTTTTTGAGTAAAAAATGGTGTTCTTTTCTCTTCTTTTAAAAAATATTTAACCATTGTTGAATCTAGGTACAAACTAGTTGGATTAAATGTTTTACAATTATATTTTTCTAAGACTAATTTAACTTCAAAAAAATTAGAAATATTATCGGGTATTTCTTCTAGTTTTAGGTTAAATGAAGGTATTTTTTTTTTAACCCAACTAGATTTTATACCAATTTTGTTACCTTTAAGTTTAACCATATCATTGTCAGACATTTTAAAGGTTTTAAAAAAGCTTTTTAAATTTTTTGACTTAAATAGCTTAGAATCAAATATATAAAGTTCGGTTAAAGTAATATAATCTTCCATTTATTAATGCTACAATAAAATAAAAATTCTTATTGGTAGATTTATGATATTCTTTAAACAAATCTATGGCCGGGGCTTGAAAAGGGCAAACACGCAGAAACAATAGATATACAAGAAGAAGATTTGAAGAGAAGAGTTGGAAAATATTTTGAATGTTGTAAGAGAACAACGAATTTCAACTGTTGAAAGAAAAGAATTAATGAGTCGACTATTAAAGGTAACTAACACAACCAAAAAAGACTTGTGGTACCAAATTAAAGAACTAACTGGGTGGAAAGATAGCAAAACGGAAATCAACAGCGGTGGAGGATTTAAGTATAAAATTATATATTAATTTTTTAATGATACTTGGTATCATTAAAAAATTAAATAGCCATTTGCATTTTAATAAATGGATGAGTGGTGTAGTTTTCTACCTTAAAAGAATTACACCACTCACTACAACATTCTTGTAGTGATTGATTGTCTAAATCATTTAGACTAAATAAACCTATAAATTTAACATTTGGAAAAGAATATGGTTTTCTTTTCAATTGAACCTTTAAAGGTTCAACATGGTTTGAATACACGTGAACATCTCCAAAAGTATGAATAAACTTTCCAGGCGTCAAATTACACCATTTACTTAGCACAAGTGTTAAAAATGAATAAAATCCAATATTATAAGGTACTCCTAATCCTAAATCAGCTGATCTTTGATACAACTGACAATCTAAGATTGATTTTTTCCTTACATAAAATTGCACTAAAGTGTGACAAGGGGGAAGAACCATTTTATCAAGTTGTGGTACATCCCAACTATTAATTAATATTCTTCTATTTTCCGGATTGTTGTGTAAAGTATTTATAGTTTGACTTAATTGGTCTACTCCTTGTCCGGTGTAATCTGTATCACAGTCAATATATTGAGCTCCTGCATGTCTCCATTGAAATCCATAAATTGGACCTAAATCACCTTCTTTTCTTTCGGTAAAACCACATAAATCTAAAAATTCACGAGAACCATTATCGTTCCAAACTTTAACACCTATATCATTTAATTGTTTTGAATCAGTTGAACCTTTTATAACCCATAAAAGTTCTTTAAGAATGTTAGTGTATACAATTTTTTTGGTAGTAAGAAGTGGGATAGTTCCACCACTTAAATCAAATTCCAATTGTTTTCCAAATAAAGAAAATGTACCTATCTTTGTTCTATCAACACGGTAATCACCAGTCTGTATAACTTCATTAACTAAATTAAGATAATTTTCTTCCATCTTTTATTTTATTTTATTTTATTATTTTTTTATTTTTCATTTTTAATTTTTCAAGGGAAATAAATGACAAATGAATTTAATATATTTGACTTAACGGTGTCGAATAACCAAAGATATATATATTTATTGAAAGAAGATGAAACAAGTCAATTTGAAATCTTAAAAAGATTTATGGATATTTATAGGATATCTAAAATTAAAAAATTAGAAAAATTTTTTATATACGTGTGTACCTTTGATAATCATATAAATTTATATTTAAAACAAGAATTGTTACAATCATTAATTTTTGAAGTTAAAAATAAAGGTTCTATTGAACAAGGATACAATAATGTAATATTTTTAATATTAAAAAAAGCATTAACAAATTTAGAATATTGGTTTATGTTAGAAAATACCATTTTAAATTATAATAAAGAATTTAAAGGTTTAAACATTTACATTTTATTAAAAAATATAATTATAATTTTTTTTGGTGGCAAAAAAGCTTCTTTTAAACAATTATTTAATTTATTGCTTAATTTTAAACACGAATATTATTTTATTTTGTTATGCACCTTTTTTTTTGAAAAATATAAACAAAATTTAACAGTTAAAAATAACCTTTTACTTTTACAAATAATTTTTGAAAAAAATAATAATTACAAGGAAGATTTATTCCATATAATAAATAATAAAAATTTTGATATTAATTTACAACTAGAAGCTTGTGATATCCTTTTAAATAAAGGAGATGAAAATGTTAAAAGTAAGGTTCAAAAGATAATTCAAAATATATTACCAATAACTGCTTACACAAATAACCCTGAAAACGCACACTTATCTTCTTTAATATATAGCGTAGATAAAAGCATAGAATCAATATTAAATTTAAATAAAGGTAAAAAATTACCTTCAAATCTTCAACCAATACTACTTGAAAAGTATAAAAAAAGTATAAATTTTTTACAAATTAATGGTGCTTTAAATCGTATTTTCAATTATAATTTTCTTACATTTACCAAATATAAACTGACCTTAAAAGAAATTTTAGAAAACATATGGTTGGTTATAGAAAGCTCAGAATTTAAGGAAGAATTACACAACCGTTTAGAACAAGAACTTGTTGATATGTATAATACTTGTTCACAGGGATATTTAACTAGATTAATAAATATTTTTAGTGGTTTTGATAATGGTTTAAAAGATGTAGGAATTACAATCTCTTATGAAGATGAAATTTATGCTTTATTTTCAAATCAAATTAACAAAATAGTTGGCGGTGCACCAGAAATAGTAAAAAATCAACTATTAGAGGAATTAATGGTCCCAACTAACGATTATCAAAATCGTTTAAATTTAATAAGATTTTTAAGACCACATCTACCTAAAATTTGGAATGAAATTTTTGAGATGTATAAAGATATATTAAGTATTACTGATTTAGACTTGTATTGTAGAAAAGTTACCATGAAATATGAAGGTTGTTAACCCTTAATAAATTTTTTTCGGTTAAATTCTATTTTTTAAATACCAAAATTTATTATATTTTTCCAGATAATAAATATAATGCCCAACGTTGTATGCTATAAACATAAAGTGGGAAACAAGATTCATTGTTCTCCCAGACGTTCACCACGTCGTAGTGCTAGACGTTCTCCTTATAGGAAGCGTAGTAGCCCTAGACGTTCACCGCGTCGCAGTCCTAGACGTTCACCGCGTCGCAGTCCTAGACGTTCACCAATGCGTCGTAGACGCAGCCCAAGTTACATTATTAAGGTCTAACTTTTTAATGGTTTTTAATTTCCTTAAGGAAATTAAAAATTATTCTTTCAATTTTAAGACTACATCAGGTCTAAGTTGACTTAACAAACTTTTTAGTACCGGATACTTATTTTTCCGGTCTTTTTTAACCTTTAAATCGTCAAATACTTTCTTCTTAGAAATCTGAGTTGTACACTCATCTAGTTAAAGGCTTGTTTTTGTAATTCTTTTGGACCAGAATATTCCAATAACGATATATATACGTATATATATCGTTTACTAGTCATACTATCCCATCAAAACCAAGATTATCTTTAATTTCAAAATTAATCTCTTTAACAAAGGTTAATATATCCATCAACTCTAAGAGCTGATTGTACTCTTTTATCTGTATAATAGTTCTCCTAATTTTAAAATTTTTTTCAATTTCTTAAACTGGTTAGGAAAGCAAAAATGTCTCAATTATTAATCATTAACTTTGGTTTCAATTAACCATTCTTTAAATTGTATTAAACTATCTCCAAAAATTTCAGTTCTTAAAACCCAATCACAATATAAGGTATCGTTAACCTTAACATAATCAAAAGATTTACCTTTATATTTGCCAATAGAGAGTATGAATGTTTGTCTACATGTATTACAGTAATTATTTTTTTTATTTTTATGTGGTTCTTTACATCTTTCACATTTTTTAGAAGTATCAATATTTAAAAATTTATTTATGCAACAATTACCCACTATTAAAATTTGTTTGTTCAACATATTTTTAATATAACAATTTTCTTCTATATCATGTGTACATATGCACTTATTACTGTGGGGGAAGTCGGGTTTCTTAAAAAACAACGTTTCATATTTAGTTAAATGCCGCCCTGTATCACCACCGATATATTCCCATTGTTTAGTTATATCTTCAACAGAGTGTTTGGTTAGTTCTTCCATAAATTTTATATTATAATGGTTTTGTTTTACTTTTAATTGGTTCATTATAGTTTTCCTTGTTTTATTTTATACCTAATTTTAAAAGGTTAATGTCTTAAAATTAACTTGCAAAGGTGAGGTAATAAAAGAATGGCTTTTTATGATATTCATGAATTAAAAAATGTTAAAGCTACAGGAGAACCATTTTTAATAAATGATTTAACTTATTTAAAAGATGATGGATTTTTACCTATCAATAAATTAAAATCCGTAGGAAGAATATGCAATACTGGGTTATGTGATGGAGGACAAAAAATAGGAAGAGTGTGTAATGACAAGTCCAATATAGGTTGGATTTCCAATGATTCAACTACGTTAGACGCTCAAAAGGCTGTTCGTATGTGTTTGGACTCTGTTCCTATGAATTCTTATATTAAAGACTATTGGGCTATTTATGACAAAAATTCAGATATTAATCGATACAAGTCGGTTTACTATTTTAGAGAAGATTTACCAGGTCAAATACAATATTATGTTGATCCTGAAATGACTAATCCTTTCTTTTCACCATTGTTTCCTAAAAATACAAAAGCTTTAGGTGCTGTTTACATAGATCCTATGGGTGGAACTCAATATGATTTTAGACGCTCAAATGGAATTTGCGGACCACAACAACCATTAGATTGTAATGATTGTGAAATTGCCGAATTTAGAGACAGTCAATTACACCGCGAAGACATATTAGCCAATATTATGCGTCCACGTAATAGAAGAGAATATGAACCTATACATTTTAATTTTATGACTAGATATCACCAACAATAAGTTTTTAATCTCTTTAAAGAGATTAAAAACTAATTAAACTTAAAGTCGAATACATCTTTTAGTTACACTTTCAAACAAATGATTATTTAAAATTTTCACACATTCTACTTTATCAGGGTAAGTATGTATATTATAACGTATAGTTTTATCAAGAGCTGGATACCCATATTGTTTAATTAATTTATTTAAGATAAGATTTAACCCTTTAATATTATTTTCAGAAACAGTATATTTAACCATTTGTTTGGTTGAATATTTTAAAATAACATCTAAAAAAATTGGCGTAGGTAAAAGTAAAGCTGTTTTAAACAATACGTAAATATGGTATGATTTAACTATTAATTTTAATTCAAAAATTTTTTTTAAACAATTAATACTTTTACCAGCTGCCACCATTGTATTTAAAACACATACAATGGTGTCAGCTTCAATAAAATATTTAAAATCTTCAATTAAAGAGGTATTATCCATCTCAAGAATTAAATTTAATTCTTGAGCTTGAAGGTTAAAGTTTTTATAAATTTTTTTATTTATATTTAAATGGTTTGAAATAAGCTTTAACGTGTCAAAATCATAAATTCCTAATGCTATTAAAACAACATCTGTTGTTAAACAGATATTATTAGTTATCCATAAATTAACCAAATACTTGTTTTGGTTTTTAATAGCTTTTTTAACCATTTTATTGCACTCCATTTTATTAATTAATCAATTGTTCTTTTACTTCATTTAATTCATTTAACCACATTTGTTCCACACTTAATTGTTCCAATTCAATTAGGTCTTCTTTAAGTTTTAAAATTGTTGTTTTTAAACAATTGACTGCATTAATTGTACATCCTCTAATTGGAATATTAAGAAGATAATTAAAGGTATCATTAATCTTTAGAAAATTTTCATTTTCCAACTCATCAATGATATGTTTATCTTTTTGTTTTAAAAAGTTATCGCTTTCCACAACTTTATTTATAAAATTATATTTATTTTCATTTAAATTAATGTCATCTTTCAATTTTTGTAACAAGTAATTTTTACGTAAATTGTAGTAGTGTAATCGAGTATCAAAATAATTATCAAGTATATCATTAATTGTCTGATATTTTGTAATGACAGATTTGTGGTTAAATAAAACCATATTTGTGGTATGTAAAGTAGATGTTAATTTAAGAACTGAAAGGTCTTCTAAACCTTTTAAAGTAAAATTTACATTTTCTGTTGTACTTTCATTTATTAATTGAGTTAGCAAGCCTTTTTCAATTAAAGAGTAACAATGTTCTTTAAATTTGTCTGTCCACATTCCAATAGGTAACTCAGTTACTTGTATAGTATTTTCATCTAGACGTTTCATTTTACCATATGTTAAAAATTTTAACATATCTTCATCACACGCTTTTATTTTACCTTTAAAATTTTTATAAAAAGGATAAAGATTGTTTATACCATTATTTTTTTTGTTTAACAATTTTAAACAAATAGCATCAATTAATTCCAAAGGATTATATTGAGGGATAAAACATGACCATCCTGTTCCAATACCAATAGAACCATTAATTAAAATTAATGGAATCACTGGGATAAAATGAACAGGTTCACCCTCAACAGTATAATTTAAAATAGGGTCATCTTCTTCTCTAAATATATATTTTAATATTTTATTTGGTTTGGTATAAATATATCTTGATGCCGCAGAATCTTTACCTCCTTCTAATCTGGTACCAAATTGACCATCAGGTTCAAGTAATGCTATATTATTTGTACCAACAAAATCTTGGGCAAACTTAATTATAGTTTCACATAAATTTTGTTCACCGTGTTTATAGTCTGTTTGTTCCGCAACATACCCACTTAATTGAGCAACCTTAATAAAATCCCCTTTTGATCTAAATTTTTTTCTTATGGCATAAATAACCTTTCTTTGAGATTCTTTAAGACCATCAATACAACTTCCAAGACTTCTTTTACAATCTTCATATGAAAATTTAATCATTTCATGCTCCATAAAATCACTAACTTTAACATTTATGGTAGAAACTACTACATTATTTTTCTCTTCGCATTCTTCTGGTAAAGTATCAAGACAATATTTAGATTCTTTAGGATTAAAGTTGTTTAACCATAATTTTCTTTCATTTGTATTTTCGCTTCCAAAAACTTTATTTATGGTTTTTTCACCTTTACTATCACATCTATATTTAACTAATTTTTTACCAAAAAAAGATGAAACATCTTTAGGATTAATGGTACCTAAACCTTTATAATATTTAAAATTTTTAATACTTTTTTGTTGCCTATACTCTTCAAAAGTATTTTCATCGTAAAATAGAAGGTCTTCTTTACCTTTTTTTTGAAAAATTTTAACAATTGGGGTTTCCATACTCATTATAAATCCTTCTTTTTTAAATAATGTTGGAAATAGTTCATGGAAAAAATTAAGAATTAAACCTTTAATATGAATACCATCTTTATCAGCATCAGTAAGAATTAAAAGATTACCATAGTTTAAAGTTTTAAAATTTTGAGGTAAAGAATAGTCTAAATTAAATTTTAAATTAAATACTTTTATTAAATCAGAAACAACTTTATTACTGCCAATTTTAGTTAAACTAACATTTTTTACATTTAAAAATTTACCCCGAAGTGGTAAAATACCAAAATAATTACGTCCTTTTTTTCCAAATATTCCTGTTTGAATACCAGCAACAGCATAAGATTTAGCAGATAAACCTTCACACACAATTAAGATACTTTCTAAACCAAAAGTATTAGCCGGATCATATCCATCTACTTTAGGGATAGTTTTACGCTTTGTACTTTCGATTTTTTTTAATGCTAAGAATTCTTTAGATCTTAAAACTTTTTCTTTAATTATAGTAATAACAGGCCATTTTAAAATTTTGTTTAATTGTGTTTTTTCAAGTTTAGATTCAACCTTTGGATTTTTTAACATATTTTTATTTTGGCCATCAAATTTAGGTTTATTTACTCTTGAATGAATAAAAAATTGAAAATATGGAGAAATATCTCCTTTAGATAATTTTGTATCTTTTTTAGATTTGTTTAAGCTTTCAAGTATACTTGAAAACACTGTTTTTGTCCAACTTTGAGTATGTTGCCCGCCATCTTTAGTTATTTGTCCATTTACAAAAGAAATAGGTAAATTGGCAGCACAATTTTCAGATCCTACAATTACTACTTCAGAACCTTTATATTTTAGGCTTAAAGTATTAATAGGTTCATTATCATCATAATACAAACGAGAATAAGAATTTAAATTTTTTATTAATATTTTTTCTCCATTAAAATACACATTAATTTCTGGTAAAAGTGAACTTACATCTATTACTAATTTTTTAGCAATAGATAAAAATTCATCTGGATACTTAGTTAAATTAAACCTTTTAAAATCTGGAATATATTTAACTTCTGTATAACCACGAGTTGCATTACAAGTTGTTATTTCTGGATCTTGAGTTTTAGTCATGTTGTTAGTCCATTCTTGGACTAATTTTAATTTATGATTAGGGTCAACTCCAGTCACACAAAAATAAGATGAAAAAATATTAGTACATTTAACTCCAACTCCATTTTTACCAGAGGTTTCTCTAACCTCTTCATTACTATAGTTAGAACTTGATCTAAGATGACCAAAAATCAAGGAATGAATATATAATTCGTTTAATTTTTTAAGGTTAATTTTATCTTCTTTAGATAAAAAAATATTTTCAGAGTCATTTTTATCCATAACTTGATTTTTATTTTTAATTATAGGAATAACAACACCATCGTTCCAAACACTTGTTAGTCCTGTTTCAAGATTCAAATTAACTTTAATTGTTTTACAACATGTTTCAGTATCTTTACTCCTTTCCACATTATCAACTGCATTAGTCAATACTTCAACAAAAATTCTAACTAATGCTTCAGATATATTAATATTTTGGGATACAATTTTATTTAGTTCACAATTGTAAACATACTCTTTTCTTATAGAAGAAGAAGTATCACCAAGATATACATCAGAACAATCCAAAACATGTTGGATATCATTCTTTATACAATACTTTAATTTAGGTTTTGCAGACATCATTTATTTTAAATTTTTTTTTTAAAAGTTTTTCATTTTTTGTCCAAGGGGGTACCCTTGAGTTAGAATGCATATTGATAAACCATTAAATTAATGGTTTATCAATACCATTTTTAACGAAGGTATTAAAAGTGGTTAAAATTTTATTAATAAATTAATAGTTAATTTATCCATTAACTTAAAACTGTTAAAAAATTAAATTTTTCGTTTTAAATTGTATTACTAAGCTAATAAATGAGGGATGTACGACTTGAAATGCCATGGTGGTATTTAATTATAATAGTTTTAATTCCAGTTGTTGTTCTTGTAATACTACAACAACGTGAATGGTGTAAAGATTGTAAAATTGGCGTTTGCCATCGTCACCATCCAAAAATAATACAATATCACCATCCAAAACCAGTATGTTGGTAATATTTTTTAATAATGGATTACATTATTAAAAAAAATGGCAGACATGTTCAAATTGCAATTTGAATAGTAGTATTAATCCATTAATAAATGATATCTTATTCTGCATTAACTAGTTATGGTAAAGCAACCTTACCTTCAGTTGAAGGATGGAATGGAAACTTTGATATAGTTAAAGATCCACCATCAGGTATTCATACACGTAGAATTATTAAAGTTGGGGAAAATAATGATTTATTGGATTGGAATGAAGAAAGCGGTAGTCGAATTAATGAAATGATTAATATTTATGCGAGAGGAAATAATCCTATGGTGTCAGTCCAATACTCAAATCATGGTAATACAGGAAGCGGATTAATGGGAGTATACGGTGGAACTTCTGGTAATAATATGAATGGAGTAATGACATCTGGTAGTGGTGGAAAGTTACCTTACAGAATTATGAACGAAGGTGCTTTTAGACCACCTATTTTAAGACAAGAAGATTTATTACCACTTTCAAGAATGCCAAGAGTATGCACAAGTGTTACAAGTAAAAGATGTCGAGTAGATCAAACTAAAAGAATTGAACCAGATGTAGTTGAATATTTTAAAGAAATTCATAAATCTCCAATTAGGGTGTCAACTGAGTCTAATAAATCATTTAAAAAAGAAGGTCCTCAAGCACCACCATCTAATATTGAACTTATGATTAATAATAGGGTCACAACTAATGTTAATTCAAATGTTAAAAAATTGAAAGATGAAGGTGATCATTTAATACCTACATTGAATAATACTTTACTTGTAACAAATACAGATCATATTAACCAAAAAAGAATTAGTCAACAAAAATATTTGAATACAAATGTTTTTCTTTCAAAAAATGTTCCAAATTATCAAGCTCAAACAACTTCAAACTTAAATATTCAAAAGAATAAAAATATGTATGAACTTGGTGGTCAAAATGTTGCATTAACTAATAATCGACCATCTCGAAAAGTTTCAGGGTTTAGTGCACACAGTGGTGGAACTATGACTAAACTTAATCAAGAAAAAATTATTAATGGAGTAACTCTTAAAACAAGAGGTATTCATTAAACTTTAATATCTAATTAGATATTAAAGTTTTTATCTCCTTAATATTGGAGCTCCTAAAGCAGAAGGAAGATAAACTTTATACCAACCTTTATCTTCAGATACAACAGGTGTTCTTTGTATATCTCCGTCTCGTGTATATTTTTGATTTTGTCCTACAGCAAAACCTTTTCTTAAACATTCATCCCTTGTACCAAATCTATCTTTATTTTGTGGTAAAACATTACCATTTCCGCAAAATATTTTAACTTCTTCAATTGGCGAATAATCATTTGTATAACTCAAAATAGGTTCATGCAAACCTCTTCCAATTCCTTTTTTTAAACATTGATATCTAGTACCTAATATTTTTGTTCCATTGATCAAACCTTCATCTCTAGCATTATTTCCACAATAAATTTCTGTTGGTCGTCTACTAGGTGAGGGAGACCTTCTACTTTGTCTACTAGGTGAGGGAGACCTTCTACTTCGTCTACTAGGTGAGGGAGATCTTCTACTTTGTCTACTAGGAGGAGGAGACCTTCTACTTTGTCTACTAGGTGAGGGAGATCTTCTACTTTGTCTACTAGGTGAGGGAGACCTTCTACTTTGTCTACTAGGAGGAGGACCGCATTTTTGTTCCAATTCTTTATATTTAGGTCCTCCAACTTTGATCTTCCTGTTTGTAACAGGATTCACAAGAGGTTGTGAATGCCATTTAGCACAATTACTAGTCATTTATTATATAATAATATTTATTTTTAATGCTTATATAGCATTAAAATTTTTTAACCTAAAACTTCAGTACCCTTAATATATGTAAAAGATGCTGTTCCTGAAGTTGTAGTTCTAAGTTTAACATAATAACCCGGAGGAATATAACTAGACAATTCAAAACACATAACCTGCGTTGAGCTTAAAGTTAATAGTCCAGCAAAAGATTGATTGTTTGATACTTGAGCGTCTATTACCCAATCGCTAGGTGTAGCTGAATTAGTAGGTGCAACTTCTAAAAATACTGTTCCTGTTGATGAACCTCCAACTGCAATTGTAGTTGAAATTTGCACTGAGTAATATACTGTAGAAGGTAAGGTTGCTGATACTTGAAAACCAACTGCTCCTGTTGATGTTTGTAATGTTCTTGACACATTAGAATTTTTTGTTTTAATTCCTGTAACATTTAAAGTTGGTCCCGATCCGCTACTTAAAGTTAAACCTGAGCCTAAAATTACATCATCTACATTACTAAGTGAATTAGTACCTTTAAGAGTACTAGCTCCTCCGGGGTTAATTTTAGGGTTGGTAATAGCTAAAGGTTTAACTACTCCGATACCAGAATTAGAGGATGTAGCATTCAGATCGCCGCTAGGATCAAATTCAACCACACCAAATTGTGTAGCTCCAGCTTTTTGAAAAGTAGTTTGATCTACGCTAAGAGTAGTTCCACTCATACTCAACCCAGATCCAAGAGAAATGTCTGTAGCAGCTGAAGATGCTGAAGATGATCCTTTGAGTTGACTAACCGCACTTAAATTTGCTAATTTAGAGTTTGTAATAGCTAAAGGTTTCACTACTCCGATACCGGAATTAATCACAGTTTCATTTAAATCGCCGCTAGAATCAAATTCAACCACTCCAAATTGTGTTGCTCCAGCTTTTTGCAATGTTGCATCATCAATAAACAAATTATTTCCACTCATAATTAGACCTGCTCCAAGAGAAATATCTGTAACAGCAGTAGATATTGAAGATGATCCTTTGAGTTGACTTGTTCCACTTAAATTTGCTAATTTAGCATTTGTAATAGCTAAAGGTTTAACTACTCCAATACCAGAATTAGTAGCTGTAGCATTAAAATCGCCACTAGGATCAAATTCAATAACTCCAAATTGTGTTGCTCCAGCTTTTTGAAGAGTAGTTTGATCTACGCTAAGAGTAGTTCCACTCATACTCAACCCAGATCCGAGAGAAATGTCTGTAGCAGCCGAAGATGTGGAAGATGATCCTTTGAGTTGACTAACTGCACTTAAATTTGCTAATTTAGCATTTGTAATAGCTAAAGGTTTAACTACTCCGATACCGGAATTAATAGCTGTAGCATTCAGATCACCACTAGGATCAAATTCAACCACACCAAATTGTGTTGTTCCAGCTTTTTGTAAGGTAGAAGAATTAACACTTAAAGTTGGATTAATACCATTACTTAAAGTTAAACCTAAGCCTAAAATTACATCATCCACATTATTAATTGAATTAGTACCTTTAAGAGTACTAGCTCCTCCAGGATTAATTTTAGGGTTGGTAATAGCTAAAGGTTTAACTACTCCGATACCGGAATTAATCATAGTTTCATTTAAATCACCGCTAGGATCAAATTCAATCACACCAAATTGTGTAGATCCAGCTTTTTGAAAAGTAGTTTGATCTACGCTAAGAGTAGTTCCACTCATACTCAATCCAGATCCAAGAGAAATGTCTGTAGCAGCTGAAGATGCGGAAGATGATCCTTTGAGTTGACTAATCGCACTCAAATTAGCTAATTTGGCATTTGTAATAGCTAAAGGTGCAACAACAGGAGCACTCGCAGTTCCGCTTAGGTCTCCAGCTAGTTGAACTTTACCTTTAATTAAAGTTGTTGCATCAGGAACGGTTACACTTGTAATTTGTGCATCTACATAAGCCTTATTAGCTACATCACTACCCACTACAGGTGCTAAAGGTTGAGTGATAGCACCGCTCATAGTTCCTCCAGCAAGAGGTAAAAATGTACTACTCAAAGAAGAAGTATTAACACTCAACGTAGTTCCACTCATACTCAATCCAGACCCGAGAGAAATGTCTGTAGCAGTCGAAGATGTAGAAGAAGATCCTTTGAGTTGACTTATCCCACTCAAATTAGCTAATTTAGAGTTTGTAATAGCCAACAGAGCAACAACAGGAGCACTCGCGGTTCCACTTAAATCTCCGGCTAGTTGAACTTTACCTTTAATTAAAGTGGTCGCGTCTGGTACTCCAGATACAACTTGCGCATCTACATAAGCCTTATTAGCTACATCACTACCCACTACAGGTGCTAAAGGTTGGGAGATAGCACCACTCATAGTTCCTCCAGCGAGAGGTAAAAATGTACTACTCAAAGAAGAAGTATTAACACTCAACGTAGTTCCACTCATACTCAATCCAGACCCGAGAGAAATGTCTGTAGCAGTCAAAGATGTAGAAGAAGATCCTTTGAGTTGACTCATCCCACTCAAATTAGCTAATTTAGAGTTTGTAATAGCCAACAGAGCAACAACAGGAGCACTCGCGGTTCCACTTAAATCTCCGGCTAGTTGAACTTTACCTTTAATTAAAGTGGTCGCGTCTGGTACTCCAGATACAACTTGCGCATCTACATAAGCCTTATTAGCTACATCACTACCTATCACAGGTGCTAAAGGTTGGGAGATAGCACCACTCATAGTTCCTCCAGCGAGAGGTAAAAATGTACTACTCAAAGAAGAAGTATTAACACTCAACGTAGTTCCACTCATACTCAATCCAGACCCGAGAGAAATATCTATGACATCTGAAGATGTAGAAGAAGATCCTTTGAGTTGACTAGTATTTGACATTAAAGATAAATTTGAGTTTAAAATTGTATTATTGGCTATTTTAGAGCTTGTTATAACCATTGGGGCTATTGTAGGTAATGAAGATGTTCCTGTTAAATCTCCAGCTAATTGTATTTTACCTTTTATAGTTGTTGTGGCATCAGGAGTAATTACATTATTAATTTGAGCATCTACGTAAGCTTTATTAGTTAAGTCATTAGGTACTACAGGTGCTAAAGGTTGGGTAATAGCACCACTCATGTTTCCTCCAGATAAAGGTAAAAACATAGATCCTAATGATACTGTATTAACATTTAAAGTTGACCCAACCATAACTAAATTAGATCCAAGAGAAATATCTGTAGCAGCCGAAGATGTAGAAGAAGATCCCTTAAGTTGACTATTTCCACTCATATTTGCTAATTTACTATTTAAAACAGCATTATTGGTAATTTTAGAACTTGTTATAACCATTGGTGCAATAACTGGAGCACTTGCAGTTCCACTTAAATCTCCTGATAGTTGAATTTTACCTTTAACAGAAGATGTTGCATCAGGTACAGTTATGTTTGTAATTTGTGCATCTACATAAGCCTTGTTAGCTACATCACTGGGTACTACAGGTGCTAAAGGTTGGGTAATAGCACCACTCATAGTTCCTCCTGTAAGAGGCAAAAATGGCATTGAAATTGTATCAATATTTAATGTAGACCCAATCATAATTAAATGATTACCTAAAAAAATATCAGTAACAGCAGTATTAACTGAATTTGATCCTTTTAACTGACTTACTCCGCTCATATTAGCTAATTTTATATTTGTTACAGCCATTGGGGCTATTAATGGTGTACTTGCTGTTCCAGTTAAATCTCCAGATAATTGAAGTTTACCTTTTGTTGTAGTAGTTGCGTCTGCAACACCAGACGCAATTAAATTATCTACATATTCTTTATTAGTAAGTTCCAACGGGTTAACAGGTAGATTAGGTTGGTTAATAACTCCAACCATTGTTCCTCCACTAAGATATAATACCGCTGGATTATCTATTTTAAATTCTGTCATTTATTTATTCTAATTTAGCCATAAAAATTAAACATTTTTAAAAGCTCTTTAATAACCTCGTTAGTTAAACATTTAAATTTCCAATAAATAAATGTTACAACTACAGGAACTAAGTGATGCTTTAAATGAAATCGAAGCTGAACCACGACGTGATTCTAAGCTTTTAAAAATTAAAAAAGCTTTAGAAGCAGACTATCAAAAAAATCGTTTAGAAAATATAGATAAAGATGAACTTAACCTTTTAAAATTATATTTTAATCGTATTATTACTGGTTCAAATTTAACTATTTCAGAAATTACACCTATTCTTTCTGAATATCAAGAAGAATCCAACAATCAACCATTTTCAGATTTAATAGAAAAAATTAAGGTTGATTTAATCTCAAAAAAATTCAGTTTAGATGATTTCTTTGATTTTATTGAGAAATTTGTGCAGCAAAACTATCCTATTGATATTTTTTATCGTAGATATTTTCCTTCACCTTCTCATGAAAGAGTTAAACCATCATTAACTGATATTTTTGGAGATGAATTGGAAGATCTAAGTAGTAGTGAAAGTGAAGATGAAAACAACCTTAATACAGAAGATAGACTGCAAAAAATTCGAGATACAATTGAACAGAAGAGAGAAGAACCCAAAATAATTCAAGTTATTGAACCCAGAAAAGAAAAAAAAGGTAGGGTTGCAATAGTTCAAGATGATATTCCAATACCAAAACCAAGGATCCCAGTACCTAAACCCATTGCTGATAAAATATTTTTTGAAACAATGGCTGATGTAACTAAACAAGATTGTGAATTTTTATATAAAAAAATTCCTTGGGTAAAGGATATTGTTAACCATATTTATATTCATCCAATTGAAGGTAATTTTGATGATATTTTAGATCTTGAAAGATTTATAGTGTATAATGACCTTAAATTTTATCAACCAAAAGAAAAATATTATAGTCTACAATGTCATGCTCATAAAGTACAAGAAGGTTATGATTTGACCATTATAAAAAATGGTGAGTCTTTTAAATTAATGGTAGCAATAGACACAAATACTAAAGGTATTGTTTTACAAAATGAAGATATGCTTAAGGCTGAAGTTGACTATATTCGTGTTTGGAATCAAAATAAAAGTGAACACATCCGAGAACTAAGAAAAAATGAGCCAAACGAAGAAATGATTCGTTCGGCTAAATTTAACTTATCATCTGCTCTTCAAGATGCTTTGGGTGGAAATGCACCAATCGCTTATAAATCAAGTAATAGTCAATTTATTAATATTGTGGTTCAAACAATTTTAAAAAATTCTAATTCAGGAGATTCTTTTATAAGGTTACTTTCCAACTTAATTATTTTTTTAAAAATTAACCTTAGTTTTATAACTAGTTCAGTCTTTATAAAACGACTTAAAGAACAAATATATTTACCTGGAACTTTACCATTTTTAACTGACGCAGACAAATTACCCGAAATCTTTTTATCTAAAAATGTTCCAGAAGATACCAAAAATTTTGTATTGGAAAAATTAGAAGAAGAAAGGTTAAATTTTACCAAATCATTTTTAGAAAATTTACATGGGTCAAATGCGATTAGAAATCCAACTAAACCTATTTTATGGAATAAACCCACCCAGCAAATAGAACTTCCAGATATTAAAAGTATATGTAAGAATAAAGATGAAATTTTAAGTGAAAATGATGAAGATATTGTTTTTTATACTGATTTAGAAGAAGTATATTGTTTTAATGTTTATAAATTGTATGATTTGTTTAAACAAGAGAATTTACCTCTTAATCCATACACTCTCAGACCATTTTCAGATAAATTTATTCAAATGTTTTTGACTCGATATGCAAGTAAACCTTTGGTTAAAAAAATCGAAAATACTCAGCATACTGATTTAACTACTCGTCTTGAACAATTAATTGAACAAGAACTAAGTCTTCTTGAAAATAACCTTATTGAAACTGAAAACCCAGAATTTATTCAAAGATTTAAAAGTTCTATTTCACCAATAGAACCTAAGAAAAGAATTAGTAGAGTTAAGGAAAATTTTGAAGCAGGTATAGAACCAAATAAATGTATGGAATGTAAAGGTGAATTAGGATCAGAAAAAATAGGGTCTGTTTTTAGAAATAAACCAGTAGCTTTTTGTGGTTATACTTGTTTAGAAAAAAACAAAGCATTTAAATAATTAAATAATATTTTTAATCTTTAGTTAAAGATTAAAAATATTTAATTAGAAAGTAAAACTATTTTAACCTTAAAAATAAAAATGAATTTTTAATAAAAATAAATTTAATAATAAACACTATGATTACCACTGTTGAATCAAGAAATAAACTATTAGACAATTTGGGTCAAATACGACTTAAAGAGTCATATATGCGTCCTGAAGAAACTTCTCCTCAGGAACGTTTTGCTTTTGTTGCAAAAGCATTTTCAGGTAATGATGATTTATTAGCACAACGATTATATAACTATATTTCAAATCATTGGTTAAGTCCAAGTTCTCCTCAATTAAGTTTTGGACGAACAAAACAAGGTTTACCTATAGCTTGTTTTTTACCATATTTACCGGACACAACTAGAGGATTGATAGATACTTGGGCTGAAGTCAGTGAATTAAGTGTTATTGGTGGAGGAATAGGACTTGGAGTAGGTATTCGCCAACCTGATGATAAATCAGTTGGTATAATACCTCATTTAAGAACTTATGATGCAAGTTGTACTGCTTATAAACAAGGGCAAACAAGAAGAGGTAGTTATGCTGCATATTTAGATATATCTCACCCTGAAATAATTAGTTTTTTAAATACTCGTCGAGTAAGTGGAGTTGGAGGAGATTATAATTTTAAACTAATGAATATTCATAATGGTGTTAATATATTTGATGAATTAATGAGAAAAATATGGTTTGTTGCAACTATAACTCCAATTTTAAAAAATGAGAAATTAAAAAAAAGCGAAAAATTAGTAGAGCTTCAAAAAGCCATACAATTATTTAAAAATTCACAAAAATGGGTTGATGATGCTTTTTATCCTATAGAAAAATTAACTCTTGAAAATGCTTCTAATTATCTTTTAGAATTTAACAAATGGAATTTAATAGATCCTCATACTAAAGAAGTAAAAGAAGTAATTAGTGCAACTGAATTGTGGGAAAGAATTCTTATTACTCGTGCAGAAACAGGAGAACCATACATACATTTTATTGATACTTCAAACCATCATTTGCCAAAATTTCAAAAAAAGTTAGGTCTTAGTATAAAACAAAGTAATTTATGTGTAGTTGGAGAAACATTAATTTTAACTGATAATGGTCCTTATCCAATTAAAAGTTTAGTGGATAAAGAAATTTCTGTGTGGAATGGTGATGAATGGTCTGATGTTACTGTTGTTCAAACAGGGACCGACCAAGAACTTGTAAAAGTTGACTTTAGCAATGGAACTTTCCTAAAGTGTACTCCTTATCATCAATTTTTAGTTCTAAATAAAACTAAACCTATTAAATATTTAGAAAGAGTTTATGCTAAAGATTTACCTTTAAATTTTCCAGTCTTGTATACTCATTCCAATTTAACAACAACCTTAATAAAGGTTACTAAGATAACAAAATTAACACAAAGAGATGATACATATTGTTTTACTGAATTTAATAATAATGCTGGGGTTTTTAATGGTATTTTAACGTCACAATGTTCTGAAATAATTTTACCTACTGATGAAACTCGAACAGCTGTATGTTGTTTAGCATCTTTAAATTTAGACTATTATGATAGTTGGTGTAATAATGAACAATTTTATCTCGATGTTGCTACTTATTTAGACAATGTACTTCAATATTTTATTGATAATGCACCAAGAACACTTAAACGTGCTATTTATTCAGCTACCAATGAGAGAGCTATTGGTATAGGTACACTTGGATTTCATTCATATCTTCAATCATGTAATATTGCTATTGAAAGTATGGAAGCTTATCACCTAAATAATAAAATTTTTAAAACAATTTCAATTGAATTAAATAAGGTGAATTTAATCTTAGGATCACAACGGGGAGAAGCACCAGATTGTATTGGAACAGGCCGAAGATTTAGTCATATGATGGCAATTGCACCTAATGCAACCTCTTCAATTATTATGGGTAATACTAGTCCAAGTTGTGAACCTTTTAGAGCAAATGTGTACAAGCAAGATACAATGTCAGGTTCTCATATCACCTATAATAAACATTTAAAGAAAATTTTAGAAACTAGGGTTAAAGATGAGAATAAGTTAAAAGAAATTATCAGTAGTATTAAAATGTGTGATGGTTCTGTACAACACTTGGATATTTTAAATGATCATGAAAAAAAAGTATTTAAAACATGGCCTGAAATCAATCAAATGACACTCATTAGGTTGGCTGCGGCAAGACAAAAATATATTGATCAATCCCAATCGTTAAGTTTATTTTTTAACCCTAATGAGAGCAAAAAATTTGTTCATCAAGTTCATCTTGAAGCTTGGTTAGCTGGTTTAAAAACACTTTATTACTTTAGGTCTAAAAAAATTCTAACAGTTGATAAAGTTAACCATAATTCTCATTTGTTTGTTAATGCAAAATTAGAAGAAAAAGAGCCAGAAGTGTGTACTTTTTGTGAAGGTTGATAAAATTTAATTTTTAAAGTCTAATTAGACTTTAAAAATTGTGAATAAATATGTATAAAAATTTTTTTAGTTTATTTTTTAAACTAAAAAAAAGTAATGCAAGGAAGTTATAAAAACAAGTTAACGTTGGAACAGCGTAATACCATAGTTCAAATGTTTAATGATGGAGTACCAGTTTTTACGTTGTCTAAACAATTTGAAGTTTCAAGACCAACCGTGTATAATATACTAGAAAAAGCAGGTAACATGAATCATAAAAAAATTGAATTTTACATACCCAAATCAAACAAAAATAAAGAAGAAATGAAACCAATTTCAGAAAAGATTATTTTGAGTGATACTAATACACCATTTAAAACTAACTTTTTAGGAGTAACAATAGATCCTGAAAATGGTTCAAGTAATCCTAAAATAAGAAAAGCTTTAAATGCTTCAACGCAACTTCTCGATATTATTGAATTTGTTAAAGTAACCAAATTTAAGCTTAATATGACTATGTTTGATTATTTTTGGCAAGTTGTGGTAGGAAATACAAGGGTGCACTTGGTCTCTCGTGTTTTAGAATGGTTTGGGTATGAAGGAGAAATAAAAGAACAACGTAAAAATTTTATACGTATGCTTAAAAGAAATGGCATTGAATATCATGAATTGACTCAAAAAGACAAAGAAATAGAAATGTATCCTACTATACAAGAAGAACTTCAATTGCTTCCAAAAAATGTAACTAATTCAAAATTTCTTTTAATGGAACCAGATGATATAAAAATGGCTATAATGCAACTTAAAACTAAAAATGGTCATATTATCCGTCAATACTACATAGATCTTGAAAAACTTCTTAAGATGTATACCGAATACACTCTTTATTTTAATCATCGAGAGGCAACAAGACAAATAACTGATTTACAACAAACTATGCGTGAACTCAGAGAGTCAAATCAAAGACAAGAACAATACATGAGATCGTTAGGTATTTCTCTTGAAACAGTCAAAGACCAAAACGAAGAATTGTTGGGGGACAACAAAGAAATTAAACGTAAATTGGGTATAGCGGTTAAAGATAGAGCGCCACTTCCTGTAAATAAAGACAAACAAGAAAGATTTGTTCTTCTTAAACGTAACGATGATGAGTACTACCCTTATTATACCATCAGAGCTCAGGAAGGATACACAGAACGTAGAATTAAGACTCAAAAAGTGTTATTTCCTAATCTTGAAATATTGCTTGATTTTAAAGCTAATCCAAACTCTAAAACATTGTACACTCGAATAAAAGAAAAATTAAAAGATAGTGGGGTTTTATTTGAAGGAAATAATATTGAAATAGAAGGAAGTGAAGTAACAGAAAAAGAGTTAATAGATGAAATGAAGGTTATTAATGATAGTAAACGCAATTTATAATTTATTAATAGTTCAAAATTTATTAAATTTAATTTATTACTACAGGTCTAAAAAAATTCTAACCGTTGATAAAGTTAACCATAATTCTCACTTGTTTGTTAACACAAAATTAGAAGAAAAAGAGCCAGAAGTGTGTACTTTTTGTGAAGGTTAATTTTTAAACATATTTTTTTAATCCCTTTTAGGATTAAAAAAACCCATAAAATTAAACAAAACGATCAATAATAAGATGAGAATTGTTAGTTGCTGGAGAACCATCTATAGTAACAATATTTGGCCCAACATTTACTAGTTTAACTGAAAAAGTGAATTGAGAAAGTGCTGCAATTGATTTTAATGCTACTAATTCAACCTGATTTACAAAAGTTTCATTTACAAGGTTAAATACACTTAACGGTAAACATTTTAAAGTTTTTGCTACTCCAAATGATGTAGCAGTACTTTCGTTGTAAAATGAACACCCAACCATGCCACTACTATTCATAGAATCATCCAAATTACACGCAATAAAAGTTAATTTCACATAAACAATATCAGATAAATTATTGGTTATTGTAACTACTCCACTACTATTCATCACACAAGTAATATTAGAAGTAGACCATACATCAGGACCTATTATTGTATTTCCTGTTGAAAAGGCGGTTACCGTAGCTGCTGGGTTTAAAAATATAGGTGCTGTTGACTTAAAAAGATAAGTTCCATATTTAAAAGTATCGACGTATCCTTTATTAGCCAAATCGTTACTTGCAATAGGCGCTAATGGTTGAGAGATAGCACCACTCATAACTCCTCCAGCTAAAGGTACAAAAGGACCACCACCAATTAAACTATCGACATATCCTTTATTAGTCAAATCGTTAGCTGTAACGGGGGCTTGACTTTGAATAACTTTAGATGGTGCTTGTAATAATAAATTTCCATTTAAAGTTCCACCAGAGAGTGGAAGTCCACCTCCGCTACCACTCGCGATTAATTGTGCTACTGGATCATATAATTTAAAATTTACTCCACTTGTCATTTATTAATTGGTTAACCTTAACTTTAAAATTGATATCAATTTTAAAGTTAAAATGAATTACAGTAAGTTTTAATAAAAGGTTTCGATAAAGGCTTTGTCCTATTTGTGTCAAAAAACATTAAATTTAATTATTTTAAACTACAATAATTTTTAATAAAAGGTTTTGTTGGATCATAATATCCATAATGAATTGCATGATCAAGTAAAGCTTGATTTATAACCAAAAATTTTTCAGTGTGTCCTATATCATTGCACAATACATGTGAAAGTTCATGTAAAACTACAAACATTAATGTATTTTTATCATAATAAGAGCCATTTTGTGGATCTTTGGTACATAAATGTATAACTTTTTTATTTATAGTATATGATTCGTTATCTTCAACCATAACCAAATTATTTAATATATTTAAATTATTTAAAGGCTCTAAAGGACCAACAAATTTACCTGGTTTTTTTAAATAAAGTAAATGGATTAAATCGTCATAAATATCTGTTAAAATAGATTTGGTTTGTTTTCGGGATTTTTTTCCTCCACCTACCTCATCTTTAAGTTTAAGTATAAATATACCCAACAAAACACCACAAATTACTATGTATACCATTTATTAAATAAAAAATACTTGGTTAACCCTTTCAGACCCAATGTCCCAGGGGGCTTTGCCCCCTTGGTCAATTGAGACCTTGAAAGGATCACCTTTCGGTCCTGTGGGACCGAAAGGGTTAAAGGTTAAATTGAAAAAGAATATTTCCAACCTAATATATTGAAAAGTTCTTTACAAATGGTGTGATGAAACCTTTTTCTTTCAGATGTTTTTAAAGTCAAAAAATCCATTTCATTGCATGGATGACCATGTTTTCTTAATAATTGATAAAGTACAAATTGAGCATTGATAAAATTTTTTCTTTTGGATATTTTATTTTTGCTTCCTTCTTCTTCTACACTATCATTTGTATACAGATTATCATATGTTTCAGTTAACTTATCAAAGTCATCTAGCAATGAATCTTCTAGATATTCAATATTATCACAGGGTTGACCAGTCAATGTATGATGTATTAAAACAATATCATCATAAAATTTTTTAATATCTTTAGATTCTAATTCTTTTAGAATATCTAAAACCATTATTCTGGTAACTTTTTCAAATCTTTTAAACCTATCATTATACTCATTGTTAATAATTTTTTTTTCCATTAATTTAACTTCTAAAATAGTATAAATTTCTTCAGGTATATGAGTCTTTTGTTTTCCTTGATATTGAATAATACAATCTCTAAAATGAACTTTTCTATTATAAGTGTACTTACTTGCCATATTAACTCTTCCGACATCTGAAAACGATGAAGTATTTGAAATTAATGACTGTTCGGTTGAACATATGGCACAAACAGCTCTATCTTCATCTCTTATAAACTCTGTTTTATTGCCACATAAACATGGTGGTGGACTTGATCTTGGAACAAAAGCATAATTTTTCATCATAAATTCAAAATTTTTAAGACTTGTATAATCCTTTAATTTTTGAATAAATTCTTTTTGTATTACTTCCTTTTTAATTGCATGTTCTTTTAAATGTTTTTTATTTGTATTGAAAAAAGGTATAATAACAACTTGATTATTTAAGATGTGATATTTTTCGATTAAAGGAGCAACATCTACATTAAAATACTTTAAATTATAATATTCTTCTACGCTAGTTTTTAAGCTTTCTTTTAAACAATTTAATTTATTAATCATTCGTGGTCTAAGATTAAATTCACCATTCAATAAGGTATTAATTTGAAAAATAATTTTTTCATTTTCTGTATTATTTATGCTTTCATCATCTATAAATTTTTGTATTTTAGAATTTAATTCTAAAATATCCATTGTTGTTTTTAACCGTGAAGGTGACATTTTATTATTATAAGTTAAATATTATATAACAAATATTTAACGAAAAAATAAGATAATTAAACCATAAAATTTTTTTTATTAAAAATTTTAATAATGGTTTTATGTTAGCACATAAAAAATTGAAACAAAGTATAAAAAAATTAATCAAATAATAAAAAAAGGTAAAAAATGAACCAAAAATTAACAAAAATTTTTTATGGTAAAAATGAAAATAGGTATATAGCTAAGGTTGATATTGGTGAAAATGTTCTTAAAAAAGTATTAAATACCACTTTTAGTACTTGTAGTAAAAAAATATCTTTTAATTTAATGTTGATGACAACAGACCACAAAGTATTATTACTTGAAAGAACACAATCTTTTCACTTTTCAAAAGTAGTTAAAGACCTTAAAATTGGAAGTATCAATTTTGGTATGCTTGAATCATTATATCCTATGGAAATGGAAAAAATTAGAAAAATTTTTTTTGATTTTATTCCACCACACAATATTTCACCTCAAAGTAGTTCTGTTTTTTTATTTCCGGGTGGTCATTCTAAAGCTAAAGAAACAATTGCATTAACACTATACAGAGAATTATATGAAGAAACTGGATATACAATTAATTTTCAAAACTTAAGGTTTAATCAGTCATGTTTGTTTAAAGTTTTGATTTATGATTTATTGGTTAAAAAAACCTTTAATAATTTTGTATTTCCTGTTAAAGTAGATATTTCCAGTAGTGAAATTACAAATAAATTTAAAAATACCAAGCACACCCGTAATCCTACTTTTATAGATATTAAAACGTGCACTTCATTATTTGACGCTTTTATTAAAGTACAGGAATATATGCTACTCTAATGAATGATTTAATTAAACCATTAAAAATAAACTATTTGAATTTGCATCCTAACTCAAGGTTACCCCCTTGGTCGATTTTTGTATTTTAATTTTAATGGTTATAAAAACCATTAAAATTGCTAGTGGGTAGCAACCACTTTTTAAAAGGATAAAGACTAATTTAACCATAATTTAAAATTTTAGTAAAATTGAAAAAATTTTTTTAATTTTGTTTTAAATAAATAAAAGAACCAAAACAAAGCATAAATATGGTAGAACCGCAAAGTTTTATTTTTAAAGATAATATAGTCTACAATCTGGATGATTTAATTCAATTTGATCAAGCATATTTTTATGGTTGTTTAAAACGCAAAAGAGAAGTTTTAATTAAAAAGAATATTTCACCTCAAGATTACTTTTATGTAAAGATTACTAAAAATGGTTGGGAAGAAAGCAATGAGAGTTATAGTAGAGCTAAAATTCTTATAAAATCCGACTGGGTTAAGTCAAATGTTACTAAATTTATTGACAAATACGAGAAGAAGAGTGCAAGTACACAAATTGTTTTAAGAGAAGCTCCACCGGTTCTAAAACTAAAGGATTGTGAGAAATTTCGTGATGACACAGATAATGTGTTTGAAGTTGAAGTAAGAGGAGTCAAAGAAGTTAACAAAATATATTTTCGAGGTAGAGATATTGAAAAATTGTTTGAAATAAAAAATTTGGTTCATGATGTCAGAAGAAAAATAAGAACTACTTATATTCATTTTGAAGACTATGAAATATTTTTAGTGTTGGGAAGAGGGCCATTGGCCCTTAATTCAACAGAAACTACGAAAAAAATAACTTTTTTTACATATAATGGTCTCATGAAGGTTATTTTTAGATCAAAATCGACTATTGCATACAAATTTCGTAATTGGGCTAACAAAGTAGTGTATACAGCTCATCTTGGTACAGAAGAGCAACGATTTGAACAAGCTTTAGATATTGCTGGAGTTAACGCAAATCTTGTTAAACAAGTCTTTGATACCTGTGTAACACGGGTACCATGTGTATATCTCTTTTACATTGGTAGAGTGTCAAAAATGCTTAAACATTACCCTGAATTAAAAGAATATAGAACTGGAATGTTGTATAAATATGGTATGACTAAATCTCTCCATCGAAGGTTGATGGAACATATCCGAGATTATGGACAATTGCATCATAGTAATTTAAAACTATGTCAATGGTCACCAATAAATGAAAAATGCATTTCAAAGGCTGAAACAAGTCTTTCGAGATACTTTTCTGATAAAAAGGTTGCATTTCAAGGACACGATGAAGTAATAATTTTATCAAGAACAGATACGGTTGAAGTCAAGAATAAATATACAGAAGTTTATAATACTTTTGGTATTGTAACTGAAATGGCTAAAATTATGGCTAAAAATGATAAATTAGTTGAAAATCATAAATATCAAAAAATGTTATTGCAAGAAAAAGATGCTAGAATAGCAGAATTAAATAGAGAAATTAATGGTTACACCCAAAGAGAAAAAGAGTGGAAAAATAGAGAAAAAGAGTGGAAAAATAGAGAAAAAGAGTGGAAACACCTAGAACAAGAATTAATGACCCAAAATACTTTGTTACTTAAACAATTAAGTATTAATAAATGAATGAAATGCAAGATAACACTATTACAATTAGACCGCTTGACTTGGATTTAATTAATCCTAACCCTCATAATTATACTGATTCAAGTCAAGGAGGTTCAAAAATTTTTATTATTGGTAAGCCTGGAAGTGGAAAATCTACTTTAATCAAATCGTTGTTTTACAATAAAAGTCAAATTATACCAGTAGCTGTAGCCATGTCTGGGACAGAGTCAGAAACTGGGTTTTATCGTGAGTTTATTCCAGATCCTTATATTTATGATGAATATGACCCTGATGTTCTTTCAAATTTTATTATTCGTCAAAAAGGTGCAAGACAACATATGACCAATCCTTGGACAATGCTTATTATAGATGATTGTATGGATGACCCAAGCGTATTTAATAAACCTCCACAACCTGGATTATTTAAAAATGGACGACATTGGAAAATGTTATATATAGTTTCACTTCAATATGCATTAGATGTTAAACCTCATATTAGATCTAATATTGATGGAGTATTTATTTTTAGAGAGTCTAATGTAGCCATAAGAAAAAGATTATATGAAAATTATGCAGGAATAATTCCATCTTTTAATTTGTTTGAACAAATTATGGATAATGTAACAGGTGATTATACAGCTTTGTATATACAAAATGCAACTGTAACTAATGATTGGAAACAATGTGTCTTTTACTATAAAGCTCCAATTATAGAAAATTTTAAATTTGGATGCCAAGAATATCGTGGGTATGCTCAAAAAATTAAAAAATAAATTAAGTTAATTTTAACCTTGTTAAAGGTTAAAATTAAAAGGTGTTTATAATCTTATATTTTTACAATTTGTAGTAATTAAATCAATGGTTAAATCAACATCAGAATCTAACATTGTAATTCTTTTGGCGTTTATTGTTACTTTTAAAGCTGAATATAACAATTGATATAACATAAATTCTAATGCAAACTGAATATTAATTAAAGCTTCTTTTGACCATTTAAAACCAGATCCTAAAGATTTAATTTGTTGTTCAATTGGTGCTTTAGATAAAGTTACACAATCGCTTTGGTTTTGGTACTCTTTAATTCGTGTGATAAGTTTTTTTTTATTAGATGTTTTACATTTTTTAATATCTCCTACGGCTCGATACATACCAGAAAATCCAACATGTTCAATAGCGTGTAATGCGTGCTCTTCTGTTATAATTTTTTTATTTTCATGTTCACAATAAATAATGGCGTAATTAACTATACTTTTCAAGTATTGATCTCCAATATTTCGTGCTCTGTTATATACCTCAGAACTTACTCTTGTTGCTCCAGCTTTATGAGCGAGTCTTTGTAATGCTGAATTATTCATTTATTATCTGTTATACTACTTTTTCAAAAAAATTGAAAAAATAAGTATATTTTTAACCATAAAATAAAACTTTTTCAAAAAAATTGAAAAAAATAAGTATATTTTTAACCATAAAATAAAATGAATCTGGAATTAATAAGTAACCATATAATACAGTCATATGTATTACAATTATGTATATATCTAGAAAAAACATACAACATTCAACGTAATTTAATTATTAAAAAATGGAATTTAATTTCTGGAACAAAAATACCATTATTTTGGTATTTATACATTATTGAAAGTAAAAATGGTTGGTATACAGGTATAACTACCTGTGTTTCAGATAGATTTAAAAAACATTGTTCAGGTAAAGGAGCTAAATACCTTAAAGGTAAAAAATGTCTTAAATTAATATTTCAAAAAATGATAGGTACACATTCTATGGCTTTAAAGGAAGAGTATAGAGTTAAAAACCTAACTAAAAAAAATAAATTAAAATACATTCAAAATAACCTTTAATCTTTTTATAAAGATTAAAGGTGTTTAATAACTTTTTAAATTTTCAAGTCTTTCTAATAAATTTTGTGGTCGATTTGTAGGATTTTTTTGAAGACAATCAAAAATAAGGCTAGAAAAACTTTGAGGTAATTTATTAATTTTAAGATAATCAAGGTTATAATCAAGCACTTCTTCTTCTTTTATAAATGGATATTTCATCAAGGTAAGAAAATGCAACATTATACCAAAACACCAAATAGTATGATCCCAAGGTTTATATGAACCATTTTTTACAAATTCAAAAGGAACATATTCTAAAGTGCCATGATAACTTTTATAACTTTCTTCAACTTTTTTAGCAACTCCATAATCAATAATTGTTATTTTTTCTCCACAAACTAAAATATTTTCTGGTTTTAAATCGTTATGATGAATTCCAAGGTCATGAATATCTTTAATTTGATGATAAATTTTTATAAGGTATTGACTTACTTGTTTTAAGTAAGTATGATAAAAAAAGTTTGTTTGATAATTTTTATACCTAATTAAATCAATTATTTTTTTACGATGAGAACAAGCAATACTTTCTAAAGATCTCCCTCCATCTTCCATTATAAGGATATAATGATCATCGTCATCATAATAATCAAACAATTCAAGACCACCTAATTTTTGATGTATTTGAACCATAAATTCTGCTTCTTGACTTGGGTGCAAATTTTCATCTAATTGGATAGAACCAATCTTAACTGATTCAAGATATTTTTGGGTATAAAGTGCCTTCAAATTACCTTTAACAAAATCTTTTTTTGAAGATCGTTTTAATACCTTGTATTTACCTGTAAAACGATCCATAACACGATGAACCGAACCATACCCTCCTTCATCATAATATTCTAAATAAGTGTAATAGTCTGATAGACTACATTCTAACCAAATTCCTTGGTTAATATATTTTTTAACCGTTTTTTCTGCAAATTCGTCTGCAAATAGTGACATTACCATTTTTTCTGTTAAATTTATTAATAATTTTTTTTTAAGTGTTCTAACTTATTTATTTTAATGGTAACATTTACCTTAAACTCAATTTTTAACAATAAAAAAAGCAGAAAATTGATTGGGAAGAAAGGTAGTAAATAAAGAAGTAACAAAAACCATGTATAAATGCAGCAGTATTGATGGTAAAATGAACCCAAACACTAAGAAGTGTATTGATAATTTTGTAATACAATCAAAATTTAGAGAAATGTACCCTGAAAAAGCGAAAGCAATTCAAGGTATGACTGTCCCCAGTTCATATTGTGATTCTATAGAAAGCATGGTTGTTTTTGCTGATGAAAAGATACAAAATCAAAAACTTAAATTAGAGCAAGAAAAAAAATTCAGAGAAAGTATGGGTGCTCCAGCTAAATTTGATAAATACGGCAAATACAAGTATTAATAAACCATTATTTTCTTCTTATTTTTTAATCTCTTAAATACAAGTATTAATAAACCATTATTTTACCTTCTTAGTTTTTAATCTCTCAAGAGAGATTAAAAACTTAAATATTATTTTTAGAATCATTAATAACCTTCATTTCATCTATTAATTTTTCTTCATCTATGACTCCATTTAAGTCTATGTTATTACCTTCAAAACTTACTCCAAGATCTTTAAGCTTATCCTTAATTCGAATGTATAAACTTTTAGAGTTAGGATTAGCTTTAAAATCCAATAAAATTTCTAACTTAGGAAACAATTCATTTTGAGTACGAAGTCTTCTAGTAGTATAACTATCTTGAGCTCTAATAGTGTAATAAGGCATATAATCTTCATCATTTCGTTTAATAAGAACAAATCTCTCTTGTTTCTTTTTATCATCTGGAAGCGGCGCTCTATCTTTGACTGCTATACCCAATTTACGCTTAACTTCTTTGTTGTCATCTAACAACTCATTGTTTTTATCTAACAATTCTTCATTCTGATCTTTAACTGTTTCAAGAGAGATACCTAAAGATCTCATATATTTAGTCATTTCATCCATTTTATATTCTAAATCGGTTATTTTTCTTTGAGATTCACGGTGGTTAAAATAAAGCGTATATTCAACGTACAATTTAAGGAGCTTTTCAAGATCAATATAATATTGCCGGATAGTGTCTCCATTTTTAGTCTTAAGTTGCATTATAGCCATCTTAAGATCATCAGGTTTCATAATAAGAAGCACAAGTTCTAGCGCCTTGATTAAGTTCTTGTAATTCTTGTTTAATGGCTGGATATTGATCTATTTCTTTGTCTTCATGTGTTAATTCTTGAAATGCTATCGTATTATTTTTAAGCATCTTCTTAAAACATTTTTTTTGATTAAAATACTCACCTTCATAACCAAACCATTCTAAAACACGTTTGGTAATATGGATATTTCCACTTTTTTCAGCTAAATTTTCAAAAATTTGCCCATAGTTGCGATCTTCTTCAATGAATAGACTTATAAAGTGATCTATTGATATTTTTTTGTTAGGTATTTCTTCTGCTTCGCAGGCTATTTCCATTATTTCTTCTTTTGATGGTAATGGTGGTAATACAACCTTATCTTTTGAAGGTTTTCGTTCTTTAATCAATTTATCTAAGGTAATACCAGCCATCTCATAAGAACGAGAATTATATACCGTATTTAAATCTCCAAAGTCCCTAATACACTCTTCTTCGACTAATTGAAGTTCAATAATAGAGTTGTACTCAACTTTACGGAGTTCTTTCACAGTGAAGTTTTCAGGGCCATACTTAGCCATAAATTTATGTAAGATACAACTTGCATGTTTTGACTTGGCTGCTTGAAGATGTTGAGCATATCTCTCTTTAATTGATTTGGTAGTCAAACCAATATAAATTGAGTTATCAAAATTATTTTCGATGGTATATATGTAACCAATTTTTTTAGTAGACATAATTAATTTATTTATAGTATTTTTTACCATAAAAAATTCATTTTTAAATGAATTTAAAATCAGTGATTGATGATGACATAATTTATTTATATTAAACAAATAATAAATGACACAAATTCCTATGGATGTTGAAGTGGTTGTTGACCACTTCTATGTATTTGATAATGTAGCTGTTTTTCCTGTAAAATCAGCCATAGATCACTTTCCTAAATTTCAACAAACAATAAATAATTCAGGGTATGATATAAGTAATAATCACAGAGTTATTTTTGCAGCTGTAGTGAGTGATCATTTGATCACTCCTTCAACATTTGATTCTCTTCCATTATTTGGTTGTGCTATCCTTAATTTACAAAATAGATCGATTGAGTATTTTAAGGTTGACAATGAATCTAAAGTTATAAAATCTCGTTTATTAGATGTAATTACTCATAATGTTCATGGTGATCTTTTTATGGATATGTATACTAATAATCCTAATTTTGATGTAGATGCAACATTTTTTGTTAAATATGGTTTTATTGAACCTATACTTATAAATAAAGTAATACGACTTAAATATGTACCAAGACCTTCTACAAAATTAACTTTAATGCAAATTAGAGCTGCTGTATCAAGTTTAAAGTCAAATGTTCTTTTAATAAATATGTTTATTCCAAAAGTGGTTGCAAACACTTTATCAAAGTGTATAAAAGAAATTAATGAAGCTGCTGGCAATCTTTCTATTGTTAAATATATTGATGGTGGAATAGCATTAATTGGTTTAAATTCTGATAATATTAGAAGCGGAGATGAAGGTTCAGTTGGCCTTCCAGATAAATATTCTCCCTTTGTTTTTCATACTCATCCTGATCATATCACACGAGAATTTAAAGCTTTTATTAGTTGGCCTAGTGGTCAAGATATGATGGTTGTAGCCCTTAGTTTTCTTCAATTTAGAGATCAACTAGTACATTTTGTTGCGAGTCCAGAAGGGTTATGGTCAATTCATGTCACACCTGAATTTCAAAAATTACTTATTCACCTAAGAAATAAAAATTCTTACAAGTGTTCTCAAAGCATCCTTGATGCTATCCATAAAGTTTTTACTAAATTTGAATCTCCTCGTTCTGCCTTAGAAATTGAAGCAATTAATAGATATAATATTGGTGGTCAATATTTATCAGCAACTAAAAATTACAAATTATCTAACTTAGTCAATGATGTTCCACAACTCAATGAGGATTGTAAGTCTGAAGCATCTGATGATGCACAGTTATTTAACGTTTCTTTGATTAAATGGAAACGTTTTTCAGAATCATCCGACGAAGGTGTCTATCTTACATTTGATTATATTTCTGATATTGCAGGTGGACTTTCACCATTTTTCTTTCCTACATTTTAATTTTTTTAATCATAATTATGATTAAAAGAAAGAGAAAATAAACATGTCCAATACAGGTGGAAATTTTAGAATTTATGATCCTGTGGCACAATTAATTGCCACAGGAGGAGGTGGAGGGTTACCATCTACAGGAGGTACTTTAACGGGTGATTTAACTCTACAAGTGCCATCTAAAGTGGTTCAATGTCAACCACCAACTAATTCCTGCGACTTAGCTAATAAGGCTTATGTAGATGCACAAGTAGCTGCAGGCACTCCGGACGCAACAACTTTGGTTAAAGGTAAAATTCAACTAGCTGGAGATTTAAGTGGAACCGCAAGTGCTCCTGTTGTTGCTCCACTTTCTATTACAAATGCTAAATTGGCTAATTTGGGTGCGGTTAGTCAACTCAAAGGATCTTCTTCAACATCTTCGGCTGCTACAGACATTACATTAGGTCCAAGTTTGACTATTTCAGGTACAACCTTAGCTGTTAATCCAGCTTCTGTTCCATCTATTCCAGTTTTAGTATCCCAAGGTGGAACCGGAGCTACAACATTAACCGGTTACCTTAAAGGCAATGGAACCTCGCCAATTACATCATCTTCAAGTGTTCCTACAACAGATTTAACAGGTCAATTTGTAGGGTCGGTTAATGGTGTTGCTCCGACACCAACTAATGGTGGAAATGTGTCTATTCTTCTCGGAAATGTAACTACTGGTACACTCGCAGCCAGACCGGTAAGTCCTGGAACCAACGGAAATATATATGTTGTGAGTGGAGATTCAACACCTTCAAACAATGGTCGTACTTATATATCAGATGGAACAGCGTGGCAAGAAGTTACTACAAATCAAGCTGCTACCGACGCTAGATATGTATTGAAGGCTGGAGATACTTTAAGTGGAAACCTAAATGTTCCTAGTGGTATCAAAGTTATATTATCTGACTTACCGACGGGAGGCACTGATGCTGCTAATAAAAATTATGTAGATGCACAAGTAGCTGCCGTAGTTGTACCAGATGCTACTTCTTCAGTTAAAGGTATAGTTCAACTAACAGGAGATTTAAGTGGAACCGCGAGTGCTCCTGTTGTATCTCCGTTGGCTATTACAAACGCTAAATTGGCTAATTTGAGTGCGGTTAGTCAACTCAAAGGATCTTCTTCCACATCTTCGACTGCTACAGACATTTCTCTTGGATCTGGGTTGAGTATGAGTGGTTCAACTCTTAGCGTAGATACTTCTTCTTTGAGTAGTACATTTTTACCTCTCTCAGGAGGAACTATGAGTGGTGCTATCTCCCAGCCTTTAGCACCTGCAGTGGGTAGTGATGTAGCTAATAAGGCTTATGTAGATTCTCAAGTAGCTGCTGTAGTTGTACCAGATGCAACTTCTTCAGTTAAAGGTATAGTTCAACTAGCTGGAGACCTAAGCGGTACTGCGAGTGCTCCAGTTGTATCTCCACTTTCTATTACAAACGCTAAATTGGCTAATTTAAGTGCGGTTAGTCAACTCAAAGGATCTTCTTCCACATCTTCGACTGCTACAGACATTTCTCTTGGATCTGGGTTGAGTATGAGTGGTTCAACTCTTAGCGTAGATACTTCTTCTTTGAGTAGTACATTTTTACCTCTCTCAGGAGGAACTATGAGTGGTGCTATCTCCCAGCCTTTAGCACCTGCAGTGGGTAGTGATGTAGCTAACAAAGCCTATGTAGATGCACAAGTAGCTGCCGTAGTTGTACCAGATGCAACTTCTTCAGTTAAAGGTATAGTTCAACTAGCAGGAGACCTAAGCGGTACTGCGAGTGCTCCTGTTGTATCTCCGTTGGCTATTACAAACGCTAAATTGGCTAATTTAAGTGCGGTGAGTCAACTCAAAGGATCTTCTTCCACATCTTCGGCTGCTACAGATATTTCAGTTGGTACCGGATTAGTTGTATCAGGATCAACTCTTGCTATGGATACAAGCACTATGAGTAAAGCTGGCAATGCTCAATTTGGTGTAGTTGAATTTGATTCTAGTGGTGATTTAGTACAAACATCTGCTGACTCCGGTATTGGAGTAGTTAAACCTTTAGCTATTACCAACCCTAAATTAGCTAATATGAGTGGAAATAGTCAACTTAAAGGATCTTCTTCTACATCTTCGGCTACTACAGATATAACTTTAGGTTCAAGTATGAGTATGTCTTCTACAGGAGTTCTAAGTAGTCAAGTTTCTAATTTTAATGGTTCTGACCCTAATATTACTGCACCCACAGATAGACCATCAACAGCTAATATTTTATATTATGGAAATGATGGTGGTACTTGGGTTTGGAATGGTACAAATTATGTTGGTTCGGCGGATTTAACATTTGCCTCTGGCAATGTAGCATCTTTAACAGCGGTTACCTTAAGTCCTATTTCTGTTAGATTTAATGGTTCAAATAATGTTTTTGAAATGCAATGTACATCTCCTGCTTCTGGAACAACTCCAGCTGGTGCCATGACCACTATTATGAATTACAGAAATTCTACTGCTGGTGCTAGTGCTTCTGGAGGTAGTTTTAATGCAGCAAAATCATTTGCTGCATTTGATAATATAGATAATACAACAAGTGGTAACTTTCCACCTAATATCTATCCTGGAGTTCAAGAATGGTTTGCTATGGATCTTAATACAAGAATTTCTTATTTAATAATATGTATAGGTCCATCTTCATCTGTAGCAACTTCTAGGATTACTATTAGAAAAATAACTTAAAACAGTAAATAAATGGTAGTAAAAGAAAATTTTTGTGGAGCATGTCTTACTATACCACTGGCATTTGCTGGAGCTGGTACTGCTATTGGTGCGGAACAAAAGGCTAATTTAAAAAAATGGGCAGTAATTTTTACAATAGTAAGTATAGCACTTACTATATATTTTGTGTATATTAAAAAATGTAGTACTTGTAAAATTAGATAAATTTGTGGTATTTTAAAACTTTTAAAGTTTTAAAATACATTTGATTTTTTTGTCCAAGGGGGTAATACACGATTGCAATGCATATTCAAATAGTAAAATTTTTAAGGTAAAAAAAACCTTAAAAATTTTACTAAATAGATATATAGTTTTTTAAATTTTATTTTTTTTATGGTTTTAATATCTTTTTAAAGATATTAAAACCAAAAATGTTTAAATTTCTTCTACATTTTTTAGTTGCAAGTTTGCAAAAATATTTATTTGTTGGTTTAAATCGCACGAAGAATTTAATGCATCAATAACTTCATTGTCATTTAAATCAAATGAAGAGGTTGTTTTTTGTATACAGTCAAATAAAACAATATGATCATTTATTTGAAAATTATATGGTTCTTTAACCATAATTAAATCTTCAATTGAAGTAAATAAATTCCAACCATTAAATTTAAAATTAAATAATTTTTTACAACGTTGAATTTCAGCATAAAGTATATATTCAATAAAATTTGATATTTCAATTATAGATGATAACAATTTACCATAATCTAAATCTTGAATATCAACATAGTCTCCAAAACCATCAAAAATTTCAAACATTTTTAGTTTAAAATTGTGGCAAAGTTTAGGGTAATTTTTAACTTTATCACAATTTTCTTCTAAAATTAATTCATTCACACATTCTAAGATTTTTTTAAACATATTTAATTTATCATCAGGAACGGTATTTTTAAACCATAAATCTATTTTTTGCCATTCAGTTAAAAAATTAGCCATAACTGAATTTAATGTTTTTGTTTTAAAATTATTACCCCCTATTGGTAATTTAAGCAATATACCAAAAATATCAACAATGTTATCCAGTTCTGTATATATAAAACAATTTTTATAGTCAGAAACAAGTTCAACAATAATTTTTTCTATTTTTTTACATACAATACGGGCTGCACTTGAAATTGTGCTTTTAATCCATCCTGTTTCTTTACTTAATTCAAATTTAAGTTCATTTGACTTTAAAAACTTTTTATTTACCAAATGCTTTATTTTTTGAGGACAACCTTTAACATAAGCTAAACGAACCAGTAATGTTTTAAAATCGTTTACATCATCAAACATAAAGGGTGTGTAACCTTTATTGGTAAAAAATAAACTATTATTATAACTTGTTCCTTCTAAGCCTTTAGAATATGCAAATCCATAATCAAATAAAACTGGAAAATAACCATTAGTATATATTAACCTATTAATAACAACTTCTTCATAAGTAAATTTATACCAAAAAAAAGTTCTTTGTAAGCATCTTCTTAACAAAATATTTTCAAGGTGAAGATCATAATGTGTAAAATTTTTTTCTTGTTGTGCTACCAACAAAGCTAAAATTAATTGATGAATTAATGATTCTGTGTTAGTACCAAATTTGGTACCTTTCAAATATTCAAGTAAAGTTAAGGTTGAAGGTATATATTCTAATATTAAAACATCTCTTACACAATTGTAGGTATTAAAAGGATTAAAATATTTACTATCTTTAATTTTTTTAAGCTTGTCAGGAACATGACATTTTATTTCTCTTTTAATTTCAAATACTCTATTAAAATGAGGTAAATAAAAGGTTAAATCTTCCATATCTTTTGCTACTTTAAATTCATGATCAACTAAAGTATTAACTTCTTTTGGAATTTTAAAAACATATATAGGATATGCCGGATCATCTTTTACAAAAAAATAATTAGTAGCACCAGAAGATAATAATGGTTGAGATAGTGTTAAAACTTTTTCAGATTTTCTACCACCAGAAAGTGGTTTAAGTAAACCTACAATTCCTTGAGATGTATCTTCATTAAATGTTCTATAGTATTGTAGATCCATATTTATTTTACTGATATTTTACTTTAAAAATTTCATTTTATTTGCAAATATTCAAGTAATAAATGGATTTAAACACAAACTATGAACATTATATTCAAGTTCCAACTTATGAAAATTTTAGAGAACTTAATGTTAGTAGTAAAAAAAGTGGTAAAAAAATAATTTTTTGTAAATATGGTTCTATATTTGTTGGACTTGTTACCATAATTTTACTAGTAATTTTTGGTATTAATAATATTGCAGCAAATATTAGTAACACTAACACAACTGAAACAACTAACACAACTGAAACAACTAACACAACTGAAACAACTAACACAACTGAAACAACTAACACAACTGAAACAACTAACACAACTGAAACAACTAACACAACTGAAACAACTAACACAACTGAAACAACTAACACAACTGAAACAACTAACACAACTGAAACAACTAACACAACTGAAACAACTGAAACAACTAACACAACTGAAACAACTGAAACAACTAACACAACTGAAACAACTAACACAACTGAAACAACTAACACAACTAACACAACTAACACAACTGAAACAAGTAACACAACTGAAACAAGTAACACAACTGAAACAAGTAACACAACTGAAACAAGTAACACAACTGAAACAAGTAACACAACTGAAACAAGTAACACAACTGAAACAAGTAACACAACTGAAACAAGTAACACAACTGAAACAAGTAACACAACTGAAACAAGTAACACAACTGAAACAAGTAACACAACTGAAACAAGTAACACAACTGAAACAAGTAACACAATTGAAACAAGTATTTCTAATACTAATGTTTCCCGTAACCTTTTTGAAATGTTACAATCAGATGAAAAAGATGTTGTTATATCAAATAAAACAATAATAATTAATGGTAAAAATGATTCAGTAATTATTCGTGATTAATTTTAATTTTCTTAAGAAAATTAAAATTATTAGTTAACCATTATTTTATGTATTCATTTAAAGCTTCTTCTGTTCGACCATTAATTTCTTTATTAATTAATTTACCATTTTTATACAAAAGGTAATCTGGAAACCCTTGAAATGAGGGTTTAATTTTAGTAATTAAGTTAACCATTTTTTTAACATCCGGGTCTTCTCCGTCACCTTCTATTGTTAAACACATTATATTTTTATTATTATTAGCAAATTTTTGAAAATGTGGTTTAGCATCAGTACAATGACCACAATAATTAGCTTGAATCATAACAACACATGTTTTATTTTTAAAATGTTTAAGATTACCATTACTTGTAAAATCTTTTGATTCTAAATATATTATTGGCGGAAGTAAGTACATTTATTATTGTTAAACTGTAGTTATATTTAAATATATGTTTTAACAGAAGCGCCTCTTTTAACTGTAATTTTTTCATATTCTACAGGTTTATAAACAATTGTTTTAGATGTAGATGTACCAATACCATTATTTTTTTGTTGTTTTTTATTAACAACAAGTATCCAATCATTTAATGAAGTATTACTCATTTATTTTATATAGTTTTTAATCTCTTTAAAGAGATTAAAAACTGATTAATCTAAAATTTGGATAATTTTAACTTTAAAATTTTTAAATTCAATATTATTTTTTTCTTTTTTTCTTAAAGTTAAAGTATACTCTTTATTTACATTATCCCAAATATCAGCTAAAGGTACATTGTAAGAATCAACAGTATAATGAATATTTTTTTCAAGATCATTTAACTTTAAATCTATTCCTAACAATTCAACTATTTTAGAAGCTGCATCTTCTTTTGCCGATTTTAAGGTTAATCCTTCCCCAATTTCAATATTTTTTTCAAAAGTACAACTTACTTGAAATTTAGGGCTATGATCTTTACCTTCTTTTTTTAAGGTTTCAAAATAAGGAGGATTTAACCTTAATTTTTGGCAATATAAATTAATTTTTGATATATTACTTGAATTCATAATGTTTATTAAATTATTTTTTTTGCAAAAAAAATCATTTTTTATCATTAAGGTTAAAGTTATTTTAATTCATCTTTGAAGCCTAATTAGGCTTAAAAGATGTTAAAAAATTTCAAATGTTTGTTAGAGAGAATTCAAGTTAAATTTAAAATAATTTTTTTCTACAAGTAAACTCAATTGGAACTTTAGTAAACTTGGTTTTTTTCTTTTTAGGGGCAACTGTACTAGTAGTTGGTATTGGATTGTTTGGAGTTGTATTTAAGTTAATTTTTTCCATATTGATAATTAATTTTTGTTCTTCTTTCTTTTCCTTTAGTTCATTAAATTTCATCATTCGGATCATTTGATTGATATTGGAAGGTTCTTCTAACCATAACAATTCTAAAATTTTGTCAGTAGTTACATTTGGCAAAACTAAAAGTTTAGTTTTAATGAACAAGTACAATTTTTGATCAATTTGTTGTACTGTAGTCAAATCACTGGGTAATAGTGATCGTTGTTTGCGTTTATTATATTCACTCATCAAAACATCAACTAATTTTACAATATATTGTTCATTTAATTCAAAGGTTGAAATGTAGTCTGGAAACAATTTTTTCAACAACTCAATAGAAACTTGGTCATTTTGATGTTTAAGTTGAAGATAACGGTATGGAATACTTTGTTCATTATTTCGAACTTTAAAATATGTAGCATATTCATCGCTAATGATACGATATTGAGATCCCTGTGAATGTACCAGTAGTAATCCTTGATAAGTAAAAGGATATCTCATTTTTTCAACAAATTCAAACACTTCTTTAAGTGTTTCAAATTTTTCAGATGGTTTAGGTAAAGCATCAATTTTAATGTTACATTCTGAATCATTTGAACCTACAAAATAAACTTTTTTGTCAAAATTTGGAGTACAGACAAAACGTGTATTTTTGTCTGCCATAATCATAAAAGTATATTGGCACCTTAAATTTAATTTTGTAAACAAATCTTTAAGAGACAAGTTGTAGCTTTCTTTTAACCCTTCTTCAAATAACAATTTGAATGAATTGTTTGAACCCCATTTAGATCTTCCAGAATCTAGTTTGCGATGTGTTGAAATGTACCATTTTTTATGATAGAAAATTCTAATGATAGTTCCTTCATAAGAATATTCAATGTTCATATCTTTAAAATCATGCTTTAAATTAGCCATTTTAGTAACACATTCTTCTTGCTCTGTATGTGTAAACTCGTATGGAAAAAAACTACCTTCTTGAACAATATTTTTAGTTTTGTTATCAATAATAGTTCCCCGATACCTTCTAAGTTTGTCTTCAAAAAGACAGTTGTCTGTAGAAAATTGAACATTTTCTACGTCATTTCTCTTTGTTGGTGAAGAGAGTTCAAAAAGACTTTTAATAGTTGCACATTGAATAGTCAATTCTTCATTAGAATCAACTACTTCAACATAATTCATTGGTGAATTCATTGTTGTATTAGCCATTGTAAGCTTTGTTTATTCTTTATTATTTGATACATTGAATCAAATTTCTGCAAAATGTTAATGTTGTATAAAAAAGAAAGAATAAATGAAAGAAGAAGAAATTATAGCTAATCTGAGCCATTCATATTTTAATCATCTTTTTAAAGATGTTCAGCCATTTTTAGACTACTTTAACAGTGAATTAGTGGTTAAAAGTAAAGATCTAAGTTCTGAAGTTGTAGAAAGATTATTTTTTATGGCTTGTTTGCACTCTTCAGATATTCTTTTACCTCATTGTGATCAATCTATATCTAAAAAAAAATTAAAAAAACAAGATTGGTTACATACCATTAAACCATTTGGAAGTAAAAGTAAACAAGGAGTGGTTAATAAATGTATAATATTTGATAAAATATTTGTGGTAGTTAAAAAACCTAAAACATCTAAATTTGATGAAATTACTCTTAGAGATTTTTGTGTTGGTATTCATCTTAATAAAATTTTAAATGAAGCTCCATTTTTTGTTAGAACTTTAGGTTGTTTTGTATCAAAAAGCCAATTTCATATTGCAACTGAATTTATAGATGGAATTAACTTAAAAATTTTTATTCAAAATAAAAAAAATACATTTGTTGATTTTCTCAATATTTTTTTTCAAATTTTATTAGGGTTAGAAATAGCCCAAAATAAATTAAATTTTTCTCATTATGATTTACACACCGACAACATTATTTTAGTCCCTACAACTAAATGTTTAGAAATATCATTATATGGGTATATTTATACCATCAAACACACCCAAAAACCAGTTATAATCGATTTTGGATTATCTTCTGTGTGTACAAAAGGTAAAACACTAGGACAAAAAAGTCTTGAAACTAAAGGTATTTATCCTCATTTGTCACCAGGTTATGATATATATGTTTTTCTTTTATTTTGTTTAGATGTTTCTCAATCATCTAATATTTCTATCTTTAAAGGCATTACTGACCTTTTATTATTTTTTAAAGTTGAAACAAACCTTCCACTTAATCTCTTAACAAATAATCATATTAAATGTTTAAAAAAGGGAGTTTCAAACTGTATTCCATTTAAATTTGTACAATACATTCTCCAAAATTATTTTGCTTATTTAAATGTTGAAGTTGAACCAAAAAAATACAATGATCAATGTCTTGGAAAACAACCTTTATTTTTAAAATTAAAACAAATTTTTGATATAAACAATGAACTGGAATTAGTTCCAGTAAATATACATTATAAAAAAGGCTTTATTAAAACTTTAGTCGATAATATTAAAACTTATTATTGGTATTCGAAAAAAATAGAGTTAACACCAACCCAAATTGAACGTTTAATTGAAATAGATATTTTCAATCTTCAAAATTTAATTGACGATTTAAATTTAATATTGACAAAAAAAGGAGAAGACAAACCCTATATTAGTATAGAACAAAAAAATTTATTTTTTGTAAGTTTAGATTACTATTATTTAATACTTGAACTGGAATTACACCATCAATATCCGTTTTATAAATTATGGATTCAGAACTTTAAAAACACCTTTGTTTATCGTAATGTTTTTAAGCATTTACATCTTATTTTAAGCCAAGAAAGACTTAAACGTCTACAACATATTTAATTTTAACCTTAATTAAGGTTAAAATTAATAATTTTTTAATTACTTTTTGCTTTTAGCTTCCTTTTTAACTTTATCTTTTGGTGGATTATTTTCTTTTCCTTTTGTGGTTTTTTTGGGCTTGACTTCTTCATCAATTTTTTGTTCTTTGGTTTCTTTTGGTTTACGACCACGTTTAACTTCTTTTTCTTCTGTTGTTGAAGATGGTACTTCAACAACCTCTTCAAAACAATTCTTTAAATATTTTTGCATAGTAGGATATTTAAGGACAACATCATCTTCAACTTGAAGCAATTCTTTTAATTTAGAATCAGGTGTAATTATAGTTTTATTTTTTGGATCACGTAATTCGTTTTCTTTAATATAAGCACATAGCACATTGGTTACATCATAACGAGATTTTTGTGTTTCTTGGTAAACCCAACCTTCACATTGTGGTAAAGAACAACAACTAGCAAATAAAGCCATACTTTCAGAAATAGGGCGTTGTTTTTCTAAACCAGTGTTATGAGATTCTCTGGTTCTTTTAGGCTTATATTGAATATTTTTATATTTTATTAAAGATTTTTTAGCATCTTTAATTTCGCGTAAAGCATTACGTAATGCTTTACGCATTTCAACAACAGTTGAATCTGTTGTTTTTATGATATTTTCAACCATAATAATTGAACTTTCTGTTTTTTCAACAGATTTGTTGAAATGCTCTAAAGCAATTTCTTTATTTTTACGTCCCTTTTTTGGGACAATGGTTGGTTCAACTTGTTTTGGGGCAACAGAAAACATATTCTTTTTATAGTTATATTTAATCTTTTTAAATTTTCAATTTTTTGAAAATATTAAAAATTAAAGGGTAAAGTATCCTTTAATTTTTTATTTTAAAATTAAAGGGTAACATTTTTTTTATGGTTTATTTTAACCTAATATATAATTTTATACTTAAATCCTCCACCGCTGTTGATTTCCGTTTTGCTATCTTTCCACCCAGTTAGTTCTTTAATTTGATACCACAAGTCTTTTTTGGTTGTGTTAGTTACCTTTAATAGTCGACTCATTAATTCTTTTCTTTCAACGATGGAAATTCGTTGTTCTCGTACTTTTAGGTTGTTTTTCAACCTTAGTCAGCCCCCCCAACTGGGGGGGCTGACTTTTACTTAAAGGATACCATAAATCTTGAAACCAATCAGATTCAACATCAAAAGCTAAATTGTAGCTTTTAATATATTCAAATATATTCATTAACTCCATTTATTAAACAATAAATGGATTATAAATTACATGATTTTTTACCATTATACAACACTTTACAAACTCAAGACTTTGATAGAGATATTAATAGTCTTAAAGAGTTTGTACAATATAAATTACCTCGTGAAGAGGTATTTCCACAACATCCTGGAGATTTAATGCTGCATCAAAAGCTTATTTCTAATTTTATTAATCCAAATACTTCTTACGATGGTTTGTTATTGGTACATGAAATGGGTACTGGTAAAACTTGTACAGCAGTTGGAGTAGCTGAAAAATTTATTAACAATTCAAACAATACTTTTCCATCAACTACATTAAAAAAAATAGTTGTATTAACTAAAGGAAAAGGACTACAAAACAATTTCATCAATGAAATTGCTAATGTTTGCACAAGTGGTCAATATCTACAGGGACTTGACAAATATGTACGAAATAAAGATAAAAGAATTAAAAAAAATGTTAAGGTTAATTATACTTTTGATACTTTTGAAATTTTTGCAAAAAATTTAAAAAAAATTAGTGATAGAGAAAAAACCCTAAGTTATGAAAACACATTATTTATTATTGATGAAGCTCATAACCTTAGAATGTCATCGGATTTAGAAGAACAAAATATTTATACAGAGGTTGTAAATCTCTTTAAATTATTAAAAAATCGAAAAATTTTATTATTAACTGGAACACCAATGAAAGATCAACCAGAAGAAATTATAAATCTTTTAAATATTTTTTTAAGAGAAAATTTAACCATAGAAGATTTAAATAATACAGCAATATTTAAAAAAAAAATAAGTGGTTACATCTCATATTTAAGAGCTATGATGTCTGATGTTAATAGAAAAGAAGAAGGTGAAATGTTAGGTACTTTAAATCATTTTAAAGTTTATCCGGTTATTATGGATAAATTTCAAAATAAAGTATATCTAGAAGCTAAAAAAAAAGATGATGAAGAAAGGTCAATTTTTAACTATTCTAGACAAGCTTCTTCTTTTGTGTTTCCAGATGGAACTTATGGTAAAACAGGCTTTGAAAAAAATGTTATATCACATTCAACTGGTTACAGTTTTGTTTCAAATATTAAAGCTAAATTACAAACACAACTATATAAATATTCTGCTAAATATGCTGATTTATTGCAAAAATTAGAAGAAGATTACTCTTTAGGTAAATTGTCCTTTGTATTTTCAGAATTTGTTAAAGGTTCTGGATTAATAGTTTTAAGTCTACTTTTGGAATTAAATGGTTATACACGAGCTACAGTTGATAGCAATTTTTCTAAACCTCAAAAAAGGTATGTAATTTTTACAAATGAAACAAGCACCGATAGTCAAACCAGAAAACTTATTAATATTTTTAATAATCCTAAAAATATGAAAGGAGAGTATATTTCAACCATAATAGGTTCACGTGTTATTATGGAAGGTTTTAGTTTTAAAAATATTCAATCAGAATACATTCTTACTCCTCACTGGAATTATTCTGAAACAAGTCAAATTATCGCGCGAGGTTTAAGGGTAGGATCACACCTTGATCTTATTAAATCTGGTGTTGTTCCAGAAGTTAAAATTTATCATTACACAGCATTGCCTTCTACTAGTATTCAAGACTCAATTGACCTTCATATGTATGAAATTTCTGAAAAAAAAGATTTTGCAATTCAACAAGTTATAAGAACCTTAAAAGAAGCAGCTTTTGATTGTGAACTTAATAAAAATAGAAATGAAGTTACCAACACCTCATTAAATGGTAGTCGAAGTTGTGAATATCAAGACTGTGAATACAAGTGTGATAATACTTTTGAAATCAGTGGCAGTAGTAACCCTAGAAATTACAGATTACTTTATTTTCGATATTCATCTGAGTATTACCTTCTTAAAAATAGTATAATTTCAAAAGTTATTCAAGCTCCAATAACCATAGAAGAATTAATAAATCTAAGTGGTTACACCGAATTTGAAATTGTTTGTGTGCTTCAAGATTTACTTAATTTTCAAGAAATTTTATTTACCCGTCCAGAAGGTTCTTATTATCTTAAAAATTTTAAAAATTTATGGTTTGCAAGTACACAAGATTTAGAAGGTGAGCCTGAACTTTTAAATTTTTATACAAAATATACTACAATATTTATGGGTAAAAGTATTGATGAATTAATTTATATTCATCAAAAAAAATTTATGGTTTCTTTAATTAATAAAATTTTTACTAGTAAAAATTTATCTGAACTCCAAGAAGGAGTGGTACAATTACCTTTATATCTTCAAGAAAAATTACTGTGTTATTCTATTTCTTGTAAAGATAGTAATACACCAAATAATTTTGTGAGAGATATGGTTTTAAATAACTTTCGGTTATATTATGTTATTCTTGGTAATAAATCATTTGTATGGTTAAATGCTGATCAGCCTAAATGTACTTTAGATTTAAATAATTATCGGGAGTGGACAATTTGTGGTGAAAATGAACAAAAACAAATTGAACAAGTTAAAAAAGAAAGACAAAATGTTGTGCACACAACATCTAATAATCCATATGGTTATATTGGACTATTAAATAGATCATCAAATGATTTTTGTTTGAGAAAAATTGAAGAGTCTCAACAATCAGATAAAAGAAAAAGAAATGTGGGTAAAAGATGCCAAAATTGGAAGAAAAAAGATTTGATAGATTTGGTTGCAAATCGCCTTAAAGTTAATCCAGATGAAGATTTTGATTTTGATGAATCAGATGTAGCTAAAATGAAGAAAGATCCTAAATTTTCTAATATACTTATAGCTAATGGTTCACTTAGAGATTATAAACGTACTGCATTTTGGAATGCTCAAGATGTCAATTATTTATGTACTAAAATTATGCAAAACTTTATGGATAAAAAGTTAGTAGTAGACGACCCTAACTGTGGAACATCTAAAAAAATACGTTAATTTTAATGGTTTTTTAACCATTAAAATTTTAAACATTACGTTTACTACTATCTGTGGCCTTCATTTCTTCTATTAATTTTTCTTCAGTAATATTACTCTCTTCAAGGTCAATATTGTTGCCTTTAAAAGTGACACCTTTTGCCTTCAAGTTCTCTTTTATTCTTGTGTATAAACTTTTCGAATTTGGATTACACTTAAAGTCTAAAAGAACCTCAAGATTGGGAAAATGCAATTTTTCAACTTTAAGCTTACGTTGAGTATAACCTTCTTGAGCTCTAATTGTGTAATACAAGTAGTACTCTGGGTCATTACGTTTGATGAGAACAAATCTTTCACGTTTTGATTCATCTTCAGGTAATGGGGCTCTATCTTCAACTGCTATACCCAATTTATGTTGAACTTTTTTGACTTCTTTTTTTAAGAGTAGTATTGTTATCAAGTAACTCTTCATTTTTGGTCTTTTAACTTCTTCCAGAGTAATGCCTAATGATTTAAGGTATTGTGTTTGTTGTTTAATTAGATTTCTGTCTTGTTCTCTTTCTTCTTCTTGTTTTTGCATTTTAAGATCCATATTAGCCATCATTTGTTCTAAGTCAGTTATTTTTCTTTGGGACTCTCTGTGGTTAAAATAAAGCGTATACTCTGTGTACAATTTAAGAAGTTTTTCAAGGTCTATGTAATATTGACGGATAGTATCACCATTTTTAGTCTTAAGTTGCATAATAGCCATCTTAAGATTGTCTGGTTCTATAATAAGAAATTTAGCACAGGCTTTAGCACCTTCATTATATGTAACAAGTTCTTGTTGAATAGTCGGATATTGTTTAATTTCTTCATTAGAGCTTGTCAGCTCATTAAAAGAAATATTGTTTCTTTTAAGCATTCGAACAAAATTTTTACGCTGTTCTTTTATTTCACCTTCATATCCAAACCATTCTAAAACCGCCGGGTGCACGTGCACCCGGCGGTTTCCTATCATAACTTGCCAAAAGTAGTCAAACATAACCATATTTAATTTAAACTTGGTTACCTCAACAAATTGTATAATGTCAAGTAAAGAAGCGCTACGTTTCAATGCTTTTTTAACTTTAAAGTCACAAGGACCATTTACAGTATCAATAGTTACACCTAAAAATGTGGTATTTTCCATGTCTTTATTTGATTCTTCATTTTCGAAAAAAAATTCATTTTTTGAGGTTAAATTAGCTTTATTTATATTTTGTTATCTTAAAATTTTTTGGTTGGACTACAATAGTACCATTTTGGTATTCTTTTACTATTTGTAACGTTTGTTCAGATGTTAACCTATTTTTAGTTTCTAATTTTTTAACATTAAATAATGTTAAAAAATAATTTATTCTTGGTCTTGTTCTTCATAATCATCCTCCATTTGTTTCAAAGATTTAATCCAAATGGTTATTTTATCCTTTTCTTTTGATCCTATATTTGTTTCAAATATTAAAGGTTGCGAAGGGTTAGTGTATATCTTTAAAATAGTATTAAATTTTGTAAATTTTTTTAATTTAGAAAAATATTCTGCTTTAAATTCACCTTCAAAAGGAAGAATTTCACAAGCTTCTGCATCACTTTTAATAATTACTTTACTTTTTTCAGATTCAAAAGCAATTTCTGGAATTTTATTGTCCGTTTTAATGGTCATAATATACTTTCCGCTAATTGATCTACAAAATTCTAAAAAATCTGATGATTTAATATTTAATGGTTGAACTTGCTCTAAAACTATAGGTAAATCATAAAACTGTGTTTCCTTCATATTAATTTTTTTTTCAAATTCAATTGTTTTCTTGGTTACTTTAATTCTTAATTCTCTTTCTTTTTTTATAGACAATTCTATGGTATCAACACTTGTAATATTTTTTAAATTTTCTTTCATACTTTTAATATTTAAGGTGAAAATACATTCTTTTTCACATTTATAATCTAGGAAAGATGTACTAGAAAAACTAGCCATTGTATGAATACTTTTATCATAAGTTGTGTAGATGTACAACCCATTCTTTTTTATATCAAAACAAACATCTACAATACCAATTTGACCATACAAGTCAAATACATTTTTAAAGTTGGAAATACCTTTATTCATTTTACATAAAAACATTTTGTATTTTGTTAACTACCTCTTTATCTATAAAGAGTTAAAGCTTATTTTTTAATGGTTAAAATAAGTTATTGTTTTAATTTTTTTATAATGAAATTTAATGATTAATTGATTCATTAATTTAAAAAATTGAAATTGAATAAATTTTAGCTATAAGAATAAATGTTCAAGAATTCACTGTGGGATAATTCATTCATTATTAAACAAGAAAACTATGCTTTAAATAATGAATTAAATAAGTTAAAAAAAACACATAAAATAATGGTTCAAGAAAAAAAAGAACTTGAGCGTAAAATAAATGAAATAACAAAGGTTGCTACAAAGTTACCCGAAGAAATTGATAAATTAATAGAAAAAGTACCTTTACACCTTCAAAACAGTTTGTATCAAAAAATAGAAATATTACTTAATTGTACTACATGTACTGTATGTCATTCAAGTGTTAAGCGTGTGGTATTTATAGGGTGTAAACATCTTGCTGTATGTATAAAATGTGGTGAAAAATTAAGTAATTGTCCTTTGTGTAGACAAAGTTCAGAAAAAATAACAGTTTTTACTTAACGGTTAACCTGCAACCGAAAGGGTAAAAATTGAAAATTTTTTGAGTAAAAATTTATTAAATAAAATGCTTCAATCAGTTTTTAAAGAGTTATACGACCAAGGAATACTTATTTTTTTGGATACAGACAATTATGTTACTAACAATAGTTGTATTGATGTAAATATTTTTGAATCCAGAGATGAATTTTTAAAAGTATATACAGAACCTATTGAACATGGTTGGATATTTTGTTATACAACAAATATTAATGAGGTTTTGACAACTTTAAAAGAAGATACTTGTTGTTTAATAGAATTTGGCTTTAATTCAGATACTGAAAAAAAAGCTTTAGAAGTAGGTAGAGCTTTAACCAATACTTTAATTAAATTTAAGTTTATGGCTCATTGGGACGAAAGAGCTTTAAAAGAACATAAAGTTTCAACTGTAATTACAATAGAAGATTTACCCTCTTCTGTTCAAGATTTAATGGAAGATTATGAAGTTGATTTTGATTAAAATTTAATTGTTTTAATATCTTTAAAGATATTAAAATCTAATTATTTAGACAACTTTGATAACATGTATTAACACATTCTTGACCCATATTATAACATGCATGTACACATGTAGTATAATCACATGTATGTGCTAAAGTAATAGCTATTAATGATAATAGTACCAATAAACACCGAAACATTTATTATATGGTTTTTATTAAAAATTTAATGGTTTTAAACCATTAAATTTTTAAATAATAGATTCAACACGTTCAACAGCGTCAGAAATATCTTTTAAATCAATTTCAGAGACTTCTGAATCTTTATTTGGAGATTCTTGTTTTTCTTCAGAGACTTCTGAATCTTTATTTGGAGATTCTTGTTTTTCTTCAGAGACTTCTGAATCTTTATTTGGAGATTCTTGTTTTTCTTCAGAGACTTCTTGTTTCACAACATATAATCCAGTATCATCTTTTTGTACTACACCTTTATCTACATATTGTAAAAATAAGTCTTCATTAGAGCCAAATGATTCTTTTACAGCTACACTTAAAACAGCTCTCAAACTATTTTTAGAAACAGTTCTAACACCATCAATAATTTCTACTTTAGTATCATCTTTTGAATCAAAATACCCGTTTTTATCAAATACATATATTTTAGTATTACAAATACTAGCAATATGTTGTGCTAGTAAGAGTTGATAACGTAAACTATAAGTTACAAAGTTTTCAATTTCCTTTCCCATTTATTAATTAAAAATTAATATAAATAATATAAATACACTAAATACTACATATTTAATGGTATAATAATACTGAAGTTTGAGGTAGTAATTAAAGTAATCCAAACCTTAATTATTCAACCGAAATCATTAATTGATTGGAACATTTATTTCGTTCCAAATCTTTTTTGGAACAATGGATAATATTATCATTATAAATTTGAAAAATTTCATCGTGATTTAATGCTGGTAAGATAGGTATACCCTCCCATTCGTTTAATTTTCCTTGGTAATCAATGTTAATTTCTAATGGATGAAAATGACTTAAATCTTCACATAATACTTTGTTTAATGGTTTTGGTAATAAATCAGCACTATGGGGAGGTAATATACACAACAGCTGATAAAATGGATCAATTTGAAACGGTAATAAATTAGGGTTAGTATTAGTATGTTCAAATAAATTTTTTCTTACTTTTAAATTATTTAGGTAATTTAATATATCCAAAGGAGTAGGTGCAAATTGACTTGGATAATACATTTTCCAATCAACTGTAAATCCTCCATAAGCATAATAATTAAATACCCATTTAATTTCTTCAAGGTACGAATGAATCAAGTTTTTAGTAATGTTATGATGAATGGAGTATGATTTAAGATAATGGAGAGTTATATCTAAAAAGGAACTTTCTTTTTGGGATGAAATATCTAACAAAAGATTAGGATATCCATATTCACGTGTTTTATAGTGTTGAATAGCTTGTGGAATAATTATATTTATTAAATGATTAAAACAACCTGTTAAATTTTTTAAGTTTATTTTAATTTTAGGATGGAAATTCTTCTTTTTAAAAACAGTTGGTTTGTATGTAACATAACCAGGAGTTGTAAAATAATATTTCATCATAAGATCTAATCCACCATCATAAATATTAAATAAAGAAATTTGAGGTAAAAAGTCATTTCCAATCAAAAAACATAAAATAACAAAATCACACACAACAAATTCAAAATCATAATGTTTAAACCTTGGTTTATCCATTGCAAAATTAAAAATATTTTTTTTAAATTGGTTAATATTAACCAATAAATAATCTGATTTTTTAGAAGTTAAATCTTCCCTTAGAATATAAATAGAATTTTCTTTAAAAAATAAGGTTGAAATAAGAAGTGATAACATAATTAAATCAGCATCATTACCCACAATTACAATAGATATTTTAGCATTAGAAATTTTAGTTTGGTTTGACCTTAAAAAATCAAATAATTTATGTTCACCTTCACCAGGAACCAAAGAATCCATAAAATAAATTGTGGTTACTTCAAGCCACTCTTCTGCTAATTTTTTTTCTAAATTGGATTTAAGGTATAATCCAAGTTGATACAAAAAATTAGTTCCAGGAGAAATACAATTAGAATCAAAACCACCGCTAGTTTTTTGAGATAAAAATCGACGTTGTCGTTGTTGAATCTGCTTAGATATTGGAGCCACACCATCTATACATAAAACTATTTCTTTTGGGTTAATTTTAACTACTAAAGCATTAATACTGTTTAAAACATCTTCAAAAACTAATAGGTCTTTTTCACCTCCAACAATAGGAGGTGATTTTTTTAATAAAGATTTAGGTTCAAAAGAACCATATTTGTAGATTTTTTGGCAAGATGTATGAATAATTCCATTTAAATCTAATAATAGTAAAAATGTTTGTTCTACATCTGTATTTAAAACATCTTGTAGTTTTTGGTCTTCTCTACCAAAAGGTTTAGTAACTGTTTTAGGGAAAGAATCTTTAAACCACTTAAAAAAATATTTAATTCCCATTTTTATGGTCTTTATTATTTATATAAAAATTTAAATTTTTTTTCAAGTTTTATTTGACCTACTTTCATTGACCTACTTTAATCAATTTTTTATTTTAAAGTTTGACTCTTTAACTCAAATAACTTATTTTTCATTTCATTTAAAAATGAAAAATTAATTTAACCTTAAATAAATGGAAAAAATAAATGGTTCAATTTTACCTAAAAAAGAATGGATTAATCCATTAATCAGTATATTATTGGGTTTAGCTTTAGCTTTTTCTTTGCTTCCTAAAAGCCATGAAAAAGCTAAATTTGATATAAGTGAAATATTAACAGTTGTATGGTTTGTATATGGAGTATGGTATAAAGATTATCCAGTTGTAATTATTTGTGTAATCATTTTATTGTTTAGTTTGAATCAAACTCCAAGTGAGCAGGTTATGTCATGGCCATAATTCATTTTTATATATTTTATAACAATAATTTACTTCATTTTCCCACTTAATCTCAGATGTCAATTCTTTTAATTCTTTAAAGTTCTTAAAATCTTTAATATTAAAAAATGTATCACAGTTGTATTTTTTGTGTATATGTGTTACATACATGAAATTTAATATATTGGATCTTAAAGTTTCTAAATATATACTAGCTCCACCTATAATCCATACAGTTTCAATGTCTGATCGAGAGTTTACAAATTTAATAGCACTTTCAATACTGGGATATACTTTACTTGTTGGGTTTGAAAGGGTTAAAGTGGTTGAAACTATTATATTTATTCGATTTTTTAATGGTTTAAATTTATTAGGAATACTATCCCATGTTTTCCGACCCATAATAACAGCGTTTTTTTTACTACTATCTTGGGTAGAAGTCGTAACATCTTGAAAATGTTTAAGTTCTTCTTTTAATTTCCAAGGAAGAGTGTTATTACTTCCAATTCCACCATCTTGAGATATAGCTATTATACCATTTATAAGCATTTATTTTAATGCTTCTTAAGCATTAAAATATTTAAAACTAATTAAATATCACGTTTACTACTATCTGTAGCCTTCATTTCTTCTATTAATTTTTCTTCAGTAATATTACTCTCTTCAAGGTCAATATTGTTGCCTTTAAAAGTGACACCTTTTGCCTTCAAGTTCTCTTTTATTCTTGTGTATAAACTTTTTGAATTTGGATTACACTTAAAGTCTAAAAGAACCTCAAGATTGGGAAAATGCAATTTTTCAACTTTAAGCTTACGTTGAGTATAACCTTCTTGAGCTCTAATTGTGTAATACAAGTAGTACTCTGGGTCATTACGTTTGATGAGAACAAATCTTTCGCGTTTTGATTCATCTTCAGGTAATGGGGCTCTATCTTCAACTGCTATACCCAATTTACGCTTAACTTCTTTGTTGTCATCCAATAACTCATTGTTTTTATCTAATAACTCTCCATTTTGATCTTTGACTTCTTCAAGAGAAATACCCAAAGATCGCATGTATTGTTCTTGTCTAAGCATGATTTCACGATCTTTTTGTCTTTCAAGTTTTATATCAGCCATCATTTGTTCTAAATTAGTAATTTTTCTTTGAGACTCGCGGTGGTTAAAATAAAGTGTATACTCTACATACATTTTAAGAAGTTCTTCAAGATTAATGTAGTACTCTCGAATGATGTGACCATTTTTAGTCTTAAGTTGCATAATAGCCATTTTAAGATCATGAGGTGCCATAATAAGAAATTTAGTATGTTTGACATTTGACGGAATTAATTGAAGCTCTTCTTGTATAGTTGGATACAATTTAATTTCTTCATCTTTTTCAGTAAGCTGTTTATATTTAATAGTGTTTCTTTGAAGCATTTTTATAAAAGATTTTTTTTGATCTTTTATTAAACCTTCATAACCAAACCATTCAAGAATACTGGAGTGCAGATGCACTCCAGTAACTTGCCCAACAACTATTTGCCAAAAATAGTCAAACATAACCATATTTAATTTAAATTTAGTTACTTCAATAAACTGAGTAATATCCAATAGTTTAAATGAAGTATCTAAAGCTTTTCTTACTTTAGGATTACTTGAACCATTTTCAGTATCAATAGTGATGCCTAAAAAATTAGTAGTACTTGAAGTCATATTTTCATAAACTTTATTGTCCTCTAATTTATTCATAAAAAATCAATTTTTTAGTTGATGATATTTTACAAGTTTGAACTAATTTTTAATTTCTTTGAAGAAATTAAAAATTTAATTTATTCCAGTGGAGCCAAATCCACCCAATCCTCTTATTCCTCTAATACTCGAATAAACTGTAGTAATAGTACCATTTATATCTTCAATTAAAGTAGTACCTACCACAACATTTTCAACAATTAATTGAGCAATTCTATCTTTAACTTCAATTTTAAAATCAACATCTGAATGGTTATGTAAAATAACCATTAAATTATCTTGATAATCTTCATCGATAACACCTGCTCCTACTTCAATTCCATTCTTAAAACTTAAACCAGATCTTGAAGCAATTCGTCCATAAGTATTAGGTGGAAGTTTAACTTTTAAACCTATCTTAACAGCTTGATGTGACCTAGCTGGAATAATACAATTTTCAATAGATTTAAGGTCATAACCAGCCGACTTGGAAGTTCCTTTTTGAGGAACTGCTGCATTTTCATGTGTTAAAATAAATTTAATTTTTTTAGGTTGTACTTGAAGCACTAAATAAGTAATAACGGCAATTAATCCAATTACGGAAAACAGTAATACAATGGTTACCCATATTAACCAACTAACAAGTAATATAATATCAACAATCATGGTTCTCTTTATCTTAAAAATATTTTTCTATTTACATTTCATTTTTTATTTTTAAAGGTTTAAAGAAACTTTAAAAGTTCTTTTTTTAATTATTTTTTTAATGCTTGTAAGTAAGTTAAAAATAATATAAATGATAGCCGCATTTGATTTAGGAAGAAAAAATTTTGCATTTGCAATTAAAAATAAGGATGAATTTATCCTTTTAAAAAATATTAATTTAGATGAAACTAATGTGACTAAAACCGATCTTAACAAGTTAAAAAAAGATGAATTAGTTAATATGATGGCTAGTATGTCTCTTGACCAACCATCAAAAATTAAAAAAAAAGAAATAGTTGATTGTATTCTTAAAAATAAAAGTAAAACTAAACCAAAAGATGTAGGTATCGCAATGTTTGAAGTTATGGATAATTTTAAAGATATTTGGGATAAATGTAATATATTTTTAATAGAAAGGCAAATGACTATAAATTTACAAGCTTTAAAATTATCTCATTACCTTGAAGCTTATCTTAAAATTTATTACCCGACTAAAAAAATTTTAAACTACAACGCGTCCAAAAAAACAAAAAAATTGGGAGCACCTACTTTAAAAACTAAACAAGACCGTAAAAAATGGACTATTCAATATGCTTCAAATATTTTGTATGGTGAAAATTTAGAATATTTTAATAATTTGAGTAAACAAGACGATGTAGCAGATGTTATTTGTATGATTGAGTCATATAATATAAATTGAGTTAAATAAACTTTTATACCTTTTTGGGTATAAAAGTATTCAATAAGCTTTTTGATATGTTAAGTAGCATACTTTGGCAGAATTTGGTTTTCCAATAGTGTAAGGTGGTATTTCACTTATTTCTGAAGTATCTTTTAATTTTGATGCTTCTAAACTTACACTACTAATAAATTTTTGAAAATCTTGATGGTTATAACCACCATCATAACGTTTATATGGAACACCATTAACATAAAATACTATAAACGGTACATGTTGCAATGGCGTGCTTGTTTTTTGGGATAATTGAATTAAATTAGTTGAATCTGGATCATAAACATTAACCATACAAATTTGTATAGCTGGATTTCCAACATAACTCATTAAAATTGGCTTAATAATTTTACATTGATCACATTCATCGGTGTAAAACATTACAATACTAAATTTACTTTCAACTGTGTGAACCAAGTGAATTATCTTACCTGATTCAACTAGTTCAAAATCTTCTTCTTCTAGTATTAGTAAACCTTTAGCTGAATTAACTGTTTGAGTCATTTATTATTCCAAAAATTACGTAATTTTGTCTACCTTAACCAAAAGTTGTAAATTAAAAATTTTAAAATTTTTAATTACATGTCAAAAAGTCAGAATTCAAACCATTGAGTCTCTTTGTGTAGATATCTCAAATGATACTCGAGTGTAGTCGAATTATCTCAAACAGGGCTTAGTTGAAAAAAGTGGATTCGTAGTGGTTTCAAATTTTTTACATACACATTTTGACTACATATCTCAAACTATACTAATTTGGTAGTTTATCCACAAACTATTGCTCTAAAAAATAGTAAAAATAGTGGTTACTATTTACCTTATTTAAACTCTATTTTGCAAAAACTTTTGAACTTTAAAAAATTTTTTTAGAGATTTTGAAAATCTTGAATTGCAACTTAGGAAAAAGTCGTGACGCGCACTACTTTTTCTAATTTGTGTTCAAAATTTTAAAAATCAAATGTACTAAATTGTATTTTTTTTAGAAATTCGAGTTAATAAATGAGTACATCGGCAAATTTTAATACTCCGAGCGCTCCTTCAATGTTTAAAGAAGGAAATTCGGGCAGGTATCCAGAACTATTAAGTGATTCTACCAATTTTCGAATTAAAAAAATTATGGATGATGAAAAAATGTTACAAGATGAAATTAAACATCGTAATTCAGTATGTAAAAAATATGGTCGTTATTCATCATTAACAGATGGTGTTGAATACACTTTGATTTTAGCTGATATTGTCATAGGAACACTATCAGCAACAATTCCTGGAGTAGGCAGTGTTGTTTCATCTGCTACGTTTTCAGGGGTTGGTCTTATTTCAGGAGCAGCAAAGCTTATTCAAAGTAGATTAAATAATAAAAAATTAAAGCATTACCGTCTTTCAGTTATTGCTAGTACAACTTTAAATAATCTTCACCATAAAATTAGCAAAGCTATTATTGATGGTCAAATTACTCACGAAGAATTTGAAGACATTCAAAATACAATGAATGAATGGAAAAACGGCTCTAAAGGTTTAACAAAACAACAGTTAACTATGAGTCCAGAAACTATAGAACTATTAAGTCAACAAGCTACTGAAAAAGCCCAAAAAGAACTCTTAGATCAACTTAAACAGATCAATTTAAAAAAATAATTTTATGTTTAATTTTAACCTTAAAAAAGGTTAAAATTAATTTTGTTTATTTAAAAATTTTAGAGCTTTAGGGTGTGCTTGAATAACATCAAAATTAAATTTTTTAAGAAATAAGCCATCTAAAGTACGTACTCTAGATAAAGCTGTATAAGCTTGACCATACTCGAAAGTTTCTCTAAGATTTATACTGGCATAGTCTAATGTTGAACCTTGACAAGCATGAATTGTTAATGCATATGCAATTTTAAGTGGTACTTGAACAGCATATCCTACCAACTTAACTTTTCCACATCTTAAAGTGCAATGTAAGCTAAATTTAATTGGTCTTACGATAACAGTTTCTCCATTTATAAATGTGACTAAAGGATAGTTTTCTGGTGTAAATCCGGTCACAATTCCACGACTTCCATTAACTAAAGTTGGCGAAATATTATAAGTTAACATAACCTGAGTTTGTTCACAAATTTGTAAGGTTGAAGGAGTTGTGGAATTTTTAACAAAATTTTTGATAATATAATCAAAAGAAATTGGACAATTTTGGTTAATAAATTCCATAATATATTCTCTGAAAGTATAGCCTTTGTTAGCAAGCTTATTTAATTCGTTTTCATTTAGATGATCAACAGATTTTCTGGTACAATATAACTTTGTAGGTTTAATTTGTATATTTGGTTGTTTAGGAGCTTTAATAAATCTTTTTTTTAATAATTTTTTAACTTGTGTATCTACTATACCTATACGAATTTTATTTAAAATATTTTTAAATATAGGGTCAACTTGTCTTATAATATTTCTAAATTCAACAATTGTATCGATGCATTTATTAAATTTTGACGAATTTATAATTAAAGTTGAATCTTGACTTACCGGAGGTAATTGAAACAAATCTCCTGTAACTATTAATTGTATTCCACCAAATTTTTTTTTATTTTCTCGAACAAGTCTCGCTACTTTTTCTAATTTGTTAAAAAGCTCTGGATGAAGCATACTTATTTCATCAATTATTAATAAATCTAATTTTAACCATAATTCATGTTTTTCTCTATTTTTAATAATTTTATCGTATAAATCATCCACATTTTCTTTTCCAAGACCAATACCCAAAAAAGAATGAAGCGTTGAACCTCCAATATTTAAAGCAGAAATTCCAGTGGTTGATGTTAATCCTAAAACTTTTTTATTAAAATTTTGCTGCCAAAAATATTTTATTAAGGCTGATTTGCCTGTTCCTGCAGGAGCATTTATAAATATATTTTTACCTTCTTCTATCAACCTTAAAGTATATTGTTGTTCTGGATTAGGTATAAATTTATCTGTTATTGGATTATTTTGGTTATATTGCTCCCAATATTTAATCCAAAAATATGAATTGGTGATCCATTTAATTTGTGTGTAGTCTAAATATTTTAATATTTCTACCTTTAATTCTAAAGGTAGAGAAGCGGCATATTTTGTTATATCTTCAGTAGTCATGTTATCGTTTTATTAATTAAATATTTATGGATAAAATATTTCATTTTTAAAATCTAATGTTTGTGTAAGTATACACAAATTACACATTGTTTTTATGATAAAATAACACCTATTAAAGATGTAGGAAATAAATGGCAAGCGGTATAAATTTTAAAATACACGATCCAGTGGCACAATTAGTTGCTACCGGAGGAGGAGGTGGCGGTGGTACATCACTACCACTTACTGGAGGTACTTTAACAGGTAATTTAGTGTTAACATCTCCAGCTAAAATTATTCAAAGTACAGCTCCAACTGATCCTGATGATTTGACTAATAAAGCATATGTTGATGCTAAAGCAATGGGTTATTTACCTTTGGCTGGAGGAACTATGAGTGGTCAAATAGTCCAACCATTAGCACCTGTAGCAGCCAATGATGTAGCTAACAAGGCATATGTTGATGGAAAAGTTTCAACTCCTAATTCTATTCCAGGTACTTCTATTGTAAATAATAGTATTACTAATACTCAATTGGCCCCAGGAGCCGCAGCAGCTAACATAAATGATGGCCCAGATGGATCTATTCTTCCTTCTAAAATTTCAGGTGGACCGTTTTTACCACTTGCAGGAGGTACTATGAGTGGAGCTATATCTCAACCTATAGCGCCAGTTGCAGCTGATGATTTGACTAATAAGGCATATGTTGATAGTAAAATTTCAACACCAAATTCTATTCCTGGAACATCCATAACAAATAATAGTATTACTAATGCTCAAATTGCTCCTGGAACTATTACGACTACCGAAATTGCTCCAGGTACTATTTTAGGAAGTAATATAGCACCTGGAACAATTACAGGAGCCAATATTGCACCTGCGACAGTCGCAAATAGTAATCTTGTTCCAGGTCCAGCGAGTACAATTAAAGGTACTAATTCATTGAGTAACGTAGATGATTTTGTTATTGGAGGAGGTTTAAGTTTAAGTGGTGGGGCAGGTCCTACTTTATCAGTAGATCCAGCATCTCTTGTTAAAGCTGACAATACACAATTTGGTGTGGTTCAATTTGACCCATCTGGCGATTTACAACAAAGTTCGACTAATTCAGGTATTGCCAAAGTAAAACAACCAAGTCCTGGAGTAATTGTTATTAATACAGGTTTTGATGCAAGTGGTAATTTTGTATCATCAAAAGCTGGTGCTTTAGTAGGTACTTCTGTACCTGATGCTAATACTTATACTTATGATAATTTAGTATTCCAAATACCTACAAGTTCACCTGTAGCTTTACAAATGAAATTGGTGACTGGTTCGGGTTTTGTTGCTGGAGGTGGTCAGCCATATTGGGAAACAACTGGACCAGTACAATTTGTAACCGGAAGAAAAGTTTATAGAACTATAGATAGCACTACTTTTAAATATTTATCTGAAAGAGTTGCAGGTGAACCTGTAGGTAATACAACTGTTCTTGCACCCTGGGATACTTCTACATCTATCAATGGAGGACCTGTAGAAATTTTTAATGTATTTGTCGAAGATGGTATTGATCCTGCAGCTTACAGAATAACTGAATTTTACTTCTCTCCAAATTTCTTTTTAGTTATAGAAAGATTGACTGGTTAATTTTATAGGATAAAAACAACCTTTTAATATTTAAAAATATTAAAAGGTATTACTTGGATTTTTACCAGAAAATAAATGGCAAGCGGTATAAATTTTAAAATATATGATCCAGTGACACAATTAGTTGCTACCGGAGGAGGTGGTGGTTTACCACTTACCGGAGGTACTTTAACAGGTAATCTTATTATGGCAGCACCTGCCAAAATTATTCAAAGCACAGCCCCAACTAATCCTAATGATCTGACTAACAAAGCATATGTTGATAATGCATTTGCTGGTTTTTTGCCTTTAGCCGGAGGAACTATGACTGGACAAATAGTCCAACCATTAGCGCCGGTAGCGGCCAATGATGTAGCTAACAAAGCCTATGTAGATGGACTACTTTCTACTCCTGGTTCTATTCCAGGTACATCCATAACAAATAATAGTATTACTAATACTCAATTGGCACCAGGCGCAGTTGCAGCTAACATAAATGCTGGACCAGCAGGAGCTATCAATCAATCACAAATTGCAGGGGGATTGGTACCTTTATCAGGAGGAGGTCCAATGAGTGGTGCTATATCTCAAGCATTAGCACCTTTAGCAGCCAATGATTTGACTAACAAATCATATGTTGACACCACATTATATGCATCAAATTCTATTCCTGGAACATCCATAACAAATAATAGTATTACTAATGCTCAAATTGCTCCTGGAACTATTACGACTACCGAAATTGCTCCAGGTACTATTTTAGGAAGTAATATAGCACCTGGAACAATTACAGGAGCCAATATTGCACCTGCGACAGTCGCAAATAGTAATCTTGTTCCAGGTCCAGCGAGTACAATTAAAGGTACTAATTCATTGAGTAACGTAGATGATTTTGTTATTGGAGGAGGTTTAAGTTTAAGTGGTGGGGCAGGTCCATCTTTAACCTTAAATCCTCCTACAATTCAAGAAACTGGAAATTCCCAATTTGGGGTAGTTAAATTTGATCCTTTGGGAGATTTAAAACAAACAAGTGCACTTTCTGGTATTGCTAAACTTAAACAACCTCCGTTAGGAGTGGCTACTACTAACGCTAGTTTTGATGCTACTGGAGCATTTGTATCTGCTAAAGCTGGTGCTATTTCAGGTCAAATTGTACCTAATGATACCGAATTTTTTTATGATAATTTAGTCTTTAAAATGAATTCAACATCTCCTAGATCTTTAATGGCTAGACTTATAACTTCCCCTGATCCTACTCCAGGTTTTATTGGTTATGGTCAACCATACTGGGAAAATCCAGGGCCAACTGAATTTGTAACTGGAAAAGTTATTTTAAGATATCTAGATACCACAGTTTTTAAATATTTATCTGAAAGGGTAGCAGGAGAACCAACTGGAAGTACCTATGTTGATCCAGCTTGGGATACGTCTACAGCTGATCCAAATGCAGGTACTGGTTCAACTGAAATTTATGCATTTTACTTAAATGATGGTGTTGAAGATGGTGGATTTAGAGTAACATGTGTACATTTTGACACTGACTCTTTTATCTGTGTGGAAAGATTATTTTAAGTTACTAAGCTTATTTTTAACCTTAAAAAGGTTAAAAATAAAAATTTAAATTAAATTTTTAGTTAAATAGTTTAAATCAGCTTTAAGTTGAGTTAATGAAGTATTGTAATCATTATTAATACTTATAAATTCTTCAGGATCAATATAAGGATTAATTTTTAAAAGCCAAAAAAAGATACAAGAGATCCACAATCTATTAATACGATTATTTAATATTTTACCTCGTTTAAGGTGACTTGTAATAATAATTTTCTCAATTTCATCATAGTTTGTTAAAGATATATTGTACCTTGTAATTAATTCTTGTAATTTTTCTTTGTGTGTTGATGCAAATGAATGAATTTTTAATTCATTAACCACAACTTCTGGACATTCTTGAATTGCTATTTGACACAGTTTTAATCCTTTAGAACCATTTTTATGGTTAATTTTAAATTTAATTAACATATCTTCAAAATTTGTTGGTTTTTCAAGGTAATGATAAGCATAGTATAAAGATGCGCATAGTATAGATCTTTTATTAGTTCCTTTAACCATTTTATTTTTAGAAGTTAGATTAAATATTTTTTCTGTAATTAATGTTGTATCTTTATCACATACCCCAAAATCTTTTTCTAAGGTGTTAATTATAGTTGATTTGGTTTTTAACAAGTTTAATATCGGTCCATTATAATTTGTGGTAAATTCTGAGCAAAAACTTTTACCAAAATGTATATGGCAATCTGCACATGTAGAAGTACCACATACATCAAGAACAATATTATGGTGATTACACATTCTTATTTGTTTATTAATACTTTTCTTTTTAATTCATTTTCATTTTTTGACCTTTAACCTTTTACAGAACCACTTTGATATTTTAACTTTTAAATGTCTATATTTAAAATATAATAAAGGATGAATAACAACAATAAAAAATTAATTTTATTAGATCTAGATAATACTCTTATTTGTGCAGAAGATTTAGCATCTGTACGTGATGAGAGTAAAATGGTCAAAGCACGAGAAAAATTTCGCACAGTTAGAATGGAGGATTACTATGATATTTTTGAAAGGCCTCATTTACAAGAATTTTTAGACTATCTTTTTGAGCATTTTAATGTTGGAGTTTGGACTGCCTCTTCTAAAGACTATGCTATTTTTGTAGTTAAAAATTTTATTACTCAGCCAGAAAATAAGGTAAGATTAGACCGTAAAATTAAAATTTTTTTATGCTCGCATCATTGCAATGTTTCTAAAAAACATTTTAAAGGTATTACCAAAGATTTAAAATTAATAAGTGATAAATGGAACCTTGCACCTTTAAAAGATATAATTTTAATTGATGATTTAGAAAATTTAGCTGAACATCAACCTGATAATGTTGTTAGTATTAAACCATTTTTTTATGACAAAGAAGAAGCCTACGAAGATAAAGAATTATTTAAGATTAAAGAACACCTGCATAATTTTAACTAATTTTAATGGTTTTTTAACCATTAATTTTAATGGTTTTTTAACCATTAAAATTAACAAAATACTCTAGTTTTAGTTTCAAATACTGCACGACATAATGGACATTTTTTCAACAATGGATTTTTTGAACAAGAAATACAAGTTGCCAAGTGATTACATGGTCCAAAAATTACATTTCTTGTATTGTTTTGACACACCACACAAGTAATTTTAGCTTCTAAATCTTTTAAATTCATTTGAACTTTTAAATTTTCTTTTTTAATATTGTTATTTTTTTCACATTCTTCACATTTACAGTCAATATCATGTGTATTATCAATTAAATTTTTTAATTCTAAATTAGGTACAACTTCATCTTCTTCATTAGGAACACGTTCATTTTTATCACTGTTATCATCGCTAATACTTCTTTCAAATATACGAACATCTCCATTTGATGTCCGTAATTGTAATGTATGTATTCCATTTAAAATACCCATTACATGAACTATAGGTCTAAATTCATCATCCATAATTAATTCTTGAAATAAGTTAACAACTTCATCTTCTAATGAAGGTGATGTTTCACGTTGTTGTGTGTACAAAATAAAATCTATAAAATCTTGTTTACGCATTCTGGAAGCATTTCGACCATTAAAACCTCGTCTTGTTAAACCTTTATCAAAAGCTATATTTTTTAATGTAGTTTTATCGTGTGTTTTTAGTATTGATTCTTCCATTTATTAATTTAAAAAATTAATAAAAATTTATTTGTTAATATTTTTGGTTCATTAATACTTTTAGCTAAACAACTGTATTAATACTCATTAAAGGTATTTCAACTTTATTTTTTAAAATAGTTTTTTGAAGTGTAGAATCACCATCAAAGGCATAAAAAAGTATAAACCAACCTAAAATAAGAATAGGTAAACCAATACCATCTTGAATATTATTGTTACGCTGAAATGGGAGTATAAAATATTCAGAAAAAATAATAAGGATACTTCCAATCACAATTAATATAATATCTTTAATGTTATATCTTAAGGAAGTTAAAGCTATTAAAGATGATAATAATACTGAACAAGATAATAAAGGTACTTTGGGTTGAAAAATAAAATTTTCTTCCTTAACCTCAAAAATAACCCATACAAGACTAATGATGATTGCTGAAAAAATTGAATGTTTTAATATTTTGTTACCAGTATGCTTCATTGAAAGGCAAATTGCTGCAATAATCCAACCTCCTATATACAGAGCAATTCCTCCATATTTAATTAAATTACACTCCCTTTTACTTGGAGAATCATTATATTTTTTTAAATATAAATCAACTATAAATTTTTCCCCACCAAATCTTAAACATAATCCCGATACTATTAATCCTATTGAAATAGTATAAATTATTATTATTGTTTCTTTTTTAAAGTTCATTTATTAATATTATTATATAATGTTTGACTTTAAAACAGAAATATTAAAAATTTCTACTGTAGTGAAACAAGTATGCCAATATGCATTCTAACTGTGTATTACCCCCTTGGACAAAAAACCAATTTTTACTTTTATGCTTTTTTTAAGCATAAAAATAAATAATAGATACTTAATTGTTTTAAGTATTTTACGGTAAAAACAACCATAAAAAAATTAAAAAGTAGAATATAAACTTGGAATAATTTTTTTGTAACCTTTTCTTTCTAAACTAAGAATAGCCATTTCTGAAGCCTTCTTTTCTGCGTCTTTTTTAAGAGCTGCAGCTCCTTCTCCAAGAAAATTACCATTTTTATCGTAAACTTTAGATATAAAAATATTTTTATCATTTTTTAAGACTCTTTCAGTCTTATAAACTGCTTCGGTACCTAATTGATCTTTATATTGGTCAAATACACCTTTTAATCTATTTTTTGAATCTACCAAAGTGTTGTAATCAATACTTAATGTATATTTTTCAAATAGATGGGAAAGAAGAGCATATACCAACTGATAAGCTAAACCAGGCTGAGATGTGTTAGAATCTGAATAGTCATGTATAATAAATTCTATTACACCAATTAAAGCTTCAAATACATCTTCTAATAATTTTTTTTTTGATCGATGTCTAAGCTCTTCTGAAGCAGATATAAAATTCCACATTCCCAAATTTTCAGCAATTTGTGAAAGGTTATCTTTTGATCCTAAATTAATTTTCATCCTAGCAACAATTTCTACTGCTTCTGATTTACCTCTTAACTGAGGAAATTTTTCATAACTACTCCAAACTATAAATTTTCCAATAGTTGAATCACCCATTTGTTCAAATGGTTCATAATTATGTTGTTCATCAGCACTACTACTTGTAAACGCAATATTAAATAAAGGTAAAGTTTCATCATTAATATATTGTTTTAAATATGTTTCATCTACACCAGTATATTTAAAGATTTTAATAAGAAAATCTTTAAATGAATTGTCTCTTGGACCATAATATATAGAAGTATTCTCCATCTTTATTACTTCTTTAAAATTAAAAAATATATTCATTTTTATTTTTTATAGTTAAAATAACTATAAAAAATATTTAAAATGGAACAGTGTTGTAGTTGTATTTCATTCTCCTTCTTCAGAACCATCAGATTCTCCTTCTTCAGAACCATCAGATTCTCCTTCTTCAGAACCATCAGATTCTCCTTCTTCAGAACCATCAGATTCTCCTTCTTCAGAACCATCAGATTCTCCTGAATCGTTAGTTGAATCTTTTATAATAACAAGTGGAACACGACATTTTTTAAACTTACACACTGGGATAGTTTTTATTCCAAAATTTTCAAACCATTCAAAAGTTTTATTTAAAAGATGATCAAATATATATTTAAGCAACAAACATTTAGGAATGTTGTCTTTAACCTTAAAAAATTTTTTAATTTTTTTTTGATTATTTGTGGTCAAATTTTCATATTCTTCTGTGAAAAAATTTAATAAATTTGTATGGTTTTTAAGAGTTATAAATTTACAAACATCAAATTTAAAAAATAGAGTAAGATCCTCTACTATTTCACTTTTTAGAATCGATTTAGCACATTGAATAGCCATTATTTTTTCAGCTAAAAGTATTAAGGTATTTTTAGTGTATTTTTGAAGTACATCTAAATATGGATAATCTGAGAATTCATTTTTAACCTTTAGATCTTGTGTTTCTAACCACTTATCTATTATGTCATCAGTAATTTTTTTATTTTTTGGTTGATCTTTCAACCATTGATAAAAATCGTTGGTATCGTTCTGGTTATTTTTCATATACATGGTTGTATTTATTATAAACTTTTTTTAAAGACTTTATTTCAATTTTATGCGTTAAACCAACCTTATACTAATTTTTACTTACAACTTCATACTATACAACGTGTTACAGATTAAAAATAAATTGAAAAAAAATTCAAAATTAGGTACGAAATAAAGCAATGGAGAACTATTACACAGATGAGAGAGTACAATTAGCTCTTGAAAAGAGTTTAGAGTTGATGGATATATTAACCTTTGTAAAAGAAGTTAATTTTGAAATTAAAGATAACCTTGGTTTTGATGTGTTATGGGATAGTATAACTAGTAAACGATACGTGAATATTCACGTATCATTATTAAAATGGTTGGGATATACCAATAAATTTGATACTGACAAAAAACAAGATTTTATTAAACTTCTTAAAAGTAATAGTATAAAATACCAAGAAATAGATTATCAAGATACATTTGTGGCATTTTTTTCCAAAATTCAAGAAGAAATTAAAACAATGCGAAAAATTGACCTTTCTAGAAAACGTTGGCTTATAATGGAATCCAAAGACTTTAAAGAAGCAATAATGTGTTTAACTACAAAAAGGTCAAAAGAAATTAGAAAATATTATTTATTATTAGAAGAACTTGTTCAACTTTATGGTGCTTATACAACACAATTTAAAGATAAACAAATTCGAGCTAAAGATGATCAAATTCAAGCTAATTTAGATCATATTTTACTACTTAAAGATTTGCTTATAGATGACCAAAAAAGAGAAAAAACTCAAGTGTTGTATATTGCCACCAGTCAAAATTACGCTAGACAAAACCGTTTTAAAGTCGGAGGAGTTGAGAACACTCAAAAGTTGGACTCTAGGTTATCAGTGTACAACTCTAGATCTGCACGTGGTGACGAGTGGTACTACTCAGATACCTTTTTGGTTGCTGATTACCATCAAATCGAATCGAGACTTAAAGACCTTTTAGGTCGCTTTAGAGATAAAAAGAGTAAAGAAATTTATATTCTCCACTACTCTAATATAAAGTACATCGTAGAGTATCTTTCGACTCACTACAACGACGAAATAGATGAAGTCAACCAGAAATTAACTGAATTTATTTCGAATTTAAACTCACATCAACTTAGACCTATTGTACCTCCTCCTATTTGTGTTAGATTTGCCAATATTACGACTTTGAAAGAAGACGGTACAACAACGAGTACGACTCTTCAATCCAAATCTAAAGAAGATTTTATTAACAAGTTAACTGATTACATTCATCAACTAGATGAGTGTACAACTCAGATTTCTAAGAAGAAAGTATTTGACGATTTAAAGGTTAAAAAAGACCGGAAAGATAAGTATCCGGTACTAAAAAGTTTGTTGAGTCAACTTAGACCTGATGTGGTACTAAAGTTGAAAGAATAATTTTTAATTTCCTTAAGGAAATTAAAAAAGTATAATTATAATTGCCAAAAACAGTCAAAATTAATTTTGAAAAATTGTTCTATTTTAAATTTTTATGCTACTTTTAAGCATAAAAATTTAAAACTTGTGGTGTAACCACTTTTTAATTTTATGCTTCTTATGAGCATAAAATTAAAAAATCAACTTTTTTTATATATCAACCCCTTGGGTTAAAAAATGCTAGTGGAAGTTGACACGTACTGTAATTGTTTACTTGAGTGGAAATTTCTCATTTAAAAATTTTTGAAGACTATATGTATTAATACCCAGTAGAATAGTAAAAACTAGTCCTAAGAAAATATTACCAAAAACAAAGTTTCTTGTGCCTTTAAAAATTGGAATTATTATAATTATAACTAACAAAGCTATAACTAAATAATTTTTTTTTAAATCAAATTGTGGAAGTGAGGGTGTTGGTCCTGGGCCAGGACCCGGAACAGGTGGTGGAGTAGGAGGAACTACAGGTGGTACTGGAGTAGGAGGAACTACAGGTGGTACCGGAGTAGGAGGAACTACAGGTGGTACAGGTTTAGGTGGCACTGGAGTAGGAGGAACTACAGGCGGTACCGGAGTAGGAGGAACTACAGGTGGTACAGGTTTAGGTGGTACCGGAGTAGGTGGAACTACAGGTGGTGGAACTACAGGTGGTGGAACTACAGGTGGTGGAACTACAGGTGGTACAGGTTTAGGTGGAACTGGAGTAGGTTTAGGTGGTTCAGGTTTAAACACACAATTCACATCGTTTTTTATGTTGTCAATCTTAACATCACGATCTTTTATAATGTTGTAGATAACATCACAAAAATTTGAAGGACAAGTAGGATTTTCAACTTCTGTTGTTTGAAGGTATGACTGCGAATTAGCACATGGAGTAAACCAACAACCATCATTGATTACTTTACCAACTTTAAGGCTTCGATAAACATCGTTTAAAGAACGATTAACACACTTACAATCAGGAGTGTTATTAACTGCACAATAATTTTGTACAACAGTATCTTGTGTGGCTTTTGGTTGTTGATTAAACCAACTTCTACATAATTCTCCGTCTTTTCCAGTTGATTTAAGTCTGGAACATTTAGTCATATTTTTACCAGTATCAGGGTCAATAACACAAGTATCTGATGATTGTTGGCAATAATTAGCAATTATTGCGTTGTAATCACCACCAGTACCAAATCTTTGTTTAAAATTATCAATTTGATCTAAGGTGTTAATCTTATTAACATCAAAAATACATTTTAAATTAGGTCCTCTACCATTCCAAGTAACTTTATTTAATGGATCTCTTTTATGAGAATCAACACCAATATTACAGTCGACCGAGTCAGGTTTAGTACATTTTTTTTTAGTTGGACAAGTAAAACAACAGACTTCGTGATCATAATTCCAATCATCCATTCCATCTGTTGTTCCACATTGTCTATAACTTGTAAATGCTGTACAAGTTCCACAATTACATGGTTGCCCAGTATCATAAGATTTTTTAGTTGATTTTTGTACGGTAAATCCGTTTACAATAGAAGTCATTTATTATCTGATTATAACAAACCTGGAATTAAATAACCCTTAATCTCTACTTTGTAGTTTTTAATTTTAATTTATCTTTGTTTGGCTTATTAGTTATTGAAACTTGTTTTAAACCATTAATAATTTCTTGGGTAGCTAAATCAATATTTTTAACACCAGCATTTGCAAGTATAGAATGAACCTTTTTTTCTTTTTCTTTGGGTGTTATATTTTTTTTGGCTGTAGTCGATTCAACCATTAAAGTAATATGTTTATTATTATGTTTAAAAATAACCCCATCTTGGTTATGATTTTTTAAATATAAAATAATTTTTTTTCTGGTTTCTTCCTCCATTTTTTTAAATTCTTTTACTTTATCACGATAATACATGAGTTGTTTGCATTCATCTTCCAGAGTCATTTATTAATATTAATATACTTGCTTAAACCCATTAAATTACAAATTTAAGTCAACTTATTTTTTTAAGTCAAAAAGACTTAAAAAACTATAATTTATTCATGGTCATCTTCATTATCATCATCTAATTTTAATTGATCAATAGCTAAAGGAGGATTGATTCCACCTTCAAATACACTAGTTAAAAGTCCGCTTAAAGGATTATTTTCACCATCTGCAAATAAAGTACCAACTTTACCAACTAATGTCATAAATTCAATCATATTAAAATTGTTAATATCAATTTCTTCAACGGCATCAATTAAAACAAGTGTTTGAGAACTATTTTCAGCTCCATTTAGTAATAACAGTTCTCTAGCCTTTTTGCAAGCAACTTTAACAACAATAGAAATATCTAAATGTTGAGTTTTAAAGTCATTAAACAGATCTTTAGCTATCATCATTTGTTCTTCTCTAGTCAAATTAGGCGAAAATCTAGATTTTAAATCCCGAAAAATTTTATCAATATATTTTTCTTCTGGTGATTTGTCAGTATTATTTATAATATTCCAAATATGATTTAAATGATCTTTAATCGCATCTTGTTCTCCTTCTTCAGCATTTTCATAAATTTCTTGTAAATTAAAACTAAATGAACCATTATCAGTTGTATAAAAAATATTTGGATCATTTAATTCATTAAAATTTCCACATTCTAATGCTTCTGTATTAGTTTTAAAAAAATTAATAAATCCATTTATTAACTTGGTGTATGATTTAACTTTAGTTTTATCAATATGATTTACAATGGTATGATAATCTTCAAAGTTTTTAGTTGTTGTAATATTAGATAAATCATCCATAAAATTTTTAATAGAATCAAGAAGATCAATATCAACCGATATATTTTCTTGATGATTATTTTCAACCAAAGTATTAGTATTCATTTTACTATTTAGAATAATTCTTACAAGATATCAATTTTATTTGAAGTAAAGTTATAGTAACCATTATTATTTATTTTTTTTGTTATTTTTTTTAAAGTTTTTAACACTTTAAATTTTAATTTAAAATTTTAAAATTAAAGAGTGGTCAAAGAAATAACAATTAATAAATGCACCAATTAATATTGTTTGGACTAGTACTGATAGTAGCAGTACTTGTAATTATATTCACTCGACCAGCAAGAGCTAAAATAAATATTTTAAAAGATATCACAACCTTAAAAACTCATACGGTTAATATGTTAAATAAAGTTCTTAAAGTTGATACAACTAAACTTGTCGATTTTCATATTCCAGATGTACATTGTGATGGAATTATTGATCGTATTCTTTCTCCTGATGAGTTAGTACAATTGTCAATTAAAGATATAAACAAATACAACAAGTTAATTATGTGTGGTTATACACGAACAGTAGGTTTATTGCATGGGTTTGCTTTATGGTCTTCAATGTCCAAAACTAAAGATTTAAAATCTTTTAAATATTTTGTGGATTGTATTAACCATATTGAATGGAAAGATCCTAATTTGTTTGTTGATTTTCACACAACAAAATCTAAAATAGGCAAGTGTATTGTTTAATGGTAAAATTGAATTAAAAAAAATTAAAAAATAAAAGAATTTAAACTATGTTGTACTCTGACTTGATTAATACAACTATTCAACTATATTCTCATCAGTATGTTTTACACCCATAATCATGTAAGTGGAATTCTTTTAAATAAAAAAATAATTGGAAGAGTGTGTTTTAACAACCATAAACATGCAGAAGTTTCATGTATAGAATCTAATAAGCATAAATTAAAAAAAAATAAAAATTATACTTTGTTTAGCTTTAGATTTGATAAAAAATATAATCTTAAAAATGCTAAACCTTGTATTCATTGTTTGCATGTGATTAAAAAATACCATAACATTTCTAATGTTATTTATTCTGATGATGATAAATTAATAGAAGAAAAAGTATGTAATATCCAAACAACACACATTAGTAAAAAATTTAAATTTTAATTTTATGCTTTAAAAAAGCATAAAATTAATTAATTTTTGATTTAAAAATAGCTTTTTCTGAAGAAGGTAGAATATAATCCATTAAATAATCATAATTATTACTTGTATATTCAGGGTTATTCATACACATTAAAGATACTTCTTCGTTTGCAAATTGAGAAGGTAAAAGTTCATCCTTAAATATATTTTGTATATTTGTATACATTTGGGATTGTAAAGAAGAAGAATATAATAAATTTTTAAAAATACGTGAAAAGGTATCATATGACTCTAATTTTTTAATATTTTCAATCAAATTGAAAAATCCATATTCATTCATTGTATCTTCAATTATTTTATAATTTGAAGGTTCATCCAAGTTTAATTTATAAAGTTTTATTTTTTTTTGTTTAAGCACCCAATTACCTAAAACAAGATAAAGATTTAAAATATCTTTTAATAATGGTTTTAAACATCCAAAAAATTGTTTTAATGTTGTATCTTGGTACCATACACACTTTATAATTTTTTCATTTTCTTTTAAAGTAAAAGTATCTCCAAACCATTTTTGTCCATTATCGTTTTGACATTGAACTTTACCTAAAATATAAATAATATCGTCTTTTAAGTAAAAAGGCAATTGAACTGTTGATTTTAACCATAAATTAGTTAAAAAATCTTCAAAGGTGTATTTTACACTTAAAAATTGAAATCCATCACTAACTCTAGAAATTTTATTATAAATATCGTTTAAATAATTATGGTGACTTCCCAGTAATTGATTGTCTGAATATTTTGTTAAAATTTTTTTAAACAAATATGTTTTTTGTGGTATATTAATCCCATATTCTAATTTAATTGGGTGGATATAATTAAATGTTTTTTTAAACTTAATAATACCTTTATCTTCATTACTGCTTATTTCAATATCAAATTTGTTCGATATCAAGTTTGTAGATAACAAATTTGTAAGTAAAGTGGTTAATAGTGTTAATTCAGGGTCTGTTGTATTATTATGTTCTGTTGTACTATTACACTCAGACTCAGACATATGTTTTAAAATATTATCATATCCTTTAACAGTTGTTAAACATTTTTGACAAAAAAATCCAATATTGCGATGAAGAGTGCATTTTTTTGTTTTTTGGTGTGTTGTTAAGTATTTTTTTTCTTCAAAATTTAAGTCACAATACTCACACTTATACATTTTCTTTATTTCTTTATTTTTTATAAAAAATTTTTCATTTTTAAAGTTTAAAGAACTTTAAAAATTTACTCTATTAACATTAAATCTTTTTAGAGTAAAAGGTCCTAATTTACCAAAGAAAAAATTCTTTGGTAAATTAGGACCAAAAAGGTTAAGCCAATAAGAGTGTATTATAAGAGTTAATAAATGAATGCTGAAAAATGTAAAGAATGGGCTAAAGACCGTTTAAGTCCTACTCCTAAAAATCCTTTAACAAATAGAAAAATTAAGGTAGGTGGTCCAAAATATAAAGAATTAGATAAAGATTGTGAAGAATTTTTGGTCAATATCAATGATATTTGTGTTAAATGGTTAAAAGATAACCACAATGATTTATATTTAAAATATAAAAAAAAAGGTGAAAAATCTCCTAAAAAAGATAAAGTTAAAAAAGATAAGGTTAAAAAGATCCAACCTGTTCTTCCACCTTCTGTTAGTGCTAATCTTCCTCCTGTAATTAACGCTTCTCCAGCAATATTAACTGATGATTTAGATGATGTTATATCACAGTTTTTTTATTCTGTTGAAGATAGACAAGGGTTAAATAGTATTATCAAGGATTACTTTGAAAATGTTATTATTGCTGATGGTAAGGCTTGTATGACCCAAACAAAAACTCTTTTAAAATATGTGGATAATCCTAAGCTTCTTGGATATGGTTCATTTGGAAATGTTTATGGTGCTTCTATTCCTAAATCTAAAATTTCTGTAGCAGTAAAAGAAGGTAGAATTTCAGCTGCTGAATTAAAAAAAGCTTTAGTTAAACAATATCCTATGGAGTACTTATTTAATAAACTTATTAATGATTTAATTGACAATAAAATTTGCCCTAATTTTTCATATACATATGCTATATTTTTTTGTGATAAATGTACTTTGAATGAATTTGATGTAAAACCTATTAAAACCCAATGTTCCGAAACAATTGTGGAACTTTTCGACTTTACTTTAAATAAATTGGAAAATTTTGATGATGAGGTTATTTTATCCATACTTTTTCAAATGTTATATGCAGTTGCAAGTATTCAAATTGAATATGGAATGTTCCATAATGATATAAAAAAAGAAAATATATTGGTTAAGGTTATTCCAAGTGGAGGATATTGGGAGTACCACATTGGAAATGATGTATATCAAGTGCCTAATCATGGTTATTTAATAGCTTTAAATGATTTTGGAGTATCACACTCTTTTAAACCTGGATTTAGTATAAAAGATTATGGTAGACGTCAAGCAGAAGTTGTTTACACTAATAATAAGTATCGTTTTAAACCATTTACAACTCAATGGTTTCCATCTGTTAGTAAAACTGGGTCTGTTTCACGTGTTAAATCATATAGTTTAGGAGGTCCTAGATCAGGTTTAACTTGGAACCATTTTTATAAAAATTTTGACTCAATTCCATCCATACAAGTTAATCTAGAAAATATGGCTAAATTTCCAGCATATTACTTTCATTATGATGTACTTGATACAATTTATACATTTATAGGTGGTAAAAGAACTTTACAACCAGGAGATCATTATCCTATGAAAGTAAGCAACAAAATAAAAAAATTATTAAGCGACTTTTATCTAGTTAAAGCTAACAGTGTATGGCCTGAAGACAGAGTAGATTTATTTTTAGCCCATCATACCATTGCAAAACTTTTTTCTTCTTATCGTCAGTCAAAGTTAAATGGACTTAAAATTGAAGAATATTATTTAAATGTTTAAACAAACTTTAATCTTTTTTTAAAAGATTAAAGTTTCTAATTATACTAATTATACTAATTTAAAACCCTAAATCCGTATCTTCACCCACAAATTTTTTAATATATAATGCCATTTCATCAGTAGCTTTATCAATACCATTCTTTTTACAAGATTCAGTATAATGTTCAAGGTATTCATCTTTTAAAGTAGGGTATTCTTTATCCATATCGGAAATACGTTTGCGTGTAGCAATAATAATATTTTTAGTTTCTTCTAATTTTTTTTGGTGTTGAGTATACAAATAAGCACAAGTGGCTCTTTTATGAATCAATTCAAGGTAAATTTGTAAAGGTTCTTTATCATTAGGATCTAGTTCTACATCTTTTTTTAATTGTTCTTCTCTTTGCTTAATCTCTTCCATAGCTTGTTTTTCTTTAAGACCTTGTTCTTTTGCCAATTCTTGAAATTTAACAGCATCTTCAGGTATATTTGGGTTATCAACTTCAATTATATTATTTGAGTCACTTATATTTGTTTGTAATGGTACTGGGACTCCAGTTTCACATACAAATATTTGATTGGCTGAAAAATATTGTATTAATTCTTTGGATTTTTCCTCTGCTTCTTCTAATCCATTAAAAGTTCCACGAATTTTAATAAATCCATAAAGTCCTGAATCATCAGCTTGAGCTGAAGAACTTGGAGTAAATGAAAATAAAGCATAATTTTGACCTCTAATTTCAGGATCTTTACGTTTTCTATCACCTTTTACATATTTATCATTGTATAAGTCATTAAATGCTTGTTCTACTTCATCATCAGTTAACGGCTTAGATTTTAATGGTTTCCAAACTTCATGTTTTCGAAGATATGGTAATAAAATACCTAATGCTTCTTTTAAAATTAAATTATCTACTTCTTTCATATCAGATTTTCCTTGTGATTTGAGATAATTAAGAATATCTTGAATAGCCGATTTTACTATTCCATTTAAATCTCTAGGACTTGTTAAAGAAGTATAAACTTCTTTTTCTTGTTTTTTAATGATATCTTCACACCATGATTCAACACTAATTGTTTTAGATAACAAATTCTCCATATTCATTTATAATTTATAAATTAGTTTATAAACAATTAAATTTATTTTTTTAATGGATTAATTGATCATTATTTTTTATTGTTACAATTTTTTTTTAATGGTAGTTTTAATCTCTCTAAAAAGAGAGATTAAAACTAAAATATTTTATTCATCTTTTTTGTTTTTTGGTCCAAATTTACCAGTAAAATTTCTATAACCTAAAACAATACAAGATTCTGTTAATTCACCTTCATCATGAAAGAAAAAAAATGGCTGATGAGGATCTAGAATTAAAGGTTGTTTAAATTTTAAAGTTGTATATAATTTACCAGCTTTGTGAGTTAAATTGTGTTCTTTAAGAGTTGATGGTTTTTCTGAACCATCTTTTGCCGTTGCAAAAGAAACAATCTTATCTTCAGATTGTTTCTTACTTAACAAAGTAGCCGATATTAATTCTATATGAGTAGGAAAAATCATAGATGGAAAAAAATATGTGGATACTTTTCCACCACCTTCTTTGGCGATAGGTGTTCCTGCAGATTGCAAATATTGAACCTGTGGGATTATTTGTTTGTTTAATTCTTCAACTGTGTGGTAATACATTTATTATATAAAAAATTTTTTTTTAATTTGACTAAAAAAGAGAAATTATCAACTTATTTTGGAGTTGTTTTAACAAATATCTTTGCATATTCACCGCTTTCTTTTTGTTCTGGATTACTACTAGATTGTAAATCAACATATGGAAAAGAAGAAGGATTATCTCTATTAAAAGACCAATAACTTAAAAAATTTAAGTTTTTTGATTGTGATGCTAAAAATTGAGCATCTTTTAAATGAAACATTGACAAATCATCATTAAGACCAATCATAGGTGTTATTCCTACTTCAGGTGTTTGATTTAATTTAATTAATTGAGAAGTAATACTTTTTGCAGCATTAACAGCTGCTTGACCCATATTTAAAGCAGCTTCGGGTGAATAATAGTCCATAGCCATACCGTTAACCATAAAATTAAAATTCCCTTTTTTAAAAGTAGACACTAATCCCAATCCAACATTTGTTAAACCCGTTGGCATTGTTGGTAGTGTTAAGGAAATATTACATTCGGGATGTTTTGACTTTACAACAGAAATTGCTGAAGAAATTTTATCTGCATTATACAACCCATTTTCAAGATCAAAATCTAACCCAGATGGGTTGTACATTTCAATAATATCAAGATATGTTTGAATAAGTTCATCTATTGAAAATTCAGATGAAATATCTGGATTACTTGCTCCACCAAAAGAAATGATTGTTTCTTTTTTAACTAAAGCAAGTTCTTTGGCCAAAGGTAAAGACCAATTTAAAGGCATAGTATCTTGCGCAGCCCAACATGCTTTTTTTTTAGCTGATAAAGTAATAAAACCAAAAATTAAACCATCTACACCCCACATTTCTGCTTGTTTTGCATATAAAGGGTTTGGTCTACCATTAGGATAATTTTGCCAATCATCCCAAACAGCATTTATTGATGTGTCAATAAAAGGAATAACTTTAACCATTTATTATATCTATTTTTTTTTAGTTATTATTCAACTAATAAATAAAATGGATTTTGAATTTGTGTCAACTCATAGAAACCGAAATATATGGCCAAATCCGTGCTTATTTGAAGTGCCATCATCTGGAAGTGGTCAATCTAATGGTTTAAATGCATCAGATCCAATAAGCAATCAAGCTCCTATTGTTGTGTGGACTGGTCAAAATATATCAATTGCAGCTACTGTTGTTACTGCAAACAGTAGTAGTGTTGTAGTATCATCGAGTTTAAATTCGATGATGCAAAAAAATAATTATTATCAAGGGGCTGAAGTAAATGTACCACCTTCTTTTCGAATTGAAAATAGTAAATTTTTAGGTCAAAATGGAGGTTTAGATTACACACAATTAAGTGTAGTTGATTCTAAACTTAATAGTGGAGATAATGTGATGGTGAAAGTTACAAATATTCCTAATACAATTTATGTTCCTGGTGGATCTAATTTACAAAATGCTTATACAGGTAAATTGTTATACAATCAAACTAAAAATGAATGGGTGGTTATAACCAGTTATGATTCAGAATTTCATAAAGTGGTGGCAGATATTCCTTCAGGATGGTCAACTACTGATAAGTTTAGTATTCGTGATAATCTTCCTCACACAACTTTTATTACTAATTCTGGTAACACTACAACCACACTTAATTTAACAGGAATTATGGTTAGTGTAAATCCTGGAGATTTTATAAGAATTGTTTCAACAGAAGAAATGGTCAAAATAATTAACTTTGATTTTACAACCAACATTGTTACTGTAGATCCTCCATTATCAACAATTTTACCTGCTGGTGAACCTATTGAATTATTAGCTCAAACAAGTGAAAATTATAAAACGTTATCTTATTCTGGGACTACTGTTGGACAACAGGAACAAACGGCATACACTGTTACTTTGGTATCTGGATCACTGCCAAATATTCTTATTAAAAATGGATCAGGTGGTTATCCTATAGATTACCCATTTCTTTATGTTGAATTTTATGATACAAATTATCCTTCTCAAAATAATTTATTTTCAAATAATCACTCGACAAAAAGTTATTTTAAGGTAACAACTCCTATAGGACAGGTTTATACCGATACAACTCAAAAATTTACAAAGTTTACGGGAGACTTAAGTCATAAAATAATTAGATTTAGACCTACAAGTAATTTTCGAATTGTTTGGAGGCTACCAACAGGTGAAGAAATTAAATTTGAAGAAGAAGATACACAATCTCCTCTACCACCTAAAGAATCAATTCAAACATCGGTTCAATTTAACTTGAAACGTAATTAAGGTTAAAAATACCATATAAAAAGAAAAATTTAAAATACTCAAGTAGCAACTTTTATGCTTATTTTAAGCATAAAAGTTAAAATATAAAAATCGACCAAGGGGGTACCCTTGCGTTGGAGTGCAAATTCAAATAGTTTATTTTTTATGATTGTTGTAACCATATTAATAAACAATTTTGTACTTAAATTCTCCACCGCTGTTGATTTCAGTTTTTCCGCTTTTCCAACCAGTATAATCTTTAATTTGGCTCCACAAGTCTTTTTTATTTGAGTTTGTAATTTTTAAAAGTCGATCTATTAACTCTTTTCTATCTATAACAAGAATACTAGAGGAATGTTGTTGATTTTTAATACTACTAAGAATGTTCTCTAATTCATCTCTTATGACTTCATTGTCTTCTTTTTCTAAATCTATAGTTTCAATGTGTTCTCCTATTTGATACGTTATTTTACGGTAGTCTAATCTAGGAGGATCTTCATCTTCCTCTTCTAAACTTTCATTTAACCTAGTCTTGATAAAGTTATTAATGTAATCAATGCTAGCATCATAATTATCAACTATAAAGTTAACTATCTCCTTTAAATCTGAAAATTTAATCCCACAATACAATTCTGTATTTTCTTTGTGTTTAAAGTCGGATAATAGTTTTTGAATGTGATAATCTAAGTCTTTGGAGTTATAACACTTTTTGACCCAAGAGTAGTAATAACTATCTTCTCGTGGTCTACCTGTGTTATAACCACTGATACGACTACTAAGTCTTGTAGTTGATCCAACTTTAAAAAGTCGTTCTTGAGAATATATATTTGTTGTGGCTATATAAATCCATTCCAACTTTTTTTCTTTAACACTTACTCTTCTCATAAATTTATTAACTCTTATAGCTTTGCGTTCAGCTTTTTCCGCTCGTTGTTTTTCTTGTTCAAGTTGAATATTAAGTTTTTCTTGTTCTCTTCTAAGGTCTTCTTCAGATTTATCTTTAATAGCTAATTGTTCCATTGCCAAAGAAAGTTCTAAATCTCTTAATTTTTTGTCTTTTATAAGAAAATTTATTGTGTATTCTCCGTATGCAAACATAACTTCTTCAAGGTTTAAATAGTAGTCTCTTACTATTTCAGCATTTTCTGTATTAATACGCATAACAGCCTTTTTAAAGGCTCTTGGTTCCATACATATCCATTTTTTTTGTTCCAATTGTTTGGGAATAAGTTTAATCTCTCTTTGTATACATGGATACTCTACTGCAAAAGGATGTTGGTGTCCTATTTCTTGATATGGTATTTGATGACTACGTAAAACCCTAGAAAATCTTTCTTGCTTGTCTGATATATTACGACCTTTAAATCCCATCCATTCTAATAAATTTTGAGTTACAATAATAGGCATTTTTTGTGGTTGATTTTCAACCTTTTTAACCCCCCCCAGTTGGGGGGGGTTAAATTTGCTCAAAGGATACCATAAATCTTGAAACCAATTAGAGTTAACATCAAAAGTCAAATCGTATTCTTGAACAAAGCTAAAAATATCTTTTAATTCACTCATTTATTATTTATTTAACTTTTTTAACCCTCCAGTTGAAGGAATTTACTTCAAAGTAAAATATTTTTAAAATATAATTAAGGTTAAAAACACCATATAAAAAGAAAAATTTAAAATACTCAAGTAGCAACTTTTATGCTTATTTTAAGCATAAAAGTTAAAATATAAAAATCGACCAAGGGTACCCCCTTGCATCGGAGTGCAAGCCCAAATAGTTTATTTTTTATGATCCTTCACACCATTTATTATTACACTCTTTATTAGAGCACATAGCAAAAACAGTTGTTGGTTCATCTATGGATCTGGTCTGTTTTGTGAAAGAAAAGATTTTTTTACAACCACATTTTTTACATTGTAAAACTCCTTCAGAAATTTCATAAGGACACACGTTAAAGTCATTTTCCTCCTCTACTTTTTTTCTTTCTTTATCAAAAGCTGGGTTTGACCACAACAGAGTATCATTTTTAATATATTGAATTATTTGTTCTAATTTGTTTTCATTTGCATTTGGGTTATTTAACATACATAAAATTTCATATAATTTTAAAGTTTGATTTGGACCTTTAATTTTTTTAATAATATAGTCAATATTTTTTTGTTTACTAAAATATTTTTCAAGATGTTTAGCCATTACTTCTAACTCCATACTTTGTTGTGTTTAATTACTCTATTGTTTACCTAAAAAAAATCATTTTATAGATTCATAAAAAATCTTATGGTTTCTATATCTACAACTTTTGAAATAAATTTTTCATCAAAAATAAGCTGTAATTTATCAAGGTAGTATACCTTATCTTCTTCATTAATTTTAAAAGGTCCTTGGTTCCGTAAAACATCTATAATTGTAGAATGATAGTACAAATAGTCTGGAAATTGAGCAGGTAAATTTTTTAGCTTTTCTGTAACCATGTTCAAGTTTAAAGAAAGAAATAATCTTCTGGATGGTTGCAAATCAAATTTTAAAACATTTTGAATATCTTGTTGGGAAACCCCAAGATTAAATGGTTCTCTTTTTTTTTTAATAATTTGAGTGGTATAAAACTTTATTAAAAATTTTTCCATTTTATTAAACTCGTTTAAAACATTATCAATTATGTTTTTATTTAAATTTGCTTGACTAGCAAATTCAACAAATTCCATTTTAGGAATAATTAAACCATCAAGCATTTTTTGTGCAATCATTATAGATGTAAATTTATTGCTTGCTTGAGGCATAGGATTTTTATATATTCTTCTAACAACTTCCAAGTAAGAATTAACTTTATCCTCCAATTCTAAACCAAATCCCATATCTGTAATTTGTCTGGCGTTTGAGGACCATAAACCCAATTTTAACGCATCTTTTCCAAAAGATATTTTATATTTTTTGGTTAACGGAATCATATATTTAAAAAATTCTTCAAATATGGTTTTACTTTCCTTCAAATCTAATTTTAAGGAAGTGGTGTTTAAGTTACCAAATTTTTTATTTTTTGTAATAAATTTTTTCATTCCATAAAAATCTGTGATTTTGTCAGAGCTTAAAAAATTTGATATATAAATAAGGTCATTAGTATCCACATTTTCTTTTTGGTGTAAAAGAAGTTCATTTAGGGTTGAAATTAATAACATACATAAATCAATGTATTTATTCATAGTAAAAGGTTCAATAATACCATAACTTACATTATTATATATTACACGACTTTTACCATAATCAAGTATAACTGGAATAAACTTAGTTTTAATTTTATACACTGTGCCAACTCTTAGTAAATATTCAATTATAATTGGTTCTGGTAAAATTGTAACAATGATATTCCATGGTTTTAAATCATGATGAACAAAACCATAATTTGTTTGCGCAATTACCAAAGCACAACATAAACTTAAAAGAATTTCTATATAAGATTTTAATGTACAGGTTTTAAGAAATTCTTGTAATGTTGGTCCTTGAATATATTCTTGAAGAACAGTGGTTTCTTTTGTATTTAATAAGTTGAAAGTTTCGAAAGGTATATTATAATCAGAATACATATATCTTATTTTTTGCTCATCTCGATACCCTAATGTAAAAACAAAATTTGGGCACCATTTTAAAAGATTGTTAATAACAAATTTACCTATAAAAGCTTCATGGATAAATTCAATCTTTTTCATCGAATCAATGGTTCTTTTACCTACAAGGTATTCAGCTCCAACTTGGTACAAAATAATTCTTGTTGTTTTACTTTTAAACAATGGTTTAACTTCTACACCTACTAAAGTTATTTGTTCATCTGGTTTAATTGCTTGAGAAATAAATTTTTCAAATCCTTTTAAACTACCATAATTTCTACCTATATTTTTAGGAAAGAGACCTGTAAGATGATGTTCAGTTTCATTTATTGCCATTAAGGCTTGATGTTCCACACCACTTTGAAATATTAAAGGATCTTGAACTTTTAATTGGGTATTACCACCAGATTGCAAATGTAGTTGAAATATGGTCTTTTCCAAGTTATCTAAAATACCTTTTTTTGATAAATATTTTTTAGCAAATCTAAGGCTATTTTGAGCTATTTGTTGACATTTATTATCATTTGTTTGGCACCATTTAACTTGCTCAATCAAATCAGATAAGTCTGATTTTACTGGAACATAATGCACATATGGTTCTAAATAATCAGAAAACCACATTTTCCATTTTTGAGGACTTTCTACTAATAAAATACAACACCCCATTTCTAATTCAAGAGATAATCTAAAAGCTGAAACATGACCATCTAAATTTATTAAATATTTATAATTACTTTGTTGTTCTGGGGTCAATTTTTCCACTAATTGTAGATTTTCTACATCTGGAATTTGAAGGTATTCTGAATCTTTATTTTTTCTAACACGTAAATTCCAATTTGTTATTCCACAATTCAAATATTGTGGATACTCTGTGCTTAATTTAGCTAGTTTTAATCTTGTATTATTTTCAACGTTAAAACCACACCCTGTATTAGATCCTCTAAAAACAGCTATATTTTTTTTAGTTTTCCAATCAGTTTCAAATTTAAAGGTATAATTACGGCATTTTGGTGGAAAATATATACCTTCATTTGATTTAATTCTAGCCCAATCTTCATGTGTTGGTATAGCTATATCAGCAAATTTATCACTACTGCACATACTTAAAATAGGTAAATATTTATCAAATTTATATGATAATAATGGCACATCATCTCCAAAAATATTATTGTACGGTTCTGTGCCATTTCTAGTTAAAATTGGGAAATCTCTTCTATTAACAAAAAATTCTATATCAGGTAACTGTCGTTCTGCACAAAGTTCTAAGAACATTGATTTTAATTGAGCATAATTATTTTCTCCTTCATTAATGGGATTTTCATACCTTAAAATACAATTATTAGCAAACCAAAAACTAGGGTCTAATTGAATTTTATGTATATTAAATTTATAATTGGTTTTATTAAGTTTATTTACAAGGTTATGATGAACTTTAAAAAAATGTTCTAGGTTAGTATATTTATTAGGATCAATTTTAATCAAATGAGACCATTCATTTGTGTAAACAGCTTTTGAAAATGGGATAAAAGATTCAAGTTGACCACCAGAAATTTTAATAAAAATACCTTTTTTAAATTTATTAAAAATATAGTTAAATGTATCCTCAAGTTGAGCTTGAGATATATTAGTGTAACCTTCGAAAGGTAAAAAAGTTTCTAAATTAGAAAAAATATTATCTTTTGAAAGTTGTGGTTCTTTTTTATCTTTTGTTTCATTATTTTGAAGATTTCGTTCAACCCAAAATTGTTCAACATCTCCAACTGTATAGTATAGTTGTGTAAAATTTTTATATCTAGGATTAGTTTGAATCCTAGATATAAAAATTTTACACTCTTTAGTCGTAAAATAGTCGTGATTTAACTGCATTTTATTTACTGCTTATTTTAACCATTTTATTTTTTTTAAATTTCATTTTTTATTATAGCTTGAAAGTTATTTTTAAATTTATTTTTTTAATGCTACTAAAAAGCATTAAAAAATAATTTTATTAGTAAAATACGCTTGCAGCAGATTTTTTAACCTGCCTTTTATTCCACCACCATACCATAACCATAAAAACAACAGCAATAATTAAAGCGTAGACAAACCACATTTTATACTTTTCAAACCAAGATTGTACATCAGAAAAACTAAAATCTTCTCTTGTTAATGGATGATAGCCTACACCTCCTGGGTGAATAGCGTTTGAATATTGTCCCATACCCTCTGGAGAGTATTCGACTACGTTACCATATTGGTCTCTGTAATACATATTTATTAACTGGTAAAATTAAATATGTTTTAACCCCAATCTAACATTTTTTACTGTTAGTGGTAAAAAGTTAAAATGGATCTGGTCCAAGATCTGGTAATTGTTGTCTACATTCTTGATTGGTACAAGAATACCTAAATTTACAACAGCAAATATAATGGTTAAATCCTTCTGGTTCTTCTTCATATTCACAATTATGGTTAACATATTCAAGACCTAATTGCAGATGCGCATGTAACATACAATTGTATCGGCAATTAGGGTTTGGATAACCACGATTACATGAATGACTTGTAGGAAAGGTTCCTTGATACATAAAATCAGGAGAGCAACAACTACAATAGTTAGTTGCTACCAAAGCTAACATTAATACTATCCAATTCATTTATTATCTAGAAATGTACATTCACAAATAAAAGTATCATTATTATATGGTGTACAACTCCATTCACGTATTTTTGAAAAATTTAAACCACACATTTTAGAACATTCATTACCACATTCAATTCCATTGGTGTAGTCAGAAACATTTGTTGTAGTGTAAGTATACTCTGATATAACGTAATTTACTATCAAAATTAAAATAAAAAAATTAAAATTAATTTTACCCATTTATTTTATATATTAAAGCTTTTGTTAAATATTGGTTTCTGATGTTAAATATCATCATAACATCTATATAAAGTACATTCACATCTTGTATCTTGACCATAAGGATCTGGTTTTTCACATGTATATGATTCAATGTGTAATTCACGTTGTTGGGCTGCAACAACACAGTTACTATAACAATAAGTTGTACACAAACTTGGATTATGGTATGAAGCTATTTTCACAATTTCTATTTCCTTATGAGAACAGGCATTTATGCTTATCACTGATAATATTAGTAAAAAATAAAGTAAGTTGGTCATTTATTAACTACAAATATAAAAATATCATGAAAGGTTAAATAAGGTTATTTTTTATACTTTTGAAGTATAAAAAATATTTTTTTTTAAGTTAGATTTACCTAAAAAATGAAAAATTTTCATTTAAAATATTTAAAGATAAAATGAACTTTCATGAGAAGAAAAATTTAATTTATGCCCAAACTGGGCATATTCTTTTAAAATTAGAAAATGGAAATGTTGAATATGAATGCGGTAATTGTGGTTCTAAGAGAACCAGTAGATATTCTAATTTAGTTAAACCAGGAACAACTAAATTTTGCAGTAATTGTATTAATCCTGGTAGAAAAACACTTGAAGAAGTATGCCAAAATTTTGAACAATTAAAGCTTGAAAACTCCTTATTTGATTACTCAATTTTAGAATATTCATCAAATAAAAATGTAACTTTTAAATGTGATAAAGACCATATATTTAAAATGGCTTATGCTGATATTAAACGTGGTCGAAAATGTCCACAATGTGCTCCGAATAGACGTGCTAAAACTTATTTAGAAAGGTATAATGCTATTAATCCTTTTGCAAATCCACAGATTAAAGAAAAAATTAAATCAACTTGTTTGGAAAAATATGGTGTTACTCACCACATGAAACTTAAAGAAATACGCGATAAAGTAGCAGAAACTAACCTTAAAAAAATTGGTGTTAAATATGCTTTTAATACCAAAGAAACGTTTGATAAAATTCAAAAAAAAATGTTTTGAACGTTATGGAGTAAAATTTCCATTACAAAACAAGTTTATTCAAGCAAAAATTAGTCAAACTTTTTTAAACAAAATAGATGCCGAAAGACCTATGAGCAACCAAGTTTATTGGAAAAATAAATTATTGGATAAATATGGAGTTGATCACTATTCTAAAACAGACCAATTTAAGGTTGATTACGTTAAAACTTGTTTAGATAAATATGGAGTTGACCACTATTCTAAAACAGATCAGTTTAAGGTTGATTACGCCAAAACTTGTTTAGATAGGTATGGAGTTGACCATTATTCTAAAACAGATCAGTTTAAGGTTGATTACGCCAAAACTTGTTTAGATAGGTATGGAGTTGATAACCCTATGAAATGTACTAATATTTTCAAAAAAGTAATATCTTCATCATTTAGTCGTAAACCTTTTATTTTTCCATCTGGAAGAGTTGACTATGTTATGGGATATGAACCAACAGTTTTACACAAACTACTAGAGAAATATGATGAAGACGATATTATAACAGATGTATGCTATATTCCAACCTTTGAATATAAAAGAGTTTCAAGTGATTCAAGACCATTAAAAAATGAATTTGTAATGTCTGTGTATTATCCAGATATTTTACTTCCAGACAAAATTATTGAAGTTAAAAGTGAATATCATTACAACAGAGACAAACGTAATGTTTGTCGTAAAATGAAAGCTGTCGCAAAGTCGGGTTATTTTGGTGAGTTATGGGTATATAAAAGCCCAAAGATATTAAGTTTTAAAAAAACTTATAAAAAAGTGGATGGAAAAGTTGTAATTGAAAAATGGATTTAAAAGGTTAAAATTAAGGTTAATTTTTTATACTTTTTGAGTAGAGTATAAAAAATTGTATAAAAAATGTGTTTTTGTAATCCAATTGCACCACCAAAAATTTTTTTTGATTACAACACCGGAAAACCTAAAGCTCCACCACTAATTCTAACAATGTTATTGTTAACTGCAACAATTATAAATTCATAACTTTGTGCATAATCTGAACCAGGGAAACCACCGCTTCCTCCAGCTGCAGAAATAGCGGCTGGACTAGCCTGAGGAACAACAGATACATTGGTTAATTTTCCATAATTAGTGGAACCCATGGGATCCAAGTCGTAAAAGTGGAGAGAGTAACTGTATAAATGATATCCAATGAAAGATGGAATAGTAGGAGCATGATAAAATGGATTAATAAGAGAAAAGTAATCTGAACCCATAGCACCTAAACGGTTAGTATTTTCATAAATTAAAGTTGTATTAGCAATAGGATCAAATGAACCAGCTGGTTCAAAATTAACTGTTGAACCAATTACAACAGGAGATGAGGTAGCATAATTTGACCATTCAGAAGCCCCAGTCTTATTACGAACTGAAAAGAATAAAGCTTTGATGGCATGTGAAAACCTAATATCAAAAGTAGGACTTGCATTTGTAAGAGGAGTATAATTTTGACGTGGTGCAGTTTGAACTTGTTCAATTAGGATGTCTCTAATAGCACAACCCATTCTACGACGTTCTTCATTACTTACAATAGCATAGTTAGCCCATACTTGAACAGGTCCTAAAACAGGAGCAGTTGTAAGATGAGTTGGAACCACAATTGGGACATATGGGCTCGCAGGAGGAACTAAAGCACTATTTGTAAGAACAAGTAGTTCAGTCCAATCTCTAAAGTTAAAGTTAATTTGCATCTCATTGTAAGGTAAAGCTGCGGTAGGTAGAGCTACACCAGTATCTCTAGAGAAAAAGAATGGAAGAGGTAAGTTAAGATTTGTTCCGCCAGTTGGACCAAGAGCAGCACCAGGAGCAACGGGATTAATTAATGCTGAAACATTTCCAATCATATTATCATATCCATTTCGTTTACTAGCTGGCACAGTAAATGCTGACCAAAAGTCAAGATGATAGTTATCAAATCTAGCTGCAACTAAATCATTAAAAGTAATGGTTGCTTCTCTTATAAGATTGTGCATTAAATTTCTGGTCCATCTTAAAGCAAAAGTATTAGCCAATAAAGGGTTAAGAGTTACCTGTGGAATATTTACCCGAAGCCAAGTTTGTAATAGGTAGTCTCCAGCACGTGAAATGGAAACTGACCATTCTTGTCCAAAAGCTGCATTACCAGTATTTCTAGAAAGAGGAACTGGTACTTGTGTGAACCAAGTTGATTTTCTAATTTCTCTCACGAAATATGCGGTTGCTGTTGGACCTCCATACATATATTTTTCGATTTCGTCAAAAGTGGCGATATCAATAAACCCTGAGGTTATATTTGATGAAGACATAGACATGTTTAATTTATTAGTAGCAATATTTCAGTTAAAAATTTTTTTGAAATTGTTCAAATCTTTCATTTAATAAAGATATTAAAGAACCTATAATTTTTGTAATGTAATTAATTATGAAAAAACACGCTTTGCCCAGTGTAAAGCCGTGCAATAATCACATCATTAAAATAGAACAGATTTGTTTGGTTAATTCAACTTTAAAAACTGCTAAAAAAAATTTAAAAAAATTAGAAAAAGTAATGGTTGAATTAGAATCTATAGATTATAAAAAATTAAAACTAGGGGATACCTTAACAACTATTTATTATGAAGTTTGGTTTATGTTTATAAATGAAATTATATGTATTCAAAAGCATTTGATTGAATATTTTGTATGTTTACTCAAAAATAAACCACAACCTTTACCAAACAATGAAATTGTGGATAAAATAAACTTGTTGTGTAAACCTATTTTTATTCAAATTTTAAACTTTAAACCTCCACACATAAAATTATGTGTTCCACAAAATATTTATAATGAATTTTAATGGCTAATTAGCCATTAAAATTTACCAATTTTCAATCTTCATAGTCTGTATCATCTTCAGACCATCTTCTATCTGGTGGTTCATAATAATCATCAAACAACGAATCATCATCGCCAAATAATAAATCATCATGACACTTTTCACATGTCCATTCGTTATTTTCAAAATATGCTTTATAATGGTGGTCAAGATCGTCAAAACATATAGAGCATGGGCAGTAGTACTTAAAACCTGGAAAAAGAGCGTGAAATTTTTTAGAAAATTGTCTTGGTAAAAGCCATCTATCTAAATAATCTGCATTAGACATTATTCTATACTTAGTATTAAGTTTAAATCTAAACATGTTAATACGATGACTCCATTTAAATATAAATTTTTCAGATAATTTACATTTACTTGAAATATGATTCCAAAAGCCTTTATTTAATTTATTTAAGGTTTCATCACACAAATTTTCAAGTGAAATATTTTCAAGGATAAATTTAATCATAGAATCGTAATCTTCTTTTTCAATTGTCAAATCAGGGTCATAATAGGGATAGTGAAATGTTTTTTTGTAATTTAATTTTTCAATTAAAAAAAGGATATAATCGTCCATGAATATTTTTGTTAAAAAAAGATGGTCTTCATGATTTAATTGACTTAATGTATTTTTTTGAAGAAATGAAAGATCTTTAAAAATAATAGATAAATTTAAATGATCTTTTGGACATAGATATTGAAAAATATCTTGTACTACTCTCAAAATATTAAACAACTCCATGGTTAATTTGATTCTACTTTATTAATAAATTAATCAATTTTCTGAATTTTTAATGCTTATTTTAGCATTAAAAATCAAATTTATCCTTTAATAATTTACTTATGGTAGTTTCTACACAAAATATTTTATGAAAAATTATACCTAACAAAAGTGATAGTAAAATACCATTAAATTTTGTTAATTTAAATATTTTACTAAGCACTAACCCTAAAACAATAGCCAATACAACATCTATAAGTGATATGTTAAAAATTCGCAGTTGGCTTCGAAGACCTTCATTTGGTTTTCCAAAAATATCTTTATAATTACAAAGCTTTTTTATACCATGTAAATCATTTAAATCAACAGTTGTTGACACACCTGGATCTAATGTAACTCCCGGCATTGATAATTTTGGGGCAAGTTTAACCTCCATTTATTTTATATTTTATTTTAATCTTCATCTTCATCAAATGGATTAGTTGACCTTCTAACAGTTTGAGAAGGTGATGGTGATAACGAAGGTAATTTTTCAACAGGTTTTTTAGAAGCAAAAGCAACCACAGATCCTAAAATTCCTACAATAAGTAAAGCTCCACCAAGGTATAACAACCAATTGCGATGTTTTACAGTTGTAAAACCTGTGACATTAATATTTGAAGGAGCATCTGGTATTAGACCCGGGCCACGTAATGGTGTTGGATAAAGCTTCCACCCATCTGGATTCTTAACATAAATATGAAAATATACAGGATCACTAGCAGCATAATATACATAAATACTACCAGCAACACCTTGAGTTGCCGGTGTTGGTGGAACAGTACCCCAATTAATTGAATTTCTACTAGTAAAATCTGAATGGGCAAAAGAACCTTGTTTTACCCATTGTCTGGTTGATTGATCAAAAAAGTAGTATTCTGCTGTTAATATGTTTAAGTAAACATCACCTTCAGCTTTAATAGGTGGACCACTTCCTTTAACAAAAATAGGATTGCGAAAAACTTTAGAATGATCAGGAGAAGATACTATAGCCTGTTCACATCCAGGTCCAATACTACTATAAAAAGTTGTTTGTGGTGGATTAAATGAAATATGATTACCTAATTGATCAATAACAGCCCCTTGCCAGTCAAATGCAACACAATTTCTATTATTAGCACAGGCTTGTGCAGCAGCACTTGAATTAGTATACGCATTTGAAGTAGTAGCTAATGGTCGAGCATTACAATTTGGAAGATTTCTTATTAGAGAAGAAAATGCATGTGAATACACATTTTCTTCTACCCAAGAATAGTAGGCTACAAGACAGCCAGCACCAGCAAGAATACTTAAAGGAAAAAGATACCTTCCTACAACTGCTACTCCACCAATAACAGAAACAAATGGTACACCAAGTACCAATGCAATAAGAATAATAATTTGCCATAAATCTAAACCTTCGGCTTTAGCAGTCGCACTTTGGTCAATTTTTTGTTGTAATTGTTGAAATATTGTATTTTTTGACACTGCTTCCTGTATACAAGATTGAAATATATCTGCCATTTGTGACATTACATTATTTGTAATGTTTACGGTTCCTTTGACTCTTGAAACAGTAATAACTTGATTTTCACTCATAGACGATGCACAACTTGAAGATATAGTATTCATAAGCTCTGAACTAGCCTTTAAAAATACGTTAATTTCATTTTGGGCATTAGGAAATTGAAAAATGTTGAGTCCACTCACGATACTTTTACATGTTTGAGCAATTTCCTGTGTTAAAGCTTGTTGTATATCTTCTTGAACAAGTACATTCATTAAAGATTTCATGTTAATAGTAGCTTTTTGAGTAAAAGTATTACCAGAAATATTAACATCTCCATCAATATCAGTTACACTGATAATTTGTGTCTGATCTGTGGTTAATTTTGAATTTTGAATAATATTATTTGAAACTTTGGCGATAGCTTCAGTTGCCGCCTTAGTTATATTTTTTGAAACAGCTGATCCCATTGTTTATTTATTGTATAGAAAATCTATTAACCATTTATTGTGGTACAACTTAAGCTTGTTAAAAGCTTATTATAACCTTTTGTTCTTTAAAACACATAATCACAGAGAAAATTAGTTATAGTCAAAATTTTTATTTTTAAAAAAAATAATAAATAAATGAAACAAGTAGTTTTACTTTTACAGACTATATTATTGTGCACTTTAAGTAATGCCCAACATTCTGGAAGTACATGTCGGTTAGATTCAGACTGTGATTCATGGCTTTCATGTATAAATGGTTTATGTACTTCATGTGCTAAAGCTGGTAATATTTGTGAACCTGGGGCTACTACAGGATTTTTTAAATGCTGTGATGGAAGTAATACAACTTGTGAATTAATTCCGGGTGGTAATAACACAAGTCAATGTATGCCTAATAACAACAATTGTCGAACTAATGCAGACTGTTCATATGGGTTATCTTGTTTAATGCGACTTGGTAAGTGTGGTTTGTGTCATCCTAATGGGGAAAGATGTACTCTTCCTTATGATACATTAGAATGTTGCAGTAGTTATTGTAGAATTGGTGTATATATGGATGGAAGTGGAATGTGTGCTGATCCAAGACATTATCCTTTGCCTACTACAACTACTGAAAATATTCGTACTTTACATAATATTGATATACATGATGTAGTTGGAGATGTTGTGATTACACCTGCTCCTATTGCATCATTTGTACCAAATATATACAATAATGACGATTTTCTTATTAATAGAACAACAACCACTGAAGCACCTAGACCTTGTGTAGATGGTAATCAATGCGGAATAAATATGTGTATTGATGGTTTATGTACAAAATGTCAAAATATTAATACATTTTGTGAAGTTAATAGTGATTGTTGTCAATCTAGGTATAACTCTATTATTTGCGCAGTAGCAAATCATCAACAACACATTGTTGGATACCATATTTATAATAAAAAAATTTGTACAATGGAATTTTAATGGTTTTTTAACCATTAAAATTTAATCTCTTGTAGCAGATGGTCCTTTCATACGTCCTTCTGAATTTGTTGATGGCGTTCTTCTGGTTTTAGGAATAAAAGTTAAAGGTGAACTTCCTCCACTAGCAAATCCGCTACTACTTACCTTAGGATCTGTGTATGTATAACGTTGTTGTGTTTCATATGCTCCATTTACACTATTATACATTTGTAAAAGGTTAACATTGGTCTTTTTAGCAATAATTTTTGAAACAATGAATATTGTGGTTTGAAATAATACTAAAGCTGCTAATCTAATTTCTACAGGCCATTTATTAATAGAAGAAGGTACATAAGATTTTTCCCCCAATTCAATTAAAAGTTTTTCATATTTATTCATATATAATGTTTGTTGTTGCGTATAACCTTCCATATCAAATCCAATTTTTCCTAACGCAATTTCACATCCCATAAAACCCATCATTAAATATGATTTATACCCTTCAACAGTCGAATCAATAGCTAAATTTTTTATGGTGGCATCGTATGTTCTTTTCATATTTTCGTGATTTGACATCATATTAAACTCTGGCAAATCTACTTTTGGATAAGTTTTTTTCAAACGTTTAAATTTAAATAATAACTCTCGTTTTTTATCGTCGTCATCATTATTTTCTAAATATTGTATATTTGGTTTATCTTCTCCAAAAGTTTTTTTTATTTCTTTTAAAGGTGGAGGAGCTGGCTCATCATCTTGTTTATTCGAATATTTGTATTGTTGTTTTTCTCCATTGTTACGATTTTCAACTTTATTATAATATGATGATATAATGGATTTTTTAACTTTACGATATCTATTTGAAGAAACAGATCCAATTTGTGGAGAACTACTAACTAAACGATTAACTTTTTTTTGAATAATTGGGGAAGGTTCCATTGAATCAGAAGATTCCCAGTTAAATGTACCTTTTTTAGGTGATAAAGGTTTATTATTTTCTGGTACAGTTTGAGACGTTATTCTAACAATAGGTTTAAAAGCTCCATTAATTGAATCTTCACTAGAAACAACTGGTTCATAATGGTGAATATATTTTTCAGAAGCTAAAATAGGATTAACCTTTTTTTTATTTACTAAAAGTTCAAGGTATAATTCAGGCATTTTAGTAAATTTTGGTTTAACTTTAGTTAAACCAAACTCATGTTCGACTTTTGTCACTGTATATATATTATTTTTTGAAGGCATCTTTATTATACCATAAATTTTAAAAACCTCTTATACTATAAATAATTAAGTTAATAAAGATGTCTCAAACCATAAATGGTAATGGTAATATTCCACTTTGGATGACAAATACTGTTCGTCCAATTGACTCTTTTGAGTCGGAAATTGTTCAAAAAATTGGACCTAACCCACATTATCCAGGGCCAATTCATAATATTGGAGGATTGCACCTGAAATCGTATTGTAGAATTCCAGGAGTACAACCATTTGTACAATCTATTATTCGTCCTAATATTTGTATACCTCATTGTTTAACAAATCATTGTTTTGAATATGGAACTACAACCCGTTTCCCATCAAAATGTGAATGTAGTGAAAAATATGATTGTAGGACAATTGGTAGATGTACATCTACCAATTGTCCTACATCTAATTGTCCTCTAACATGTGGTACTTGCAATCATAATTCTAATGTAATAAATTATTAAAAAATTTTTAAAGGTAATATTACCTTTAAAAATTAACACAAACAAACACGGAATTTTAGCAAGTTATTGTCTACACAAAGGACAAGTTTTTATGTTTCTAACAAGTAATACATTATAACATTTGGGACACACAGGAGAATGACCACAATTTAACAAAACTTGAGATTTATTAAATAAACAAATTACACAACGCGTTTCAATGCTTGATTCAACTTTATCATCTGGAATGTATTCAATTAACATATACATTATATCTTTGATAGTTTCCTGTCCACAATTAATATAAGAATTTTTACTTCTAGTAATTTTTTTATTAAGAATAGTATGGTAGTCATCTTCAAGTACTTTGAGAAAACAATCATAAGATAATTCATCTCCTTTCCAAAAAGGAGATGAAAGTTTAAAGTTATTTAAAGGATAATCAGCATTTAAAATTTGACATAAATTTTTAAGTATAGGATACATTTGAGTATCCTGGAAAACTTTTAAAGTTTCTGATTGAGAAGTATCCATATTAATGTTTAAATTTTTTAAGTTTTTTTAAACTTAAAAAATCAATTTACTGGTTTTCTTTAATCTTGTAGGTATAAAGTCCATATTTAATTTTTTTTGAAAATTAATTTGTGGATAAATTAATCTTTTTTTCAAATAAATGGGATATTAAAACTGTAGTACCATGATAATCATATTTAATACTTTTGTTATTGTTACGAAATTGTTCTATAGTTAAATTTCCACCATAATCTTTTAATAATCTAAAATGATTTGCTGGTGATATACGAGTGGTTAATCCAAGCATAAAATGAAGTAATCTTTCAGAATCTGTATATTTTGACCCTCCAAATTTAGATTTTTCATCATTAATGAATGCCAAACAGCATTCAGGTGAACAAAAAACTCCATCAACTTCATAATAAGCATCTGTAATTTCAATTAAATTTTTTCCAAAGTTTGAAGTGTCTTTACACCTTGGAATATTTTCTTTAATAATAAAATTGTTAGGACTTGAATCTGAACTACCTTTTACTTTAATTTCATTTTGACCAATTTTAGCCACTTGTTTTGGTCTGTAAGTTAATGGACAAAATATACCTATTCCTTCAAATGTATGATGATCCCAATGGCATCGTATCATTGTGTTAAAATCTTTAATACCATTAGGAAATGTCCACAATTCTTTAACATGCTTAATTTCATCATAAATTTTAATTTTTTCTCCACTATCAATTCCGTGGTTATGTTTAATCTTTTTTCTATCAACATTAGATAGATCTATCTTTTGATATTTAGACGCCATTTTATTTAATAGTTTTTTTTAAATAAAAATTCAATTTTTTTATGGTAATCATATACTTTATTTATATCAACAAGAACAGAATTATTTTTTACTTTTATTAAACCACAATTATTTTTTGAATTCTTCAAAAAATATTTTAAAAATTTTGGGTTAGAAAAATCATTAAAAGAAGGCGGGAATAAAAACAAAAGTATACTGTCATTATCACTTTCTTTTAATAAAAATGATAAACCACCTAATTTATTGATAATACATGTATTTTGGATCAAATTAACCTTTTTCAAGTTTTCATCGTTTGATATTAACACTAACAAATCCACTTTAATATCTTGTTTCAAGATATTTCTTATTAAGGTTAAAAGTTGATTAAGATCATCAAATTGTTCTATGACCAACACTAATCTTTGTTTAAATTTTTGTTTAGTACAATAGTTTTGTACTAAATGGTCATCTTCCTCTTTTAATTCTACACCTTTTAAAAAATACCAAAGTATCCATAATATTCCAAATAATAATATTATTATGGTTAAATTTGAACTCATTTATTATAAATAAAAATTAACCAGTTTTTTTAACATCGCACCTATTAACCTTGAACAAGTTTGAGTTAACCACTAAATAAAAAAGTAACATAATTAAAAGAGTGGCGTTTAAGAACCATTTTAAACAACATATCCAGAGGTCAAAATTAAACATAAAAAACTCATAATTTGAGACATCGTTGAGAAAATTGGATATCTATTAATCCAAGGTGGAGATAATTTATGGTTTTCAAAACCATAAATTTAAAAAATCAATTAAGTATCCGCTACTTAGTTTTATGCTTTATTTAAGCATAAAACTTAAAATACAAAAATTGATCAAGGTACCCCCCTTGGATTACAATGCATATTGCTAAACTTTTAAAGTTTAAGGTTATTTTTTATAATAATAAAGATGATGCGTATAGTAATAGGATTACTATTATTAATAGTAATTTGTAACAGCAGTTGCCCCCGATATTATGATGAAATAACATCATATTCTGGTAATGAACAAAATAGTGCAGCAATTGAATGCAACAATAATTGTAGAAATACTTGTATTAGTACTATTCCTCCAGGAAAAAGATTTATGGGATATACATGTGTACCGGATTATCTTCCGGGAGACACAATGATGGGTCGTTTTTATGATTGTTGTTGTAAATATGGCAATCTTCAATATTGTTATAATTGTTAAATTTATGGTTTTAAAAACCATAAATTTAAAAAATCAATTAAGTACACTACTAATTTTAATGGTTACAAAAACCATTAAAATCAAAATACAAAAATCGACCAAGGTTACCCCTTGCGTCGGAATGCATATTCCAAAAGAATATTATTACCAAGGCCATTCTCCTACTAAACTAGCCTTGGCATATTCTGTGGGTTTGTTTTCAAAAAAGTTTGTATGAGTTGGAGCATTAAGTATATCTTCTACCCAATCTAAAGGATTTTCTTTAATTGAGTACATACATGAATATCCCATTGTAGTAAGTCTTCTGTCAGTAATATATCTAATATAATTTTTCACATCACTTTTAGTTAAGTCACGCATTTCTCCCATTTCAAAAGCTAAATCAATAAAATTATCTTCTAATTCAACTATTCGATTAGCAGTCCAATATACTCTATTTTTTAATACATCGAGTCGAATATAATTTTTATTTTCACTAACAAGAGTACAGTACAATTCCATCATTGAATTTGTATGATGAGTTTCATCTGCAATTGACCATTGAATAATTTGTCCCATTTTTTTCATTAATCCATGTCTTGTAAAGTTTAATAGCATTATAAAAGAAGAAAACAATTGTACACCTTCAATGAAGGCTGAAAATAATGCAATTTTTATTGCAATCTCTTCTAGTTTTTCATCATAACCAAATATTAAAAATTTAAAAAATCTTGTGATTGGATTTGAGCTAAATTTTTTATTAAATACAAATTCATGTTTATCTTTCATAGCTTTAAATTTCATAAATTCTTGATAAGTAACATCTGGTAAATTTAAAGTAGTAATAAGATGAGAATAACTAGCTATATGCATAGCTTCTCTTGCGCCAAACCCAAATAACATCATTCTTACCTCAGGTTGTTTAAAAATTTGCAGATAATCTACATAACCAGCTGCAACATCAACATCTCCTTGAGTAAAATAACGCAATATTTGAATTAAAAATGTTTTTTCTGACTCATTAAGTTTATTAATCCAATCATTTACGTCATCTTGCATATTTAATTCTTTGAAGGACCAATGAGCATGTTCATGAACATCCCATTTTTCATAGCACTCTGGATATTCAAAAGGCTTAAAATTGGTTCTTTCCATCATCAATTTAATTTCTGGATAGAAAGACCGATGATTAATCATAAATTTAATCATCGATCTTTTAACCATTAAAAAAATAATAATAACAATAATAATGAGTATAGTAATCATCATAGTTTATTTAATAAATAAAATATTTAAAAAAAATCATTTTTAAATTAAAGTTAAGTACAGTTTAAAAAAAATAAAAGAAAAGAAGAAAAGAAAATTCAAGTAATAAATGTTTAGAATAGAAAATAATATAGGTTGTTTGATTACAAGAGTCGATACAATTGAAATATTAATTGATCAAATAAAAAAAAATTTAAAAGACCCATCAACTCATTTAAATGAGTTTGCAAGACAAACAACAGAAAAAATTTTCAATGTTGATCAAAAAATTTCCGAAATTGATATATGTAAATTAGATATAACAACTTTAAAACAAAAACTAGAATTTTTAAGACAAACATTGGCAAAAATTTCTAGTAGTGATACACATAAAATATCAGAAATAGAATTAGATATAATAGAAATCGATAAATGCAAGTCGGATATTACAACTTTGAATAGGTCTGTGACTCAAAATACAGAAAAAATTTCCGAAATCGATAAATGCAAGTCGGATATAACATCTTTAAATAGGTCTGTGACTCAAAATACAGAGAAAATTTCCACAAACAAGTCGGATATAACATCTTTAAATAGGTCTGTGACTCAAAATACAGAGAAAATTTCTACAAACAAGTCGGATATAACATCTTTGAAACAAAATGTTTCCGAAATCGATAAATGCAAGTCGGATATAACAACTTTAAATATGTTTGTAACTCAAAATATAGAGAAAATTTCTACAAACAAGTCGGATATAACATCTTTGAATAGGTCTGTAACTCAAAATATAGAGAAAATTTCTACAAACAAGTCGGATATAACATCTTTAAATAGGTCTGTGACTCAAAATACAGAGAAAATTTCTACAAACAAGTCGGATATAACATCTTTGAATAGGTCTGTAACTCAAAATACAGAGAAAATTTCCACAAACAAGTCGGATATAACATCTTTGAAACAAAATGTTTCCGAAATCAATAAATGCAAGTCGGATATAACATCTTTAAATAGGTCTGTGAAACAATTAAAAATTGACACACAAAAAATTTCTGCAATAGAGTCGGATCTAACAACTTTAAACGATTCTTTAACTCAAATAACATTAAAAATTTCTAATATTGATGCATATAAAATTTCAGAAATAAAATCTGACGTAACAACTTTAACACAAACCATATCAAAAATTAATATACAGAAAATTTTAGAAATAGAGTCTGATATTTCAACTTTAAACGATTCTTTAACTCAAATAACAGAAAAAATTTCTAATATTATTTCCGAAATCGATAAATCGGATATAACATCTTTAAATAAGTCTGTGACTCAAAATACAGAGAAAATTTCCGAAATCGATAAATGCAAGTCGGATATAACATCTTTGAAACAAAATGTTTCCGAAATCGATAAATGCAAGTCGGATATAACATCTTTGAAACAAAATGTTTCCGAAATCGATAAATGCAAGTCGGATATAACAACTTTAAATAGGTCTGTAACTCAAAATATAGAGAAAATTTCTACAAACAAGTCGGATATAACATCTTTGAATAGGTCTGTAACTCAAAATATAGAGAAAATTTCTACAAACAAGTCGGATATAACAACTTTAAATAGGTCTGTGACTCAAAATACAAAGAAAATTTCCACAAACAAGTCGGATATAACAACTTTAAATAGGTCTGTGACTCAAAATACAGAGAAAATTTCCACAAACAAGTCGGATATAACAACTTTGAAACAAAATGTTTCCGAAATCGATAAATGCAAGTCGGATATAACATCTTTAAATAAGTCTGTGACTCAAAATATAGAGAAAATTTCCGAAATCGATAAATGCAAGTCAGAAATTGATCATTTAAAGTCAAATTTTCAGACAAAAAGTCAAGATATATCTACTTTGCAACAAAATATAACAATAATTTCCAATAAATTATCAGAATTAGATTTTATAGTTAAAAATTTAGCTGAACATGATGTTGACAATTTAAAAGAGAGTAAAATAACTACAAAAATGTTAGTTAAACATGATAATGGTCTTTCTGATTTAAAAAATAAATTTAACCAACTTGATGAAATAGTAAAACATTTAGGAGAAAATGATGCAGAAAGGATAAAAGATACCAAAACTTGGGTTCCTCAATTAGTTTCGAATACTCAAGATATTTCAGACCTTAAAATAAAATTTAACAATTTTATAGCACCTTCTCCTTTAATAAAAGAAATAAAATTTTCCTTAAATTCTAAAGGAAATTTTCACCATGAAATTAAAAAAACTTTCTTCTTTGAACCTGGTCTTATTTTACCAGATAAAATATTTGTTTTATCTTTATATTTAACTGTTAATATTAAAAATCAAGCTAAACATCCACGCAAATTTGAATTAATTATTATTCCCGATGGTACTCCAACACCTATTCACACATTTGAAAAAGATGCATTGGAAGAATTTATTATGGAAGAATTTAACCCCCCACTTGAAATACCAGCCAAAACAAAAATTATGCTTAGATGTGATAAAAAAGTGGAAGGAATGGCTGTTTTTACCTTAAAATATTAATTTTTAATATCTGTGTAGATATTAAAAATATACAATTTTTAATTGTATGAAAAAATATCATAATCCCAACTGTAAGTATTAATGCCTAAATTTAACCCTAAAATTGAGCTTATTTTATTATTTTTAATAATAATATTTTTATCATTAACATTTTTAAAGTTTAAACCAATCATCAATTCTCTTTTTAAATTTTGCAAGGTTGTTTCATCAAATAAATATTTGTATTTGATTTCAATGATATAATTTTTTAAGATAAGATCTTTCATTGTTTTTTTCCTTATAGAAGACCAATTTTTGATTTTATTTTCTTCGAGTTCTTTGTTTGTTTTATCCTTAATTTTAAAATGTTTTAAAACATCTGTATATAATTTGTGATAATCTCCATTATAAGATTTTAATCTACTACTAATAATACATTTTCTTTTTTTAGTAGCTAAATCTTCAAGTAAATCAATTATAATATTATTTGTGGTAAATTGACAACAAAATAAATAATCCAAATAATACATTGGTTCAGCCATTTATTTTTAAATAAAAAAATTATTAATTTCAATTTGTGGATATAAAATAAATGGCTTCTTATATGCTTTTTGATTCTCTACTTCGTTTATCTGAAAAAAAAGAAAGTTTAAACCATTCTGAAAAAATATGGTTAATTGATATGATAAATAACAAATTAAATATAGAGGGAAAAGAAAAATTATATTCTTTGTTAGTGGTATACAATAAACAAGATCATACTAATATTTATGATCCTAAAGAACCATTTTATGAAATTGAAAAAATTGACAATAAATTACAAATTTTATGGTATGAATTTACCAAAATGCATTTAAAATCTCAAGATTGTGATAAAAGAAGAAAATAAATTTGATGGTTTTAAACCATCAAATTAATATATAATTTTATACTTAAATCCTCCATCATCTATTTCCGTTTTGCTATCTTTCCACCCAGTTAGTTCTTTAATTTGATACCACAAGTCCTTTTTGGTTGTGTTAGTTACCTTTAATAGTCGACTCATTAATTCTTTTCTTTCAACAATTGAAATTCGTTGTTCTCTTACAACATTCAAAATATTTTCCAACTCTTCTCTTATCACACTCAAATCTTCTTCTTGTACATCTATTGTTTCTGTGTGTTCGCCTATTTGATATGTTATTTTCTTACAATCTAAACGTGGTGGAGGTTCATCTTCTTCTTCCAAACTTTCATTTAACCTAGTTTTAATAAAGTTGTTGATGTAGTCAATACTGGCATCATAATTTTCAACTATAAAGTCAACTATATCCCTTAAATCGGAAAATTTTATACCACAATAGAGTTCAGCGTTATCTCTGTGTTTAAAGTCAGATAATAGTTTTTGGATGTGAAAATCTACACCATTCGAGTTGTAACACTTTTTAACCCAAGAGTAGTAATAACTATCTTCGATTGGTCTACCTGTGTTATAATTACCAATTCGATTACTAAGTCGAGTGGTTGAACCTATCTTAAATATTCTTTCTGAAGAATATACATTTGTTGTGGCTATATAAATCCATTCTAATTTTTTTTCTTTAATACTCACTCTTCTCATAAACTTGTTAATTCGAACAGCCTTGCGTTCAGCTTTAATTTTAGCTTCTTTTTCTTGTTCTAACTCTACATTTTTTAAAGTTAATTGTTCCATAGCAAATGAAAGTTGAGACTGAGTTCTTTCTGTTTTTTCTACTAAAAAGTTCATTGTATACTCTATGCAAACATAGCTTCCTCAAGATTTAAGTAGTAATTTCTAACAATTTCCGCATTTTCAGTATTTAATCTCATAACAACCTTTTTAAAAGCTTTAACATCCATACAAATCCACTTTTTTTGTTTAAGTTGTTTAGGTATTAGTTGGGCTTCCCGTTGAACACAAGGATATTCAATAGCTAAAGGATGATCATATCCTATTTCATTATATAAAATTTCAAGGCTTCTTAGAAGTTTACAAAATTTTTCTTGTTTTGTAGAAAGATTTTTACCTTTATATCCCATCCATTCTAATAAATTAGATGTTACAATGATAGGCATTATTTTAGGTTGTTTTTCAACCTTTTCAACTCCCCCCCACAGGGGGGAGTTGGATTTACTTAAAGGATACCATAAATCTTGAAACCATCCAGAGTTAACATCAAAGGTTAAATTATACCCTTTTATAAAACTAAAAATATCTATTAATTCCATTCTTTTATTTAATCTAAAAAATTTTAAAAAAATCATTTTTAATTTCCCATTGGTAGGAAGCATTTTCAACCTTTGTCAGGGCGCTCTGCAGAGCGCCCTGACTTTTACTTAAAGACACCATAAATCTTAAAACAATGTCAAAGATCTAAAAATTTTTAATTTCTAAAAAAGAAATTAAAAATTGTGGTTAAGTTAGCCTCTCATTACGTTAATATCTCCCGACCTTTCAAGTTGTACCACTGATTGGGGTACCATACCTTGTGTTGAAAACACACCAACATTATCAGCAGTAATTGCAGGAGCAAGGCCCATACTAGAAAATAATCCCATGTTACTAGCTGTCATATATTGTGGAACCATACCAGTTGCAGCAAATCCTTGCACAATATTTGAACCTTGAGGAGCAGCACTCATAAATTTCATTAAGTTAGCATCTGTGTTATCAACTCCAGAAGAAGAACTATTAGAAGAATATACTGGAGATCTCATAAAAGCTCCCATATTTGCAGAAAGTCCATCTTCACCACTAAAATTTATACCACCAAAAGTTTGCATAGCATTTCCAGCTGAAGCAGCCATTAATAGTGATAATTGATTATTTGTTTCATTATCAAATCCACCCATAACTTGCATTGCGCCTTCTTTAAGATCAATATGGGGTTGCACAGATGGTCTAAACCAATCAGAATTATGTGGTATAATAGGTAAGTCTCCTCGAATTGGATCGCCATGTTCTCTTAATCTAGACCGTTTATTAGAAAACATAAACCTATCATATGTTACTGGTTGAACAATATCACCTTCTCCTGTTGTTAGTAATAATCCATCATTTGCAAAAGGTGTATCAGATCTATAAGCCAAAAGACTTTCTTGAGGTAAATTGTATTGAATTTGTGATCCATATTGGACACTAGCTGATCTTGGTGCAACCAAAGACTGATATGTGCCAGGAACAGACCAAAATTCCCCTTTATGAGCAAAATCTTCATTTGGAGCTGCGACTCTGTCTACTTTATAAGTCATAGCGGGTAAAAAATTTTCTTTTATAGTTTTCTTTTTGGTTGAATATATGTAACCCATAAGGCCTACAATCAAACCAAAGAATAGAGCAAGACTGCGTTCAATCATATTTATTACCTGTTTGAAATTACACAATTTCAAACATGTTTTTTAATCTCTGTGTATAGAGAGTAAAAAACCTTAATTTAAACATTATATTTTTGGTCATTAATAACCTTCATTTCTTCCATTAACTCTTTTTCGGTTACCTCACTTTCTTCTAAATCGATATTATTTCCATTAAATTGAACACCTTTAGCTTTAAGTTCGTCTTTAATTCGAGTATATAAACTTTTAGAGTTTGGATTAGCTTTAAAATCTAACAATACTTCAAGATTAGGAAACAATACTTTTTGAGTCTTGATTCTACGTTCAGTATACTTGTATTGAGCTCTAATGGTGTAGTAAGGGTAATATTCATTATTATTTCGTTTGATAAGAACAAATCTTTCTTGTTTGTCTTCGTCTAGAGGAAGAGGGGCTCTATCTTCGACCGCAATACCTAATTTATATTGAACTTTTTTAACTTCTGTTTGAAGACCAGTATTTTGTTTTGTTAAATAAGTTGTTTTATCAAGTAGTTCATCGTTCTGATCTTTAACTTCTTCAAGAGAAATACCTAAAGAATGCATATATTGTTCTTGTCGAATCATAATTTGTTCTTGTTTTGAAATAGTAAGGTTAAGTTGACTCATAGATTCTTCTAGAGTTGAAATTTTTCTATTTGATTCGTAATAGTTAAAATAAAGAGTATACTCTGTATACATCTTCAAAAGCTTTTCAAGATCAATATAGTACTGTCGAATAGTGTTACCATTTTTAGTCTTAAGTTGCATGATAGCCATCTTAAGATCGTCAGGTTCCATAATAAGAAATTTTGAATGTTTAACATTTGATGGTATTAATTGTAATTCTTCTTGTATAGTTGGATACATTTCTATTTTTTTATCTTTTTGAGTTAATTCTTGGTAAGATATATTATTACGTTTTAAAATTCTTAAAAATGCATCTTTTTGGGCTTTATATTCTCCTGTGTATCCAAACCATTGTAAAATACTGGTTGACACGTGTAGACCGGTAACTTGCCCAACTACAATTTGCCAAAAGTAATCAAACATAACCATATTTAATTTAAATTCAGTAATCTCAATAAATTTTGTAATATCTAATAGTTTAAATGAAGCATTTAAAGCTTTATTAATTTTAGGATGAGTTGGTCCATTTTTTGTATCAATAATAATTCCTAATAAATTTGTTGAAATAATTGAATAAGGTTCTTTTTCTACCTTTTTTTCCATTTTTTCTAGAATTTTATACACTGTAGGTCTTGATACTCCAAATTGCTCAGAAAGTGCTACTACCGTAGTTCCACTTGCATGTAATTTGGCTATAGTTTGACGTTGATCAAAAGTTAATTTAATATTATGACTTCCAGACATTTTCTTTATTTACTGTAAAATAAATAAAAAAATTTCAATTTTTATATTGACATTTTTAATAAACAATATTTAAAAATTAAACAAATTTAAAGAGCAAATTTTTTATTTTAAGGTGAATTCACCTTTAAAAAAGTAAAAAATAACTAGTACCCACTAGTTATTTTTATGCTTATTTTAAGCATAAAAATAAAATTTTGACTTTTGTCCAAGGGGGTACCCTTGGGTAAAAATAACAAAAACTAAAGTACTAAAATTTTGGTTTTTAATTCCACTAAATTGAAAAAAATAACCTAATGACTAAATTGATTACATACATTTAAAAAATCTTTAACTCCCTGTTGTATTAGTATTTCATCAAATCCACTGACTAGAACTTTTCCGGTTGAATATAATCTTAAAGTTAAATATTTTTTGGATCTAGCATTATCAAGCTGAGCACCTTTCAAAATTGTAGTATAAGAATCATATTCAATATATTGTTCTGTTTTGCCATATTTTTTATTCCAAACAATATATTGAATAGGATGAGCACTAAAATCTTCATATACAAATGATTTTTTTATGGTTATAGCTGGATCATTTGGTACCATAAAACTTAAAAAATTATTATCTATAAATTTTTGAACAATTTGCACTTTTGAATTTTGAAAAATTTTATCAGTAACATTTTGGTCTAAAGTTAACATATAATTATTTAAAATTGGAACAATAACTATCTCTAATCTATTATGTTCAATGCTACCTCTACGTTCGTCAGTCTTAGTATTATGGCTTGTTTCTGCAGAAACATACTTAAAAATACAATTAATTTTATTAATCTTTTCAAGTACCAAAAAAATCTTATAAACTACTTTTTCTACATCTACGGCTGGTATACCAACTATTTGGAATGTTCCAACGGTAGTTATTTTTATATGAATCATTTTTTTTTTTCGTTTGTTCAATGTATGGCACATTATTAGGTGGCACGCGTTTTTAAAACCATTTTTTGTTTTAAAAAGGTCATCTTGTCCTTTTGTTGTATCTTTGTATTTTAATGCTATAATTGTACCGGATCGATAACATTCGGTTGCTACTTTATCAGACAAAGGTAAAAAACTAACTAAATTGTTTAAATTGATAGAAAGGTTTGTTTTAACTAAAAAAGACTGTAAAATTGGAGTATTAAAAATATCATTATGTGGTTCACTACTGTTTTTAGATGACATCTATGGTTTATTTATACTTAAAAATAAATAAAAGTAAAAAAATCATTTTTATGATTTCAAAATTTATGATTTCTTAAACCTTAAAAAATTGAACTTTAAGTATAAAAAAATCAGATAATAAAATATGTATCTGATAATACATGAAACAAGCATTTCTAGTCTTTTAAAGATTTTAAAAGCTAATGCTTTGTTTAAAAGTTCAAAAATTAAAGAATTAGGGTTAGAAACTTCTCAAGGAAGTTCTAATCGAAGACTAAGTGATAATCCTAAGATATCTCTCATTGATAGTAATTTTAGTAATAAATATGATGAAGTTGATGGTGTTTATTTTAGATTACTTACAGTTAATACACCTATTAAAACAAATTATGGTGGTGAATGCGTGTTAATTTTTTCAAAAGATATTTTGGAAAGTTATAAGTTTGTAATTAACACAGAAGAAAATTTTGGATTTTGTATAGCTGATGATGGTGTAGTATCAGAAGCTCAATTTTCCGGAGAAGAAGGTATGAGTATTACAACCTTAAAAAATTTAGATCTTTTAACAAAGTATCATTTTAACCCTTATTCATCTGAAATTTTAATATTGGACAATGTAAGCCTTGAAGATTTAAAATGTATTTTTGTTAAACACCAATTATTAAATGATCAATTGATAGACCAATTAAAGGATAGGAACATCCAACTATATGCTTTGGAAAATTGTTAATTTTAACCTTTTAAAGGTTAAAATTAATTGTTTACTGAAAGGGTTAATAATGGTCCTTTGGCTAAATTTAGGATTGGCAAAGTTCACATATACATTGTAGATTACTTTTAAGCATATTTTGACATCTTGATATTTTTAAAGTTTCATCAAGTTTTCTAGTTATTACAATTATTTTACAATTATCAAAACATGATTTTACACATTCTAAACGTGTTGTATTATACATTATTTCAGTGCAATTTTTTGCACATAAAACTACTGAAAAAAATCCTAAAAGTAATAGTTTCATTTATTATTCTGACTTATTGTTAATTTTTAATCTCTTTAAAGAGATTAAAAATTTTAACCATTAATCTTCATCATCTGAAATAATGGCTGATTTTTCCATAGATTTTGTTATATTTAAAATTTCATCATTTGACTCATCATCTGTGATAAGAGGAGAATCATCTTTTATATCTGATTCAGAATCACTGTAATAAATTTCGTGTTGTTCAATTTTATTTTGGAACGTTAAATCATCCTTTAAATTTTGAGTTATACTACTGATAAATTTTTCTATTACATCAGTTGTTTCTCCAATTTCAAGGTTATTTTCTACTTTAATTTTAGAAATAAGTGAATTTTTCAAAAGAGCAATTCCAAGATCAAATAAATCATTATTATTTTCAAAATAATAAGTCAGGGAAATTTCATTAGTTTTAAGTGATAGTGTACAGTCTCCACTATCATTTATACTTGTTGTTGGTAGCATTATATCTTTATTTTATTATTATTTTTGAAACTAATTTTCATTTTTATCCAAATTTATAGTTTTTACAACCATAATTATAATAAATAAAACAAAGGCCGGAAGAACCAAATATAACAAAATATCTTCAGCAGAAAAATAACTTGACACTGGTAAAATTTCACCTCCAGGTACTGGAGAAGGTGGTGGTTGGGGAGTACCACCTGGTTTATACCCTTCTTCAGTTTTTCGATAATAGTCTTCATTTTGAAGCAATTGTGGTGGTCTTTGGTTTAAAGTTTTAAATGTTGTTTTTTGTGGAGGTTTGGTAACTGTAAATGTTACAATTCCTCCACACCGATGTCTTTGGCCTTGACTATCCACAATATCCACAATTTTTCCAAATTGTGCTACTTTATTAAATGGGTACATGGCCATTTTAAAATAACCAGAGTCTCCACCCCAATTAGGACCCCAAGAATTACGACAATACCAGTAGGGGATATCACCGCGTTTATTATTATCATATAGTATATTTTTGGCTATTCCCCACCCAATAATTGCCACCGCGTGAGAACCTTTATAATTTTGACCACTAACCTCGGCATCGCTAAATGTCAAAGAAGACCCAGGTATATAATTTGCCCTTTCAAGATATACTCCACCATTAATTTTTGTAAAATAACCTGAACTAAAATTTTTCATCACAAAATACCCAGTTAAAACTGGCCCATGAAGTAATATATGTTTTTTAATAGCTGATCTCATATTTTCAGCTGTAGTTGCTCCTTGTCCAATTGCTAAAGTTTTAACATCTCTATTAATAAAATAATTATAATGTTGAGTTGTACCACCATAATAACATCCACATTCTTTAGGTACTAAAGAAGATAAATTTTGAGCTTGAAAATGTTGAACTGCTTGCCCATTACATCTTTCGTTTTTAGCACAAAAAGAATAGTCCAAACAATGTTTGGATGGTATTCCTGTACCTTTAGCAATATCTTGAAGTAATAACGCTGGACTTCCTCCATCACATCTACCCTGAGGATAGCATGTTAAAGCCCAAGTAGTTGAAATTTCTGGTCTCCAATTAACTAATCCAGCAGCAACAAAAGCATCTCCAATTACACTAGCTGTGGATATAGCCCAACAAGACCCACATAAATATTGATTGTCTGGAGGCATAATATTTTTTTTTTGATTTTTACGGTTATTATCATCACTAGGATAAACATAACGCCAATCATACACTTCTGGTGGTTCTACATCTGTTTGGGAAGACGAAGAATATTTAAGATGAAGGTCTAAATGATCTTGATCCGAGTATGATTTAGTATATTTTAAAAAATTTATATGGGTATTTAGTGGTGGTAGTATAAAATCGGGTGTTGTATTTTTTAAAACAGCCTCGTGTTCATCGTGGTGTATTCCACCAATAATATGAACAGGCCTTTTTTTAGCTAAATGATGGTGCAAAGGATCATTTATTCTGATTTCATTCATTTATTAGTTGAAGAATATAACAATAATTTCTCTTTAATTTTCCTAAAAAAATTAAAGAGTTTAAAAGCATAATTATATTAATTATATGGAAATTTATCAATGGTATGAACCATACCATTGGAAGTTAAAATATCAGGTATTACAATTCTTGATTTACCATTTAAAATAATACCAAATGGAGGCTTATTGTATGTTTGTGGTTCAAATTGAACACAATGCGGTGTTGTAGTTGTTAAAGTATTAACCGGATCTCTTGTTTTAAATTTAGTATATGCACTTTGCATCATCATAGTAGTTGATAATATACCTGGAACAATGATACTGTTAACCATTTTTCTTGCTAATTCAAAGTTTATGGCTAATATTTCTTTTTCTTCAACACTATCTCCAACACAACTTTTTAATGTTGTTCTAGGAAATAACAAATCTGTAGGAATAAACAAGGTTAAATTAGCTTGTGGATCATTTAAAATATCTTCCATTCGAGCTATTCTTACAAGTTCTCTAAATGAGTCATATTTAGTTAATATTTGCCACAGAGTAGGTGGTAAATTTTTTTTATCTTCATTTTGAACCATGCCAAATAAAAAATTGGATGGATATTTATCTACAATTGTAGTTATAGTAGGTAAAGCAAAGCTCATTTTTTTACTTTATTTACTGTAATATAGCTTCTGAATAACCTTGAGGATGTGATATAATAAAATTTAAAGTTGAAGTATCTATTACACCTGTCGCATTTAACACACCAGAATTTTTTTGAAGTAATTTAATTGCATCCTTTAAAATTAAAGGATTAATTTCACCACGTAAATATCCAAAAGTTTTAAGGTAGTTTATAATAATTGTTTTGTCTTTGTCTTTTTGAACTAAATTTCGAATATTACTATCAATTTTACCATTAACAGTAATATTATTTTCTCTTTGAACTTGTCTTAAAGATTTTTTTAATTCATATTTTGTGCAATTTTGTGTTTCAAGGTATCCATAATTTACTAAATAATCAATAACATCGCTTCGTGTTACTTCGGTTTTAATAGTATAAACTTGGATTAAAACCAGAATAATAAATAAACCAATGGTTTTCATTTATTTGTTCTAAAATTTTAAATAAATAAGTTATCTAGTCTAAATTTTATGTATACTTGAGAGATATAAAGTCAAACAATGATAAATTTTATGATTAAATATACCTTAATTTAAGTAAATTAAATATATAATAAATGAGTGGATCTACGGTCGCTAGAAATTGTGCTTATGCACCTTTAGCATGTTATAATGCTTCTGGAGATATAAAAGTTCCAGTACCTGTTACTGCAACTCAAGGATTTTATGTTGTACCTGATTATCAAACATACGGTTATCAGACTTTAACCGGTGCTAGATCTGGTGCTGGACCCAGTTGTTCTGGATATTTTACTCTTGACCATGCCTATGGAAGTTGTAATTCTATGGCTTATGTAAGGCGTAGCTGTATGTAAATTGATGTAATATTTTTTATACTTTTAAAGTATAAAAAATATCTTTGGTCTGAAAGACTTGTAAGTTTTACAATAAATAAAATAATGGGAAATACGTCTTCTGATAAAAAATATGACAATAATACAAAATTAGACCAAAATGAATGCGACCATGGTTATAATAAGGAAGAACTTGGAGAGTATGCTTTTTTAAAAAGTGATCGTTTAAATAATATCCATTATAAAAATAATTATAATGAAGCTTTAGCTGGAGAGAGACCTTCTTCCGCAAACGTTGTTGGTGTAGTTCAAGATGTACTAACAGTTCGTAATGAACCTTTAAAAATTGCAGACGCGTGTAATGAATGTGAAAAAAAAGTGGTTAAATTTGATCATACAGATAATAATTGTAGTGATAAAGTGTTAAACTACCCCAAAAGTAATATAAGAGAATTAAATAATGATTTAGGTTCAGGACGATGGCAACATAGACCATAGTGGAGAAATTAACACCACAACTTATACTTTAAAATAAAGGGTTAAAACCATAATAAATTAAGATGGTTAAAATTTATCTTAAATTAATCAATAAATAAATGGCTTATAGATGTAACCCGTGTAGACATACGTCTGCTCCTTTTCCAATTGCTAGATCTGAATGGGATATGAAGCAAAATGCTTATTTTTGTCCAGATTGTCAATGTGATTATACACTAGCAACTAATAAATATCCAAATCCACCACCTCCAAAAGGAAATTGCAATTGTGGTTGTAGACCATGCTGCTGTAGACCTATGTGTGAAAGTAAACCATACAAACCACTTATTGGTGTAGATCCTTGTTTTCCACCACATCCAAGTGTTTCTGTTCCTGGATGTTTAATTAAACCACATGTTAAACACCCTCATCATTGTGATCCAAACAACCATCCTCACCATCCCCATCACCCAAACCATCCTCATCACCCAAACAACCATCCTCATCCTCACCCAATTCCTCCAACACATCATCCAGTTGTTCCACATCCAGTTGTTCCACATAATCCTATTTCTCCTCCACATGTAACACCTGTGCCTAAAGCTGACCCTAAATCACTTGCGTCTTTTTTCTTTTTTGAATAAATTTTTATTAATTTTAATGTCTAGCTAGACATTAAAATTAGATAATACGATAACATTAATTAATGTATAAGTTATCCATCATTTTGTCAAATTTTTTAAAACAAAAATTAAAAGTTCTTTGGTTCATTTTGTATGGTTCTTTAAAGTAAATTGATCTAAATTTTTCTGTTGAAGAATTGTTTAATGCAACAGTGGCTTTTGAATAACCATCAGTTTCATCAGTTCTTCTACCACCATCAGTTTCAGTTCTTCTACCACCATCAGTTTGAATCCCATCAGATTTAAGGTTAAATCCTCCATCTGTTTGAGTACGCCAATTATATATACCACAATCATCATAACCTTCATATACACCAAACCAAACAATTAAATTTTTTTGGTGGTGACCACCAGCTTGTTCAAACATTTTTTGTTTATTTTCATTTAAAATTTCTAACCCATAAATTTTATCTTTAATTGGAAATGATGATATTTGACCACCATTTTGTACTCGAAGACATGAAGACATTTTATCATTATGTTTAAATTTAAAAAAAGAAGTTTCAGTAGCTTTAAAAAATGGAAATACAGAATTAAGGTGATCAGCTTCAAAAATATTTACAGTATAACCTTGAGGTCCATTTTCTTCTATAACAATTGGTAATAAATTTTTTTTATCATAGTTGTTTTGAACTGAAGATACACTTAATTGTGTAGATCCCATAGTTCCAAAAGTTAGTGTGATACTCTCCATTGTTTATTTAATTTATTTTTTACACTCTCAATTTCATTTTTTAATGTGAGAAAAATTTTTAAATTGTGGTTGTAAAGAATGATATTTTTGTAATTGGGAAACAAAACCATTATTAGGGTTAATGATACTTCTTTTTTGTTGTAAAAATTTAATAGCTTCGGTTGTATCCATATTACAATATTTAATTAAATAAGCTATAACACATGTTGCTGAACGTGATATTCCCATGGCACAATGTACTAATATTTTACCACGATCAATTAAACAACTATGTATAAAATCTGCAATTCGGTCAAAATATAATAAGAAGTTTGTATTAGGTGAATCTACAGCAGTAATACCAAGATATTTTAAACCCAAATCTTGATAATATCTTGGTCCAGTTTGTATTTCTCCAGCTGCTGCATTAATTACATGAGTAATTTTTAAATCCTTTAATAAATTTTTATCAAGTGCACATTTACCATCGCTAATAAAAATTTCTCCAAGTTCTTTTGAACCATCAACAACACAAACACTATCAATATTATACATTTAATTTCTACAAAATATAAGGATTTTAAGTTTAGAAGTAAAAATAAAAATGAGTAATTGCAGATAAAAAGTCATATATTACTGTAAAATGCATTAGAGTTACTTTACTTTAGTGGTAAAAGGATATTAATAATAAATACTCTGTGTACAATGGCGGCTAAAAGTAAAAAAATTTTACTCCAGAACTTGAATACCTTAATTCTTGACACTATTCTTGCAATTAAAGAAGAAGGAGAAGATGTAGGTGTTGCCGAACTTAGAAAACAATGGGAATCTGCTGATTTTCAAAAAAAAATGGCTGTAGAGGTATTTGGTATAAAAAGTAAAAATTTAACACCAGGACCAAAGCGAAACAAGTCAGCTTACATGTTCTTTTGCCAAGACATGAGACAAAAAATAGTAGCTGATAATCCTGAATGTAAACCACATCAAATTATGTCTCTTTTGGGAAGTAAGTGGAGAGAATTAACCACAAAACAAAAAAGTAAATATTACGAACAAGCTGCTGAAGACAAAGAAAGATATCTTGATATGAAAGAATTAGAAAAAAGGAGAAATAAAACCCCAAGTAAATTATCTTCTTATTTTTTATTTTGTGAAGATGAAAGACCTTTAGTTAAAAAAGAATTTCCTCAGATGAAAACTAAGAAAGTAACAGCTGAGTGTGGTAAAAGGTGGAATGAACTTAAAATTAATGAACCAGAACGATATAAATATTATGTTGAAAAAGCAGCAAAGTGAAAATTAATCTTTTAATGGCATTTTTACCATTAAATCTTGTAGTCAAAAGAATTAATAAATGTTACAAAGTAAATGGGTTTAAATTTTTTTATTGTTTTACTAAGTATTCAACTGGGATTAATGTGTAAATTAACTGGTGAAACTTGTGGTGCTTTTTATCCGACTCCATGTTGCAATAGATGTGTTATTTCTGGGCCTACAGCATGGGGATATTGTAATTAAATATTTAGATAATAAAATGCCTAGAGATAAAAAAACAATTCATAGGGCAACTTCTGATGTAGAAGATGAAGTTATAAGCGATGAAGAAGATGAAAAACCTAAGGTTGAATTACCAGAAACAAAAGAATTAAATAAAGAAGGTTCAACTGACCTTTCAGAAGAAAGAAAAAAATTTTTAAAAGAAGCAATTTTAAAAAGAACTCAAACCTTAAAACAACAAAGAGAAAGAGATCGACAACAAAGGATTAATTCAACCAAATACTAGATTTTAATTCCTTACAGGAATTAAAACCTTATTACTAAATTTGAAGTGTTTTAGGCATAAAATTACCAAAATGGATATTAACTAAATACTTTTATTTTTCGGAATAATCATAATCGATAAAAGCTTCATTATCATCATTATCTTCTTCAATAAATGGTAAGGTTTCTTTTTTACTTAAAATTTTATTTATGTCTAATTTTATATCAAACATGGATGTTCCAACCTTAGCTCTTTTACCACACATAATAGATGCTGAAACTCCAGTTAAATCATCTACTTCAGCATCTCTAGCAGTACGATAGAAATTTTCCATAATTTCTTCAAAACCAACCTTTGAAAAAGGTTTTTCACCTCTCATTGTATATCTTGTTAAAGATTGTATTGTACCTGTAAAAGTTAATCTATCTGCTCGTAATTTAATATGACTTAAATCAACCCCAGACCCCATTATTTCAACCATTTCTTTAATTCTAAATTCTCTGGCTGCTTCTATTCCTAAAGTATTATATATATCCCAAACATTGTTTGTGCTTGTGTTTTCTACATCAATATCATCTAATGTATAAAAATCTTTTAAAGTACCTCCTTCGGTTTGAATATACCATACTTTTAAATTGTCACATTTATGAAATGAAATGGCTTTAACACCTTCAATTCCACAAATATATGTTTGATAAAGTAAAATAACAAAATTATCTAATTTATGTTCTTCAATACCACAAAAAATATCAAAGTAAATTTTATCATTTAATAATGGTGAAAAAATACAAGAAATATTATGTTTGTCTTCCAATGCTTTTTTGATGGTTTCACAAACCAATTTATTGCTGTATAAAATTTCTTTATTTAAGATAAATCTAATCCTAAATTTAATTCCTGTAATACACACATCATATAATTTTTTAAAAGTAGAATACCACCATTCTTTTTCTACTTTTTGAATATGCCATTCTTCAACTATATTTTGAAATATAATATGTTTAATTCCCACTCCTAAAGTTCTTATTTCTTCAATGGTTGAATTATTTCTGGTAAAATATATTTTACCTATAATATTTTTAGGGTTTTTTGTAGCATTATTTATTTCTTGAAATCTAGTTAAACAATTTGTTACTGTTCCAGTTGTAGTAGAACCAGCAATGTGAAATGTGTTTAAAGTAGCTTGAGTACTAAATTCTCCCATACTTTGAGCTCCAATAATACCTACACATTCTCCAGGTGACATTAAAGCTTGATAATATCTAATTTCTAATTCATTTTTTAAAATAGGTATAAGATCATCATAAACTTGTATTTTTTTAAGTTGACAAATTATAGGGTCTTTTCTAAGTTTACAGATACGATTTTCAACATCTGTAGGAATACAACTTCGCGGTTGTATAAAATCAACCAAAAAATCAAGTTCTTCACCAGTTAGCATTCTTAATGAACCTTCAAATTTCATAGATTTTTTTAATCGTTCAGTTAAACGATAAATATCACAAATTGTTTGTTTTCCATCAACAACTATAATTTGTGCTGGATCATAACCAACTTCGCCAAAAATATATTGATACAATCGACCATTTACATCTCTAACAGTATAGTCTGGATATACCTTTATATCTTCATTTAATTTTACACCTTGTCTTTGACCATAACCAGATACAGAAGTTAACAAAGCAGTGTCTATAACACCTTTGCGACCAGCCATTGCATGATGAAGAAATTCTCTTGGGCGCAATCCTTCAACAAAACTTCTTTCTATAAAACCTTTATTTTTAAATTCATTATCTTGTGGATGAATTAAACCATAAACACGTTTACCATCAATAGTTTGCTGACCTAACATACTAGTTATTTGGCAAATATTAAATATACTTCCTTTACTACCAGACTCTTCAGTAATTTTAAAATTATTTTGTGGAGAAAGTGAATCTTTACTTTTTTTCATAGATTGATCAGTTAATGATGAAAATGTACCTAATATTTTTTGTTCTCGAATAAAAGGATTAATAGTAATCTCTTTTAATGTTGAAGCTTTTATAAAAGCTGCATTGCTCATATTTTCCATTTCGGTTTTATTTTGTTTTTTAAGACAATCTGCAGCATTAATTGTAAAACCTTTTTCAATAAGATACTTATTAGTTACAAATTGAATATTATCAATAAAAGAAGCAACAATACATTCACCATAATCTTTGTATATTATTTTAATTAATTGACTTACTATTCCTTTTTCTAATGTTCCTTTTATAAAAACACCATTTTTAATGATCATATTAATCTTTAAATTAACATAATCAAATGTAGGAGGAAAAACAAATGAAAGAACACCTCGACCACAAAATAATTGAGAATTAGGTGGTAATACTTCTAAAATTTGTTTTTTTCGTTCGTTATAATTAAAACTATTAATAACCATTAATAAATCAAAAAATTGAGTTTTATTTAAAGTTTGGTGTGTCCATTCATCTTTTGAAAGGTAAAATAAACCAATTAATGAGTCTTGAACAATAGCTACATTTGGTTTACCATTTTGATTAGACATTATACATTTTAATGATGAACTTAATTCTTGTAATTCAGCAGTAGCTCCATATGATTGAGGAACATGTAAATTCATTTCATCCCCATCAAAATCAGCATTATATGCTTTAGTCATAGCCAAATTCATTTTAAATGTTTTTACTGGTTGAATTTTAACTTTAAAACTTTGCATAGAAGCTTTATGAAGTGTTGGTTGCCTATTTAATAGTACATCATCACCATCCATCAATTGTCTTTTAACCAAGTCTCCAACTTCAAGTGTTACAACCTTTTTTTCGGGGTACTTTACTTCTCTTAAATATTTTCCATTACGAATTATGGTATCGCCAGGTTTTAAAATAAATTTTGTATCTGTAATAGTAATTTTCTCACCATTTCTTTCTATAATATCACCAAAATATAACAAAGTACCACGAAAATTTATTATATTTTTAAGGTTAATGCTACGTTTAGGATCGTTTTTTTTAATTAAAAAATTAGCTTTTCCACAATTGACTAAAGAAGTCAATTGATTAATGTTAAATGGTGTAACATAAACTGGTATAGTCAAAATTTCTGCCATTTTATCTGGTATACCTAATTCATTTAATTTTAAAGTTGGATCTGGCCCAACAACAGTTCTACCTGATTGATCACATCTTTTTCCAAGTAAGTTATGTCGAATTTGACCTTCTTTACCCGCAATACGTTCTTTAAGACCCGTTATAGGTCTAGCTGTTGCAGCATGTTTTGCCTTTTTTTTTGAATTATTAAAATAAGTGGAGATTCTAAACTTTAAATTTGTAAAATGTTTTTGTTGAATGTCTGATGTAGGTAATAAGGATGATTGAAGCACTGATTTTTTTCTTTTTAATTCTGTTTTGGTGAGATATTCATCAGAAAGATATTGATTATTTTTAATAATTTCAGTTAATTGATATGTTAAGTCATCATCACAGCAATTTTCATCTGACATAACATATGGTCTGCAACATGGTGGAAGGACAGGAAAAATAGTAAAAATAAAATTTTTAGGGTGCGACATTTCAGGATTAAAACCTAAAAATTTTACGGTTTGATTATCCATATTTTCTAATACACGTAAAATTTTACGTGTATCAATAGGTATTTTATCTTCATCAACAATAGTTTCATTTACTACATTAATTTGAGTTTTTTCTGCATCACAACGGTAACAATACTTAATATTTTTAACCCAATTTAAAATGTCAGCAAATTTTTTAACCATATTTTCAAGTTTTAAATGATCTTCTGATAAAATAAAACCATAACATTCAAAGCATATACATCTAAGAACATTTGTAACATCATTAATAAAAATAGGGTTAACAACTGGTGTTTCTAAATTAAAATGCCCAAAATGACCAGCACATTCCCAAACATCTTTATCACATGTTTTACAATTTTCTCCATTTTCTATGGTACCCATAAACTTTGAATATATATTTTCTCCTTTATCTGAAACTTTAACAGCTGTTACATTACAACAAGACATTTTAAGTATTTCTTCAGGTGACAATACACCAAAAGAAATTTTGTTAATATTTGAAATTTCACATTCATTATTAAACATCATTGTAAGCTTTATTTATTTATATTTTAATTACCAAAAAATTCATTTTTAAAATTTTGAACACAAATCAGAAAAAGTAGTGCGCGTCACGACTTTTTTGGTGTGTGCGATTCAAGATTTTCAAAATCTCTAAAAAAATTTTTTAAAGTTTAAAAGTTTTTCAAAATAGAGTTTAAGTAAGGTAATAGTAACCACTATTTTTACTATTTTTTAGACTATTAGTTTGTGGATAAACTACCAAATTAGTGTAGTTTGAGATATGTAGTTAAAACGAATGTGTAAAAAATCCAAACCCACTACGAATCCACTTTTTTATCCACTTTTTTCAACTAAGCCCTGTTTGAGATAATTCGACTACACTCGAGTATCATTTGAGATATCTACACAAAGAGACTCAATGGTTTGAATTCTGACTTTTTGACATGTAATTAAAATTTTAAAAATTTTTACTTTACACATACAAATTTTAATCTCTAATTTAGAGATTAAAATTTTTAAAATTCAATATCTGGTTCTGACATAACCTTAAAAATATTTTCATAATCAACATTTTTAAGGTTATGTGTAAATATAAAAAGATTTAAATTATCTATAAAATCTTTTTCAGGTAAACGACACCATTTAACAAAAGGATGTAACAAAGGGTTAGATGTTACTTCAAATATTTTTCGAACTCTCTTATAATTTAAAATACTTGTATCCAAAGGAACATTTTCGATACAACCCATTTTTGTTATAAATTTATATGCAGTTTCTACACCTACTCTAGCAATATTTTTATTATAATCTGTACCACACATTATACAAAAATCTCTAAAAGATGATGATGATAATCCAATGGTACTTAGTATCTTGTTTTTACTCACTTGAGTAAAGGTTAAATCCGTTGTGTTAAAATTATTAATTACTTTTAATTCTTTTTCTGAATTTTTAGGATCAAAATAAGCTAAAACATCTGTGTCTTCAGACACAATGTAATCAATGCAGTTATCGTAAAATAAAGTAACACAATCGGTTTCAGCTTCACCTTTACTTTGTATCCAACTTACACCCATTATATCTAAAAGTTCTTTTAGATTAGAAATATCCTCTGAAGTAATTATTATTTCATATCTCTTTCTACGTTCAATTTCTTCTTTAATACTTTCAATATCAATAAAAATTTTAGATTTAGTTAAAGCTTTATTTTTTAATAAACTTTTACTCTTAGATTTAAGAGTGTTCCATATTTCATTTAAAAATGGTGTTAATGTACCATTTTGAATATATAAATTAAGGTCATGTTCAATCATTTCAGTTTTATTGGTCATTTTTTGCCTTTGTATTCTTCTTTCCTCTTGAGCTGGTGCTTTTTCTGGAGGTGCTTTACCTTCAAAAATAAAAATAGGATGAATATCCCATTTCCGAAGAAAAGCAATAAATGTTATAAAACATTGTAACCAATCCTGTGTAGATGGATCAGTTACACCTTTAAATTTAAATAAAAACATAGGCGCATCAATACCAAGTTTCATAAATTTTAAGGTTGAAATATCTAAAGTCTCAAAGACTTCACGTTTTTTTAAAAATTGACTTAAATTCTTAATTCCCATCTTATTTAGTTCTTTGTATTTATTCTTACCTTAATTTAATAAAAAAAAATCATTTTTTAATTTCCTCTTGTTTTATCTTAAATTAAATCTTTAATTTCTTTAAGAAATTAAAGACCATTAAATATATATTTTAAGGGTATAGGATCTAAAACTACAAACTCAACATCTTCAATAGTATTTGGGTGTGTTACTAACCATTGTAAAACATCATCATATTTATGAAAGGTTTGTCCATATCCATTAATAGTTCGGCCATATTCACCATCTAAACCTAATGATTTTTTAGAATTATATCTGGTATTAAAAAACCATCTTAAATTAAATAATATCGCCCATGATTTAAGGTGTAAATAATCATTCTTTTTTTTTACAAGATATAAACTTTTACGTTTAATATTTGGATTTAATATATCTTCTTTATTACCATAAAGTTCAATTGGAAAATTAAGGTTATAAAAACTTAATTTTCCAATATTTTCAAAAGTGTGATATTTTCTAACCATTTTTGTAAAATGTTTATTTATTAAGATAATAATATCCATAAATTGTATATATTTTTTTGTAATATTTATTTTAGATTTTTGGATTAGTTTAACTTTATTTAAAAATTTTGTTGGAACAAAATTTAAAATATTTTCACATCTTAAAAACCATTTTAAAATTTCATCAAAATATTTTGGGTTACATTCAACAATACCATTGTTAATTAATTTTGAATGGTTAAAATAATCTTGAAAAAATAAAAAATTATTATTTAATGACCAGTTCATTAAAGCTTCATTAATAGTATAACACTTTCTTAAATTTAGCAAAGGCTCTAACAATACATTTATTTGACACATACATATATTTTCAATATTAATTTGAGTTATTTTTTGATTTAAATTAATCTTTAAAGAAAAAGAATAATTTAAGGGTAAAATATATATAAAACATGTAGTTGAATTTAAGTTTAATTCTAGCTTACAGTTTGATTTTTTTTTAATTTTAACTTTTTCAAATTCTACAGGATTGATGCAACCATCTTTAATAGCATTAAAGTCAATAGTATCCATTTTTATATGAAATTCTTGACATTCAATTAAACCTTTAGTTGGATCAGAAAAAGTAGTCAATTTTTTAAAAATTTTAAAGGCAGTTTCGCCAAAAATTATACCTTTTTTAAAAAAGAAATCCATTGTTACTTTTTCTTTCTTTATACTTTTAGAATTCAATTTTGCATCAACATGGGTTCGTGTTCATCAAATGTTTTGGAGAAAGAAACATCACCATCTCTAAAAATGGTAATTTTTTTATGGTTTAAATCATGAGGAGTAAGAGGAGTTCCATGAAAATTTTGCATTGGACCAAGATATGGTTCAATACTGTTTGTTATATCTTGGTTAAATTCATCTTTAAAAATTATAAGATCATTTGACCTATATTTCTTATTAAACAAGTAGATATATTTTTTTTCTTCTTTTTCATCATAATATTGAATAAAATTAAAATTATCTTCAGTTTGAAGTTTAGGTACATTAGTTCCTTGAGGTTGCACTAAGAATTTAAAGTAATTTTTAACCTTTTGAATTTTATATTTAATGGCAAATTTAAGTAACCACATTATTTGTGGTTGTGTTTCACACATTAAATAATATACACTTCCAACAATAGTAGATACAGAGAGTGTAAACAATACACTTTGAGATGGTAAAAAAAAGGAAAGAATGGTTAAAATTAAAGTTAAAATTTTAACTATCTTAATATACATCTTATGCGGTATTTGAAACCAGTTTGCTATAGAAACTACTTGAATATTCATTTATTAATAAATTTTTAACAAAATATTTTTAATCTCTTCTAAGAGATTAAAAATAATACATCATTAAACATTATATTTTTGATTGTTAATAACCTTCATTTCTTCTACTAATTTTTCTTGGGTGACCTCAGAGTCTTCAAGGTCAATATTGTTTCCTTTAAAAGTTACTCCTTCAGCCTTCAAGTTCTCCTTAATTCTTGTGTATAAACTTTTAGAATTTGGATTACACTTAAAGTCTAAAAGAACCTCAAGATTAGGAAAATGTAGTTTTTCAACTTTAAGCTTACGTTGAGTATAACCTTCTTGAGCTCTAATTGTGTAGTACAAGTAGTAATCTGGGTCATTACGTTTTATGAGAACAAATCTTTCACGTTCGGCGCTACGCGCCTCATAACGTTGGGCTTTGCCAAACGTGTTCGACTCATCTTCAGGTAATGGGGCTCTATCTTTAACCGCTATACCCAGTCTACGTTTAACTTCTTTGTTATCATCTAATAACTCACCATTCTGATCTTTGACTTCTTCAAGAGTAATACCAAGAGATCTCATGTATTGTTCTTGTCTAAGCATAATTTCACGATCTTTTTGTTTTTCAAGTTCTCTTTTTTCTTGTTGTAGTTTCATATCAAGTCGCATTTCAGACATCATTTGTTCTAAATCAGTAATTTTTCTCTGAGACTCGCGGTGATTAAAATAAAGAGTATACTCTGTGTACATTTTAAGAAGTTCTTCAAGATCTATGTAGTACTCTCGAATGATGTGGCCATTTTTAGTTTTGAGTTGCATAATAGCCATTTTAAGGTCTCTTGGGTCCATAACAAGAAATTTTGAACAAGCTCGAGCACCATCATGAGGTAATAATTGAAGTTCTTGTTGACTTGTCGGAATTTGTTCCAATTCTTTATCATCCCAAGTTAATTCACGATATAAAATATTGTTGTTTCTCAACATTTTTTTAAAATTTTGTTTTTGTTTACGGTATTCTCCTTCATATCCAAACCAATTAAGTACCAGCGTACCCACTAATATTTTTCCTTCTACAGTCAAATCATCTAAAATTTTTCCATAGTTACGATCTTCTTCAATGAATAGACTTATAAAGTGGTTGATTGATATTTTTTTGTTAGGTATTTCTTCTGCTTCGCAGGCTATTTCCATTATTTCTTTTTTTGGTGGTAAAGGTGGTAAAATAACCTTATCTTTTGGAGGTTTACGTTCTCTAGCAACTTTATCTAAGGTGATTCCAGCCATTTCATAAGAACGAGAGTTATACACAGTATTAAGGTTACCAAAATCCTTAATACACTCTTCTTCGACTAATTGAAGTTCAATTAAAGAGTTGTACTCTACCCTACGAAGTTCTCTCACAGAAAAATTTTCAGGACCATGAAGAGCCATAAATTTGTGTAAGATACAACTTGCATGTTTCGACTTGGCAGCTTGAAGATGTTGAGCATATCTCTCTTTTATCGATTTGGTAGTCAAACCGATATAAATACTAGCATCAAAATTATTTTCAATGGCGTACACGTAACCAATTTTAGTAGTCATAGTAAATATTTTATTTAATAATAGTATTTACTATAATAAAATTCAATTTTTAAAAAAACTTGTAGAAAAAAGATAAAATTAAAGTTATTTTGATCTAAAAAAAAATAAATAAATAAATGTCAGTAACAATAAGAAGCAGTTTGGATAAACCATTTGGTAAATTGGCTAATGATGCTATTTTACCATTTAAAGTTAATTCACATACTTATACCAGTGTTGTTAATTTTGTATATGCTAATTTACTCCCGGAATCAACTTTCAAAGAAGAACTATCTCAAACTTTGCCTAAAAATGTTGTTAAAACATTTAATGAAGTTAGAACACATCTTAAACAATCAACAATTCAATCTTCAGCTCATACAGCCATAAAAGAAAAGGCAAAACAAAATCAACAATTTTTACAAAAATTAATGGATACTGAAAATCTTAAAATTGTCTATTATTCTCCAAACAATTTTTTAGGTATAGGAAGATCTAAAGATGGAGAAAATATTTATGGTCAAGCTTTAGAACAAGTTCGAAATGAATTACAAATAGAACAAAACAAGCTTCAACAAAAAGACAATATTTATTTGTCTTATATTGCTGAAATTAATTTAAAAAAGGCTTTTCGAAAGCATAATCTGGAAAAATATATTTCCAAAGATAAAAAACGAAGCATTAGAAGGTTGGTTGATACTTTAGTAAAAGATTATGGTAATACAGAAGTGTATTTAAATTCCCCAGATATAGATACTATTCTAACCTTACACGAAAAAAGAAATATTATGACATACACGGACCCTAATTCTTTAATTAGAGTTGTTAGAAAAAATGAAGCTCGAAATGTACTTAAACGAAATTTATTTGATTTAAAAGTAGCCGCGCTTAATGCGTTTGTTGATTATACTATATCAAAAAATGTTACCATATCTGAGGACAAAACAGCTTTAAAAGATCAAATTTTTGATATTCTTCCACTAAAGAGAGAGGAATTTGCAAACAGAATTTTAGATCTTTATTCTGCTAAAGCTCTTCCTGATGAAGTAAAGGATAAAATAAAAAAATTTAAAACAATGTGGTATTTTCCATCAGAAAAAGATATTGAGTTTTATAACAGTGAAAATATTAAATTACCTGAAATTACAGAAGATTCAACCTTAACAGTTGATACATTTAAAGTTTATATTGAAAATGATGTTTTATCACCTCTTCATGAAAATACTTTTACTGTAAGTAATCGAAAGTTTAAATCCATTTCACATTTTATTGCTTATGAGTTAAATAAATTATATGGTCAAATGGATCCAGCTAAATTATATATTCGTATTAAAGATGTACGAACTTCTGATTTAGATCAATTCAACAAAATAATTGAAAAAGATGTTTTTACAACCACAAAAAATAAATTATTAGAAGATGCAATTAACCTTAAATTACAAGAATGGAGTATTAAAAACCTAATTTTTGTTGTTGAAAATTTAGAATTTGAAGATACATATGACCTTGATAAAACAGAAGAATTTTACAATAAATATAAAGATAAAATTGTACTTAAAATTCAAAAAATTCCTTCTTTTGAACAATTTGTTGAAAAAGACTCTTTTTTAACAGATATTATTAAAGATAAGATTGATTTTTACTTTATGATATTAGATAATTTAATGGTTCACACAAAAGCTAAGCACAGACTTCAAGTAAGTTATGATAGTTTAGTTGAAATGTCTCCATTTTACAGTTTTATAATGATGAATGATTCAAATGTACCAAAAACTAAAATACCAGAATATCTTATACAAAAAAATAGACAGTATGGTTTAACAAACCAGTCTTTATTACAAATTTGGAGTATTATATATAATGGAATAAAAATGTCTGAAAAAATTGTTGGTGAAAACGGGTACGATATTAGGTATAAAAGTCTTTTAATTTGGTCAAAATATTTTTTGGGCAAACCAAACACTAATTTACAAAGTTTAGAGGTTATGCAAAGCCGTCAAGAAGATAATGTTTTAATGGTACTTTTAGCGATTCTTTCAAAATTGAAAGAAATAAATTTAAAGTTTAATTCTCCTTCAATAAATACCCAAGATTTACAAACTGCTATTCATCTTTGTTTAGGTAAAGTTCGTGTTTATAGTCATGAATTTGAAAAAGTAGAGGAAGACCTTGAATTTGAAGATGAAATATTACAACCAAATGAAGTTGAAGTATACGATGATGTTGATGAAGAACAAATAATGGATGATGATGATGATAACTTTGAAGGTTTTAATTTAAATTCAAGAAAAAAATTTGAAGCTTTTCTTCAAACATATTTTAATCCTTTAAAAAATGAGTTGGATTTAGGTAAAATGGAAGAAGCGGTTTATAAAATTTTAAATTCAAAAATTCCAGTTACAATTAAGCATCAAAATTTAAATTTTTTTATTTCTGGGTTTAAAGCTCCACTTTCTTTAGATTAAATGTTTTTAATGGTTTTTAATTTCCTTAAGGAAATTAAAAATTATTCTTGTTCTCCATTGCTTTATTTTGTACTTAATTGAAATTTTTTCAATTTAGGTAGAAAATAAATGGAATTATTTTTAATATTTTTACTTATTTTATTGTTATATTTAACCTTTAGAAAACAATGTGGTTACAATCAAGAATATACAACTTGTGGAACAGCATGTCCATTAACTTGTGAAAATCCAAATCCAAATAGACCATGTACTTTGCAATGTGTTATTGGTTGTCAATGTAAACCTGGTTATTTAAAGCATAAGTCAGGTAAATGTGTAAAACCTGCAGATTGTTGATAACTTTCAATATATTTTTAACTTCTGTAGAAGTTAAAAATATTATAGTTTAATAATACGTTTAACCATTAAAAAACATAATACAAGTAAACCTATTATAGCCAGTATGTATAATGTTTTGTCTGTATCATATAACCGACTACAAATAGGACATGTATCTATATGCTGAGCAATAGTCAGACAATTTAAAGATGTATTAGGTAAAAAGCTGTACGGTGGAGAGTTATGATGCTGAGGAGAGTTATGATGCTGGGCAGGATTTTCAGGATTAAACCCACCTGAACGTAAAATATGATTTTTCGAGTCCATTTTTCTAATAGGAAGATTTTCTGGACACGGTGGCATCATGAGACCATTATTTTTAGGAAAAATAGGTGTAACTGGAGGCCTTTTCATTTATTACTTAACTTTTAAACTAATAGAACAATTTTTATTATTATAAGGTTTAAATTCCCATTAAAATTTTTCTAGTTAAAAAATTTAAATTAAAATCAAATGCACACTCGATATTTACCCAGCCAATACCTGTTGAATCTAATTGTGGTAAATTTTCTAGCTTAACTAAATTTTTATTTTCTAGGTTAACTTTATAGACATAACAATTATCTAATAAAATTTTATATAAATCTTTTTCATCTAAAGTAATATCTAACCCTGTTTCTTCTTTTAATTCACGTTCTGCACAAATTTTAGTACTTTGGTCATAAAGTTCCATTTGACCTTTAGGAATTCCCCAACAATTATTATAACTTTGTGTTAATAAAACTTTATTGCCATTACAAACAAACACGCCTGCTTTACGTTTTTCAAAAGGATAATGTTGGCTTATATTTTCTGGTTTAGTTTTGGGAAAAATTTGTAGTGAACAACAACCTTTTTTACATACAATTGTTTCCATTTTCTTTATTTAATATCTTTGATTATTTTTGAAATCAATTTTTAACCTTTAATTTGTTTTCTTAAAAAAGTCAATCAATTTTGACTATAAAATAAATGGATACACGTCATGTTGGTTGGGATTCAAGTTCTTGGGGTCAACAATATAATAAATCATATTATGATCCAAGTGTCATAACTTGGATATCTGATGCTGTTATGAATAAAACAATGGGTTTAGACAAAAGACCAATTAAAGTTACTGATAGAATTATAACACATGTTTTAGATTCATTTTTATCAAATCATAGATCTTTTCCTGGTGATATTCACACAAGATATAATATACCTGGAGATGGTAATTTTAGTGGTGATTTTGGAGCAGTAAAATTTGATAATATTGGTATTAATAATTTATCAAATATGGGTAATGTGTCCCCTGAATTAATTCAAACTTCAATTCAAAATAATGTTGGTTTAAGCTCTAACTACATTATAAATCAAGTAGTTGAATTTATAACTGAACATATTAAAACTGAATATGAAATAAATGCAAATAACAAACGTTATTCGGCTTGGTCTGCTTTATATGGAGCAAATGATGTGGGGCTTAGAGCCCATTCGCAGATTAAAGTAAGAGAACGTCGTCCTATACCGTTTCAATTTCATATGAAATTTTAAAGTAAACTTAACCTTAAGTTTAAAACTATTTGAATATGCATTCTAACTGTGTATTACCCCCTTGACAATAATATAACATTTTACTTTTATGCTTAAAATAAGCATAAAAATATTTTTATTGATTTTTGTTATTATTTTTTTTTATGGTTTATTTAATCTTAAAATCAAAAATTATCTAACTAGTCTATAACATATATCCCCATCGGATCTAACTACTCTAATGATATCTCCTTTAACAAAATTATAAAAAATACAATTTGGGTCATTTTCCTTAATAATAGGAATTTCTTTTTTATTAACAATTGTTTCTTCAGTAACCTTTTCGTGATATGGAGCTTTTTTAGTAATATTGATATTAAAAAAATCTTCTCTAATTAATTGAATATGGTTAGAAACTTCCTTAAATTCTTTAATATGAGAATTTTGAAAACTTTTACAAATTATGATTAATTGAACCACATTTTTATTTGTATTTTTAGTAAAAATATTACCATTATTATCTATAGTAAATTTTGACCATAAAAATTCTCTTACAACATTAAGTTCAAATTTAGTATTAAAAATTTTTATATATATAAATTCAAGTTTATCATCTTGAAGTCTACTTCCAATCATAAAAGTATCTCTAATTTTATACTCATTAAACTTACGTTGAACCATCATTTCTCTAACAATATTAAGCTTCATTTTTATCTTATTTATTATTTTTGATTTAAAATTTCAATTTTTATTAACCTATCTAATTGTAGGTATAAATTGTCTAAAGAACCATAATTTTCTATAGTATAATCCCATTCACAACAACATTCTAAATCATTGTCACTTTGATGGTTTTCATAACCATCTATAAAATCATAATTTTTATTTTTAATTTGAACCATGATAAAATTATTTTCTTTTAATTTTTTAAACTCATTCTGAAACCTAACATCTGAAATAAATATATTTTGGTTAGGGTGACTTTTAATTTTTTCAATTAAAAGATTTACCCATACATCATTTTGAATTGATCGCGCCCATTCTGTTCCTATAAATTGTAAAAATTTTCTGTCTTTAACTTTATCAAATTGACACACTTCTTGTGCAAAATTTAAAATTTTATATAAAGGTTCTGCAAACGATAACTTTATACCACCATATTTTTGTATAAGATAATCACAACTAGTATCTTTACCAACTCTACGTTTATATCCAAATGCAATTTTAACCATGTTTATTTTTTAATTTAAATTGTTTAAAAAAAATCATTTTTAAAAATCTTTTATGGTCAAATGACCATAAAAAATTACGTTAGGTGGTTTTAATACATAGGGTGGTTTTTACTGCAATTTAGACACTATTTCAGACAACAGTTCATTTTTGTTGGTGAATTGAAAAAATTCTTTTCCATAGCTAGCACCAACCATAGATAAAAGAAATGTTTTATACAAAACATGTGGTGAAGTAGTTGCTTTTTCCATAGCTTTCAATGGATTATTATCTTCAACTATGAATGAATGAAGCGCAAGTGCAAAGACTTCGATTTCATTTGTCATATCAAGCAAATCTGTAAATTCATTAGGTTTTGCATACTTTAGGATAGTAAACAACCATAGCATTTTTTTGCTTTTTGAACTTTTTGCAAAGTTCAACAAATAAGAATACAATTGATCAGGAGTTTGGATAGTTTCAACCATTAATTCTCTTAATAAAGAAGAATACAATTTTGCAAGTAGAATTTGCTTTTCTTCTACTTTTTGGAGAGCAAATTTATTATCAGAATATTTAATTAATGAAGTTAACCACAAATTATCAATTGAAAATTTAACATCAGAATTAAAGACATTTTCAAGCAAATACTTAGTTTTCAAAAGTGTATTTTGTTGATCCAAACATACCATAAAAATTAAACCTTCTATTTTATTTTTTGGAAGGTTTAATGGTTCTAAAGTTAAGTTTGACGCGACATTATACAAGTCTTCAAGATTTGAAGATCCAAATAATGGTGCTTTAGCTTCAAGATTTGAAGATCCAAATAATGGTGCTTTAGCTTCAAGATTTGAAGATCCAAATAATGGTGCTTTAGCTTCAAGATTTGAAGATGCAAATAATGGTGCTTTAGCTTCAAGATTTGAAGATCCAAATAATTTTGAAGATGCAAATAATGGTGCTTTAGCTTCAAGATTTGAAAATCCAAATGGTTTTTGAGATGTTGGTTCAAATGGTTTTTGAGATGTTGGTTTAAACCACGTTCCTTTTGGAACAGTTGTGGTTGTTCCAAAAGGAACAGTTGTGGTTGTTCCAAAAGGAACAGTTGTGGTTGTTCCAAAAGGAACAGTTGTGGTTGTTCCAAAAGGTGTAAAAGGAACAGTTGAAGTTTTTCTTGTATAATAATTATTTTGATTAGAGATAGCCATGTTTATTTAAATTTTTTTTTTAACCTGACTATTCAATTTTCTGTATTAAAAATATGATAGAAATTTTTTTAGGTTAGTCTAAAACCCAGAAAAATGATTTTAAACTATTTCTGGTTTTAAAAACCATACAGAAAATAACCCAACATATAAATGTGTTTTGACTACACAAGTGACTATATATGCAGAAAATTGATTTTAACACATTTAAAAAACCAGTACAATAAACCATAACAATGGCTTTGATAAACGATTTCTTGAAATCTTTGGCTATGCCAGTTAGCGATTTGGCTAAATGGCTGGAGGAAGAACATCAAGTTGCGGTTGCAGAAACTATTGAAAAATGGAATCAACTTACAGGCATGTTGATTACCATTGACGAAGATTCTGTAAACTGTGCAAATGTGGAGGACCAAACCATCAATATTAATAAAAAGATTACTCCTAAAACAAATGGTGTTGTTGGAAAATTAGATCCAAAGATGTGTCAACACATCTTTATTGCTGGTGCGCGTAAAGGACAACAATGTACAACTAAGCCAAAAGGTGGCAAATCAGATAGATGCAGTGCGCACAAGCTTAAAGTTAAAAAGTCTGAATCTGATTCAGACGCACCTAAAAAACAACCAACTAAAAAAACTGTTAAATCTAAAAAAAATGTTAAAACTGACTCTGAAACTGATGATTCTAAGAAAAAAATAAAAAGAAAACCTGTTCAAAAAAAATCAACTGATAGTGATAGTGAGGAAGAAGAATATATAAGTACAGTAGTTCCAGATACTAAACCACAGAAAAAAGTACCCCAATCCGACTCTGACAGTGACTCTGAAGAAGAATCTACTCCTAAAAAGAAGTCTCCACAGAAAAAAGTACCCCAATCCGACTCTGACAGTGACTCTGAAGAAGAATCTACTCCTAAAAAGAAGTCTCCACAGAAAAAAGTACCCCAATCCGACTCTGACAGTGACTCTGAAGAAGAATCTACTCCTAAAAAGAAGTCTCCACAGAAAAAAGTACCCCAATCCGACTCTGACAGTGACTCTGAAGAAGAATCTACTCCTAAAAAGAAGTCTCCACAGAAAAAAGTACCCCAATCCGACTCTGACAGCGATTAAATTTAAAAAAATATTTTAACATATCTTTCTTACTAATAACCTTTTTTCCTTATCCAATTTTTATGGCTTTTTAAGCCATCAAAGTTGAACAGAAAATTGATTTAAAAGAGTGGAAAAAACAATAAGACAAACAGTGTATTATGGAGCAAATATTGTGTGTGTATACACTTGCTGAACTACGTCAACTAGCAGTATATTTGTCAGAATTTCAAAGTTGTGTTTTTATTTGGCCTGAAAATGTAAAAAGAAAAAAAAGTTGGTTGAATTCAACCAATCAAATGTTAATTCAAAAAAACCCTGAAAATCCAAGAGACTATATATCACGGCTGAGATGTAACATTCGGTGGTTTATCGATCATAAAATTAAATTCAAACGAGGAATGGGTGAAAGCAACTCTTTCTTTGAAAAAATGGTTTACACATTTAAAAGAAATATAACTGAAACTATCTATCTTGAATTTAACAGTAATGATTTTATTACTATTCAAAAAGAAGACATGATTCTTCCTGATGAAATAAACTTTGAATTTGAAAATTATCCTAATACTCTTAGACCAACAGCTGCAACTATAGATGATGATTTGACTCAAAGTATAGATTTGTTAGCAAATTACTTTGAAACAATTGACATTTCACAAAATGTTGAAGTAATTGACTTAACAACAAGAACTACAGCAACTACTATAAATGATGAAGAAGTAACAGATGATACTCGAGGTTTGGAATGCAAAATTTGTGCTAATAATAAAATATGTATTGTTTTAAGTAGATGTGGTCACACTTTTTGTCATTCATGCACAACTCGATTTGAAAATAAATGTGGTATGTGTAGAACTCCTTTTACTAATTCCACAAAAATTCGAATGTATATATAAGTTTGTTAGAAATATAGTTAATAAGTGGTATAGTCAGTAAGTGTATGTATGTATAGTCAATAAGCGCATGTATAGTTAATAAGTGCATGTATAGTTAATAAGTGCATGTTAATTTTAGTTTTATGGTGCATGCACCATAAAACTAAATTTTTTAAATTTCTAAGTCTTTCAAGGATTAATTTATACCAAATGAAATTCTAGTTGTAAAGAGTTATAAAGTACAAAAGAGTTTAAAAAACGAGTAAATAAATGTCAGCAGGAGCTATATCATTAGAATCAGCTTTACGTACATGTAAAGTTGACCCGGGATGGGCCAACAGGCTTGAATCTCACCGTATTATTGGACCAGCATCTGAAAAAACATGTCCATTGTGGACTGGTTTTGATTTAGCTGGTAGACCAGTTTGTCCAGATAGTTTTAATACAAAAAGTGCTGGTTGTAATAGTGCCTTGGATAGACTACATGTTGAAAATGAAGTATCTAGACCACAATATATTCCATACATTAATTTGTCTATGGAAGGTATTACTGGAGAATGGTTATATGATGATAGATTTCAACAAGCACAACAAAATCAACAATTTATGCGTAATCTTCACAACACTGGTGGAACATTTGGACAACAATTGTCTTCTTATGTTAAACCTGGAGGATTATGTACATATGATAGTTATCAACAGGCACAAGCCCAAGTTAAACAATCTGGAAGACAATGTCAATCAGGTATGATGTATGCAAATAATTCACCATATCGTGAACTTGGTGGTTATTATTAAATTTTTAAAAATTTAATGATGAAGATCATCATTAAATTTAAAAATGAAATTTTATACATTAAAAAATGTGTAATGTAATAAAATGTATTTGGATTGTTTATCATTACATGAAATAATTTATATTACTCGATTTTTAAACTTAAAAAATACCTTTAATTTTATCAAAAGTTTAAAATGGAATTTGGATCAAAATTTACAAAAATCTGTATTAATAAAAAACAAAAAATTAATGGTTATTGAAAATATATATAATTCTTATTTAAATAAAGAATTTAAGGCTTCAGAAAGTCTTAAAGAATTACTTGAATTTTTCCACAATGAAATTGATGTTGAAGATTTAATTTGTTTTATGGCTAATATTTATCCAAATTGTCCACATTTACAAGATACAATACTTTTTGATCTTTTACAATTTTATAATTTGTCAATGCTTGACTGGAATTTAATTAAAGTTCATTTTAAATATAATGGTTTTTAATTTCCTTAAGGAAATTAAAAATTATTCTTTCAACTTTAGTACCACATCAGGTCTAAGTTGACTCAACAAACTTTTTAGTACCGGATACTTATCTTTCCGGTCTTTTTTAACCTTTAAATCGTCAAATACTTTCTTCTTAGAAATCTGAGTTGTACATTCATCTAGTTGATGAATGTAATCAGTTAACTTGTTAATAAAATTTTCTTTAGATTTGGATTGAAGAGTCGTACTCGTTGTTGTACCGTCTTCTTTCAAAGTCGTAATATTGGCAAATCTAACACAAATAGGAGGAGGTACAATAGGTCTAAGTTGATGTGAGTTTAAATTCGAAATAAATTCAGTTAATTTCTGGTTGACTTCGTCTATTTCGTCGTTGTAGTGAGTTGAGAGATACTCTACAATGTACTTTATATTAGAGTAGTGGAGAATATAAATTTCTTTACTCTTTTTATCTCTAAAGCGACCTAAAAGGTCTTTAAGTCTCAATTCGATTTGACGGTAGTCGGCAACCAAAAAAGTATCTGAGTAGTACCACTCGTCACCACTTGCAGATCTAGAGTTGTACACCGATAACCTAGAGTCTAACTTTTGAGTGTTCTCAACTCCTCCGACTTTAAAACGGTTTTGTCTAGCGTAATTTTGACTAGTGGCAATATACAACACTTGAGTTTTTTCTCTTTTTTGGTCATCTATAAGCAAATCTTTAAGTAGTAAAATATGATCTAAATTGGCTTGAATTTGGTCATCTTTGGCTTGAATTTGGTCATCTTTGGCTTGAATTTGTTGATTAAATTGTTGTTCTTTAAATTTGTGGGTATAAGCACCGTAAAGTTGAACAAGTTCTTCTAATAATAAATAATATTTTCTGATTTCTTTTGACTTTTTTGTAGTTAAACACATTATTGCTTCTTTAAAGTTTTTTGGTTCCATTATAAGCCAACGTTTTGTACTTTGGTTCATTGGAAGCATAATTTTAATTTCTTCTTGAATTTGTGGAAATTCTTCAATTAAAGGATCTTTGTAACCAATAGAAAAATAAGGAATTTTATTACTTTCAAGAAGTCTAATAAAATCTTGTTTTGCAAATCGATCATTATTTTCATATCCCATCCATTTTAATAATATTGTGTGGACATTCACACAATGTTTGCCAGTCATACTATCCCACAACACATCAAAACCAAGGTTATCTTTAATTTCAAAATTAACTTCTTTTACAAAGGTTAATATATCCATCAACTCTGAACTCTTTTCAAGAGCTAATTGTACTCTTTTGTCTGTATAATAGTTCTCCATTGCTTTATTTTGTACCTAATTTAAAAATTTTTTCAATTTTTAGTTTAAACTTTTAAAAAGTTTAAACTAAGTTTAATCCAATTTAAATTTAACTATTTCACCACCATGCTTTGAATAAACTTTAGAACGCTTTTCAAAATGTTTTTTTAATGTAGGGTGAGAATCAACTAAATCAAAAATAATTGGTTCTACATCTTTTCTGCGCATAATTCTTCCTATAAATTGAATATAATAACTAACCATATCTGCAGCTGCTAATAAAGTATCTAAACGTGGATGATCAAACCCTGTTCCAATTTTTGAATTTGTACCGATTAAAATTCTAGCCTCTTTGTTAAATTCTTGTTGTTTACCAAGAAGAGATGTGACTTGTTCTCCTAAATTTTCTAAACAATTCATTAGGTATTGCCCATGTTCAACGCGTTTAACTAAAATAAGAAACACTCTATCTTTAAATTTTTTAACAATTTCTATGATTAATTGATTCCTTTTTTCGTCTTTTGATTGTTCATCTAAAATACTATTCCAATCAAGCTTTGATTTATAATTAGGACCAATTTTCATATATTTATCAACATTTGGACAAAACCCTGTTTTTACTTTGTAAACTGTATGTTTTTTATTTAAAATATATTTAACCTTTTCTCCTCCAAAAAAAAGATCAAAAAGTGAATTATAACCATCTTCTCTATATGGTGTTGCAGTTATACCTAAAAGATACCTTGGTGTTAAATTTAATAAATTTTCAGATAATTTTTCAGTCAAACATAAATGCGCTTCATCAACTATAACAAAACCATAATTTTTTAAAAAATTTTTTTGAATTTTATGAATATTGCAAGCATTAATAATACAAAAATCCGGTGGTGGGTGTGTGCACAACTTATTAATTTTATTAGGTTCTATAACAGCTACACTACTGTTAGGAATAAATTTTTTAATTTCAGTTTCCCATTGAGCCAACAAAGGTTTTTTAGGCACCACAATAAATGTTTTAAATTTTATTTTACTTGCCATATTAATAGCTGTTACAGTTTTACCAAATCCTGTATAACAACTTAGCATAACACTTTTACTTTCTTGTAGTATAGTAAGTGCTTGATCTCTACAATTTTTCTGTTCTTCCCTCAAACTACCGGTAAAAGAATGATTCATTGTTCCTAGAACTTTTCTAGACGGTCTTTCTATTACTAATTTTTTTTTGAATGCTAATTTTAAAGCATAATTAAAAGGAATATTACATGGTCTATTTTCATCTTCTTCGTTAACAGTATAGACAAATATTGTTTTGCTTGTATTTGTATTATACTGTTTATTTCCTAATTCTATTTTTTTGGTAAGATCTTTTTGAATTTTAGCCAATACATCATCATCGTATAAATTTGTATGGATAATACACGCCATTTTTATTATTAAATTTTTTTAATGGATAAATTCAATTTTTACTACTTTACTATCTTTATTTTAATCATAATTATTGTTAAATTTCTCAAACTACATCAATTTGGTAGTTTATCCACAAACTATTGCTTTTAAAAATAGTTAAAGATAATGGTTACTACTTACCTTATTTAGACTCTATTTTGAAAAACTTTGGACTATAGTCCAAAGTTTTTTTCTCGATTTCAAAAATCTTGAATTGCACACACCGAAAAAGTCATGACGCGCACAACTTTTTCCAAGTTGTGTGTAAAGTAAAAATTTTTAAAATTTTAATTACATGTCAAAAAGTCAGAATTCAAACCATTGAGTCTCTTTGTGTAGATATCTCAAATGACACTTGCGTGTAGTCGGATTATCTCAAACAGCGCTTAGTTGAAAAAAGTGGATAAAAAAGTGGATTCGTAGTGGATAAAAAGTGGATTGAGTAAAGTTGAGTGATCCATTATTTTTTTATGTGTAAACATCTTAATTTTTCTCGAGTTAAATTTTGTTTTAGAAAAAGTCGATTTTTTATAGTCTTTTTGACCTTTCGGTTAACTCTTTGTTTTTTTCTTTGGGAAGCACTATCGCAAGTCAGAGATGCTACGAGTTAATAGTCGAGATATCTCATTTATCCATAAACTATTTAACCTAAAAACGGGGTGTAAAGAAATTTCTTTACATTCCTAAAAATCGAGAGTTACACTGTAAAAAGGAAGAATTCAAACCATTGAGTCTTTTATAGGAGATATCTCAAATGACACTTGCGTGTAGTCGGATTATCTCAAACAGCGCTTAGTTGAAAAAAGTGGATAAAAAAGTGGATTCGTAGTGGGTTTGGATTTTTTACACATTCGTTTTGACTCGACTTCTCAAACTACACTAATTTGGTAGTTTATCCACAAACTATTACTCTAAAAAATAGTTAAAGTAGTGCTTACTACTTACCTTATTTAGACTCTATTTTGAAAAACTTTTAAAGTTTAAAAATTTTTTTTTCTCGATTTCAAAAATCTTGAATTGCAACTTAGGAAAAAGTCGTGACACGCACTACTTTTTCTAATTTGTGTTCAAAAATCTAAAAAGTCGTGACACGCACTACTTTTTCTAATTTGTGTTCAAATTCTAAAAAATACATTTAATAAATGTTTACCATTAATAACAAAGAAATAAAATTGTCCTCAAGTGATACCTTGGATAGTTTAAAAAGCAAAATTGCAGCATCTTTAGGTACTTTGCCACCACTTATAGATAATATTCCAAAAGTTACCAATGGAGGCAATTACACTTTACAAGATCCATTGTTTTACATGGATACTTCTTTACATATTCGTAGAATTAATGGAGAACCTATAACATGGGATGAAATAAAAAAAACTACGGAGTTTGACATGACTTTTCTACAAAAGTTATATATTATATCCAAAGTTCAATCAACTTTGGATGATTTTGGTGGTGGAATTAATCCTAATGATGCATTAGCATTTGCGCTTCTTGATCTTCAAAATGAACCAGATTTTTTTGATGGAAATTTTAATGAAAATGTATGGTTGCGAAAAACCGAAACCATTAAAGAATTTGAAACCATGATTAATCAGAACCGTGAAAATTTAAAAAAACAAAATAAGGTCAATAATGAATGGGAAAATATTCAAGTTAAGTTTACAACAACTTCTTTTGTTCTTAACAAAATTAACCATCAAACTGAAATTCCAAACACACTTAAACAAAATGAGTTAATGGTATTTGATAGTATAAATTTAAATAATGTTATTATAGGTTGTTTTTACCAGGATATGATAAAATATAATGAAGAATTTAAACATTTAATTGATGATTATTTAAACCAAGATAAAATTTTTTCTAAAAAATTAAAAGCAGCAGATGTTATAAGGGTTATGATTACTTTTGATAAACCTAATTCAAGAATTAAATATAAAATGATTAATGTTTATGTTCAACCAGATACTATTGTTTTAACAATTGAAACTTTAATAAATGAAACTTATAGCGATAATGCTTCTAATAGTCTTAAAAATTTAATTAAAGACATTATTTTAAATATAGGGGAAGAAACAGGTTATCAACAAATTCAAGAAAAAGATTTTTTTTATGGTTCTTATACCGCTTCTATTAATACTCCGTTAATTGTATTAAAAGATTTAGTAACAAATGATCCTAATGTATACCACCTAAGTTATATTAATGAAAGTGCTTTAATCAATACCCGTAAAACAAATTTAAATATTTTTTTAAAAAGTAACACTGGTCAAAAATCTAACGATATTGGAGTTAGTTTATTTGAGCGTCCTGATACAGTTGGAACTTTAATTAGACTTAAAAAAATTCGTGGAGGTTTAGACTTTAAACCTCGGGTAGATAATTATATTTCAACCATTAATAAAATTTTACAATATACATTTTTAAAAGCAGATTCAATCATAAAATTTTATCAAAATTATATTGATTTAAAGATTGAAGTAACCTCTTATTCTAAAGAGGTTACTGGCAAAGAAAACCTTTTAAAACTTCAAGCTCCTGATATTTTTGTAGCAAACTATACAAGACTTTGTAATAAACCTCCTGTTATTGTTGACAATGTGGAGGATGAAAGCGATACTATTTTAAAATTTCCAATTTATGGAGAATCCGATCCTAAATATTATACATGCCCCTATCCTGATTATAAATATCCTGGGCTAAGAGAAAACACAAAATTATCCAATAAAAATTTATATCCTTTTGTACCGTGTTGTTATCAAAGACCACAAAAAAAAAGCAAAAATTATAAGATGTATTATTCTCAAGAAGTGTATACTCAAAGAATTAATGCTGGTGAAATAGGTAAAAGTCTTAAAATTTTAGCTCCTGAAAGATTAGGTGCTTTACCTTCAAAAATAGATAAACTTTTGTTGTATACAACAAAAACTAAATTTTATAGATATGGAATACCATTATCTTTATCAAGTTGTTTAAGTGTGTTAAATAAAGTTACAAACAACCAAGAATCTGAAGAAAATATAAGATTAAATTTAGCAAAAAGAGCAGAATTATGTAAAGGTGAATTTAATCTTTTATCAGTAAAAGAAATTTCTCAAAAAATAATGGATCCATCAACTTATATTAGTCCAAAATATTTTAAAGGTGCATTGGAAGATTATTATCAAATATCTTACATTCTTTTTTCTATTGATAAAGACGATTTTGAAGTGTATCCAAACAAATTTGTTAAGTTTATTTGTCCATTAAAAAAACGAGTTATTTTAATGATTGAACATGAAGATAAAAAACATGTTGAATTAATTGTGGATGAAGAAACTTCAACATATGTAAATAAACAAGGTAAAAAGCCTATTTTTACATTTGAAAAAAATGACTCCCAAATAAAGAAAATTTTTGAATTGTATCAACAAAGGTTTAATTATACTGTATATAATATTAAGGATAAAAAATTTGATAATTTACTTGTAACTGATACTTTTACTATATATCCTTGGGAGTACCGTTCTCCCAATGGAAAAGTTATAAAGGTTTCTCAACCTTTAAATCAATATGTTGATAATTATGGTCAAACAAGACTAGTTGAATTTAGCAGTGATGGAATTAATTTTGTTGGAGAGTTTCAACCATTACCATGTTTAAAACTACCAATTAAAAATATTGAATATTTTATTTCAATTAATGATAAACTAGTACCACAACAAGTAGAAATATTAACAAAAAAATTTTTATGGTTAAAATTATATCAAACAAAATTAATTTTGAATCAAAGCTACAAATCACCCCATACATCTTTTAATGAATTAAAAAAATTAGCCGAATATTTATTGTGGGCTGCTTGTCATTTTTATGCTTTATACAATATACAAACTAATAAGAATGTGGATGATTGGATTACAACTCAAACACAGATTGTTGAGAATTTTACTTACTCTAGAGTTACAGTTAAACCTATATTTGACTCATCTGAATTATTGGTTAATAATAAATTTATATTTAATAGTTTAGAATTTCAAGAGAGAATTAGGTTTAATTTAAGTTTAATTTCATCTGTAAATTTAAGGGTATATGCAACTAATATTTACAGTAATTTTTACAAAAACATTGCAAATTTTAATGTTAAATACCCAGCTCAATTAGCATTATCAAAAAAAGAATATTTTCAAAGAACACGCAAACCTTATATATTAAATATTTTAACTACAGAAAATATTCAATACTTGGAACCAGATACTTTGTATTATATAAAAGATTTATTTGGAACATATTCGAATAATTTATGCTTATTTTTTACCTCTTTAGAAAAATTAACTGAAATTGCTACTCAATTTTTAGGTCAAAAAATAATCTTAGATGAAACTAAACTAAATATAAGTGTATTTGATCAAAAAATTGTTCAACAATATACTGTAGGAACTTCTGAACCTAATGTTAATATTATTTCTTTAAATATTAATGGACATTGGTTTTATGGATTACTTTTACCTGACTTGATATAAATTTTAAAGATGTTAACATCTTTAAAATTTTATTTTAACTTGTTAAATAAACAAAGTCTAGTATACCTTACAATATCTACATTTTCTATTTTAGAAAATAATTGATCTTCAATGTATGTGTTAATTTCTAAGACATCTTCGAGCACATTTTTATTTATTTTAATATTAGTATAATCTGATTGAATAGCTACTAAATAACCTAAAACAAAAGCAGATGGATTTTTATATTCAAAATCTGGTATTTTCTCAACTAAACTTAACAAATGTGTTATTTCATCTAAATTTAAAGTTATATTTCCATCTAAATCATTTATAATATTAATGGTTGCCAAAGCAATTAATTTAAATTTTTCGTTAATGGTATATCCGCTTTTTTTAAGATTAATAACTCCACCAAGTCCTAATCCTATATCAACACCGCCAATTCTATCCCAAGCATTTTTTTCAGCTAAAAATTCAGCTTGATTTTCAAAAATATCATCTTCTTCTTCCATAGTTTATTTATTAAATTTTATACCTTTGGTTTATATAAGACCATTTTTCAATTCGTGAAAGGTTAAAAAAGATTAAAAATTAAATAATAAATGGATACAGGTACTAAGACTTATCAAATTGATAAACATAAACAACTTATACCTTTGAATGGTAACACTGTTAATTTTTCATGTTTTTTTGAGGTTAAAAGTAAAGATAAAAAACCATTTAATATAACAATTGTAGAACAAGGAGAAATTAAACCTAAACAATACAAATTAGTTGATGATGGATATATTAATGGTCAAATTGAATCAGATGGACAATTAAAATCTTATTTTTTAGTTTTAAAGGCGCAACAACCATGCGAATGCAATGTTAGAGTTGTTCTTAAACCTAAAGAAGCTGAGTCTTCACCACCACAACCTTTACCACAACAATCTTCACCACCTTTAGTACAACAATCTCCACAACAACCTTTAGCACAAGATCCTAATTTAATGGTTGTTCAAACCATACCAGAATCTTATTTTCAAATGAAATATATTATAGGTATATCGGTAGTTTTAATATTATTATATTTGGTATACAAATATAGAAAAACAATTTTTGGTAAATTTATGACTAAAGAAACATTAGCAAGAAGTATATCAAGTACAAGTTTTTATTAAATTTGTAGTAAATAAAAAGACTCATCAAGTAAAGAAAAGTACTAGTACTTTTCTTTACTTGATGTAAGTGTATTTATAAGTATATATAAATTTTAATATCCTTAAGGATATTAAAATCTTTAATTTAATATAAATTGTTGAAAAATAGATTCTAATTCAGGGTCTTTTTCTTCTTTAATTTTGTTATTTAAAATATCAATAAAATTTTTTTTAATCGGATGATCTTCTGGTACCATGATACTACTTTTAACTTTGAATGTTATTTTAAATCCATCATTTAAAAGTTCTTTATACTTTAAACTTTTTTTAAATGTTTGAAATTCTTCAGCGGTTCCTTGAAGCACAATTTTATATTTTCGATTTATTTTATTTTTATATTTATCTAAGGATCGGTGTATTACATCATTAACAGACATATATTTAATGGTTAATTTAGGCATTTTTAAATCTATTTCTTCATAACTAAGTTCTTCATTGTTAAAATTTAATATACTTACTGTGTTTTCAATTGATTGACCAAAAGCGTGTTGCATTGCCGATCCTGGATAATAAATATTTTTTTGACACCATTGTTTATTGTGAATATGACCACTAATAACAATAGGCCAATCAGTGTTCCATTTATCACCTTCCTTACTTTTAATAGGACCCATTTTACAACCATAAAATTCCTGATGGGCAAATATAGCTTTATATTTTTTAATTTCATTTTCAAAATTAATTTTTGTTTTTAATGCTTCAATAAACTTTCCTGGAGGAACATAAGGAACAAATAAAAATTCAAAGTTTTTCATGGTAAAAGTTGTAATATTATCAACTATTACAACATTATCCCAATATTTTAATGAATTCATCCAATGGTGATCTGTAAGGAATTGTTGATTATTTTTATAATCATGGTTACCAACTAGTATAAAAGTTTTTATTTTTTTTCTTAATAAATTTATAAACTGTGTGGCTAAATTTAAAGGTTCGACATCAACTTTATCATGATTATCTAAAAGATCACCAGCTACTACCACAAAATCTAGTTTAAAATCATTTATAACCTTTAAAATTTTAGAAATAAATAATGGTATAAATTCAACATTTTTTATTTTAAAATGAGGATCTCCAATAAACAAAACATTAATGGAAAACATAACCTTTTTTAAACTTTCTATAGTAGTATCAGCATTATTTGTATGATGAATAAAAATACCTTTGTTATTTGTCCATTCAAGTTGATGGTTTATTCTATCATCTATTAATATCATTGTATAATTTGAATCAAACTTTAAATACTCTTTAGCTTTAATAAATTTATCTTTACTTTTACAACAAATTACATCGATATCTTTTCCTAAATTATGACTACACCAGTCGCGTTTTTGAGGTTCAGCCCAATTTCCTAATGGTAGTCCAGTTAAAACTATTGGATTAAATTGTTTAACAAAATTCCACAATTTTATTCCTTCTGAACACCATTTTAATGAATTAAAAAAATTAGGAGTTTGAGACAATTTATTCCACATTTTATCACCTAATAATTCAATAGTTTGACCTGTTTGAGTTAAAACACCTTGTTCAAAATCTGCTAAAACTCCATCTAAGTCAATAAATATTTTAATATTTGATAGATCCATATTTATTTTATATTTTTTAAGGTACAAATAAATCATTTTTAAAATGATTTAAAATAATCAAAAAATAATTTAATAAATAAAGAATGAATCAAGCATCATTTTTTATAGAAAAAAAAGCATTATTTGGTGGTTATCCAAGCCATAATCAAATAATTGAATTAATAAATGAAGGAGTTGTATGGTTTGTTGATTTAACCAATGACAATGAAAAAGGTATACGTTTGTATTCACACCTTGTGAATAATTGGATTAATTATCCAATTAAAGATCAAGGTATACCTGAAAATAAAAAAAATTTTTTAATTTTTTTGTTTATTATACAAATGGCAATTGAAAGCTTAAAACCTGGTGAAAAATTATATTTACATTGTCGAGGAGGTCATGGTCGTTCTAGCCTTGTTATATCTTGTTTTTTATGTTTACTATTTGGGGTGTCTCCAGACGAAAGTTTAAATTTAATTAAAAATTATCACTCTCTTCGACCTAATCTTCGCTCTAAATGGTTAACAGGCTGGCCATTAAGTTTAAAACAGAGAAAGTTTGTCGAGTCGTTCTTTGGAACCCTTTACTTTTATTCTAATTTTAATGATGAAAAAATTAAGTCTGTTTTTACCAAAACAGACTTTTTTAGAAATATGATAATTTTAAACCTTTATCTTCATCAAAATCCATACATCTTAAACACCCTTTTACATTCTGGTTTTAAAACTTTGAAAGGTGAAGGAATAATTAGTACAATACTTCAAAAGTTAAGATTTTACATTTTATATTCAAAAGCTAAAAAAATATTTGATAATGATTAAATTAAGCATTAAAAATAAAAAGTTGTTTGTATTCCCTTGTTTTTCAATTAATAAATGGCAAATGCATTAAATTTTAAAATATATGATCCCGTAGCACAATTAGTGGCTACGGGAGGAGGTAGTGGTGGTGGTTTACCTTTAACTGGAGGTACTTTAACAGGTAATTTAATTTTAACATCTCCATCTAAAGTTATTCAAAGTCAAGCTCCCACAACTGCTAATGATTTAACTAATAAAGGATATGTCGATAGTTTAATTGGTGGTGGTCCTTTTTTACCTTTAAGTGGAGGAACTATGAGCGGTCAAATTGTTCAAGCTTTAGCACCTGTAGCACCGAATGATGTAGCTAATAAAGCCTACGTGGATAGTTTAATTGGTGGTGGTCCTTTTTTACCTTTAACTGGAGGAACTGTTAGTGGAAATGTTATACTATCTTCTCCGGCCAAATTACAACAAAATCAAGCACCGACAGTCGGAGATGATCTTACAAATAAAACATATACAGATGGTGCTTATCAAGCTAAAAAACCATCTGCTGTTAGTGGAAATGTTGCTTTTTTTGGAAGTGGAGCTGATGCAGGACAAGTTATTGATTCTGGATACTTAGTTGATACGAACTTAACCAATCCACCATCTAATACATCATTGTGGCCAAGTAGTAGATTAATAGGTGCTTTACAATATGGGGCAAATGTTTATAAATCTACTGCTTCTATAAACATACCTACTGGTTCATCTGTTAAAGCTTTTAGTACTGGAAATGCTACTATGGGACCAGCTACTTGGTCAAACACAGGTTCTACATTTACTTTAGCATCAACAGGGGTTGCAACTATATTTAATTCTTTGGAATACGCTATTTTTTATAGAATTATTTTTTCTGCAAATAGTCTTAGCGAGTCAACTAATGCACTAGGAACTGTAGAATGTCAAATACAAGATGAAACAGGTCCAACATTTATAAGTGTAGTTAAACTTTTAAAATGTTTACCTGCTCCACCTGCTTTCTCTAATGAAGTATATTTAACATGCTTGGTAAGTATACCAGCTTCTTCAGGTTTTAATTTTTCTGTGTTATTAACTAATACAGGACCTAATACTGTAACTGTGGATCCAGTGGCACCAAGCAATACATGTCTTTTAGTTATTGAAAGAGTTTCTTAAATTTATAGTTTTAATGCCAATTTAGGCATTAAAAACTTAAACCTGATTTAGGGTATATATAAACTCTGGAATTTTGGATTAAAAATTTTTTTATTTTTTTTAAATCATATTTTTCTGTGGTTGTTGTTAACTTTGTCCTAGGAATAAATCTAGTAGGTGGTGTTTGTCGTGTTCTTTCTGTAATAGGTGGTGTTTGTCGTGTTCTTTCTGTAGTAGGTGGTGTTTGTCGTGTTCTTTCTGTAGTAGGTGGTGTTGAATAAATTCTAAATTTTGGATCAAGCGGGGCAAATTTATATTTAGGTTTAAGGCCATAAATACTATTAATTCCATTTTTATCGTCCTCTTGAAGTTTAAACTTATTTGATTGATACCAAGCATACATTACTGCGTCTTTTTGAGATGAATGACTTAAACCTAAAGAATGTCCTAATTCGTGTAAACTAACACTATATAAACTAGTACCACTATCTTCATCCCATAATGTCCAGTTTTCTTCTAAATCAAAATGAGCATCTCCTCCTCTTCCAGTACCAGGAAAAAAAGCATGAGCTAAAATTTGACCTGGACCATCAAAATTATATTCATCCCCATGATTTCCTTTTAAAAATTGAATGGTTATATTAGCATCTTGAACATTTTCAACTTGTTTAATTGAAAGTAAAGATGTGTTAGACCATTGATTCATTATATCAGCGAATATTGAAGAAATTATTTCTTGGGTTAAATTTAAGCTTTTAATATATTTAAAATTTGATAAATCAAGGTAGTATGTAACTATTGTTTCATTTAATTTATTTTTTTGGTTTTGCCATCCACGAACAATTGTAAATCTTTTTTTTCTTGGGGAACTCCATTTAACTCCACATCTAGGAGTTTGTAAAAGAATCATAGTTTCAGAATTTAAAATTCCCGTAGGTTGTAATCCAGCATCTTTTTGAAGATTAATAATACCTTCACGTAAATTTTGATCACGTAATAAGCCAATAATATTATTATTTTCTGGTTGTAAATAACCAAATTTTAATAAATATTTTAATTGACATTCTTTATTACACCCAATAGAACCTGATTTTATTGGATAACAAATTACGTAATTTGTTATTACACAACACATAAAAATATATAGTTTCATTTATTAAGTCTAATTTCTTAAATTTTTTCGTTAAATCTTTTTTTTTTGTAAAAAACTATAAATAAAGGATCTATTAACCATGAATTTAGAACCATCAATTTGGGGTCCACATTTTTGGAATACGTTTCATTTTATATCATCTACGTATGATAATAAACCAAATCAAAGTATAAAATTAACCATGAAAAATTTTATACAATCTATACCTGTGTTTTTACCATGTAAAGAATGTCAAGATCATGCATTTGATTTTTTGAGTTCTTCAAATTTAGATAAAATAGTAGAAAATCGCAAGGAACTTTTCACCTTTTTTTTTAATTTTCACAATTCTGTAAATTTAAGATTAAAAAAACCATTAATGAAAATTGAAGATGCTTTAAAAAAGTATTATATTCCTGTGGAAGAATACCACCTTTACCTTTCTTCTAAAAAAATAATTGGTCCAATTTTTGGAAGTGTTGAAAATGTTGGAAGTGCTAAGAGTGTTGGATTTCCTTTATTAATTTTAATGGTAATTATTATCATTGTTTTTACTATTTTTAAATAGTATTTGAGTTTGCACTCTAATCCAAGGGTACCCCCTTGGTCGATTTTTATATTTTAATTTTTATGCTTAAAATAAGCATAAAAATTATTATCCACTACCTTAATGTTTTTAGATTTTTATGCTTAAATAAAGCATAAAAATCAAATTATTAAGAATTGCAATTAAATTTTTTACGAATATATTGAATACAATATAAACCACAATTTTTATCATTTACTATATTTTCTGAATTTAAACTAGTTTGATACTTTAAAAAATAAATTTGCGACTTATTCATTAATTTATATAATAATGATTCAATCAAATCATTAATTTGATAAAAATTTAAGTATTCATTAAAAGGTTCATATCTTTCTATTATTTTTTTTTGTTTATCAAAACAAAGAATATTAAGATGTCGTATATTTTCACCATATATTTTTATTGGAAAAATAATATATTTAAAGTTGTTTTTAATTTTAAAATCAAAATTTTTTATTGATACCTTAGGATCTTTTCCTATTGTAATAGAAATACTAGGTCCTATACAGGCATTATGTATTTGAGAAATTACCAAGTTTAAATAGTCATAAAAAAGTTTATATTTCATTTATTATCTAAAAACAATTTAATCTTTTTTAAAAGATTAAATTGCGAGGATAAATTGTCATAGTTTATTTATTATTAAAAAAGTTTAAAAGAATTCCAACTAGAAGATGAATGATTACCAAAGCAATCACAAATTCCCATAAAGTTAGATCTCCAATTTTACGTTCCAAAAGCATTTATTATCTACTAAAAATTAAACTACTTTCTTATTCTTTCAACTTTAGTACTACATCAGGTCTAAGTTGACTCAGCAAACTTTTTAGTACAGGATACTTATCTTTTCGGTCTTTTTTAACCTTTAAATCATCAAATACTTTCTTCTTAGAAATCTGCGTTATTGACTCATCTAGTTTGATAATGTAATCAGTTAACTTGTTAATAAAATCTTCTTTAGATTTGGATTGAAGAGTCGTACTCGTTGTTGTACCATCTTCTTTCAAAGTCGTAATATTGGCAAATCTAACACAAATAGGAGGAGGCACAATAGGTCTAAGATGGTGTAAATTGAGATTAGAAATAAATTCAGTTAATTTCTGGTTGACTTCATCTATTTCATCGTTGTAGTGAGTCGAAAGATACTCTACGATGTATTTAATATTAGAGTAGTGGAGAATATAAATTTCTTTACTTTTTTTATCTCTAAAGCGACCTAAAAGGTCTTTAAGTCTCAATTCGATTTGGTGGTAGTCGGCAACCAAAAAAGTATCAGAGTAGTACCACTCGTCACCACTTGCAGATCTAGAGTTGTACACCGATAACCTAGAGTCTAACTTTTGAGTGTTCTCAACACCTCCGACTTTAAAACGGTTTTGCCTGGCATAATTTTGACTAGTGGCAATATACAACACTTGAGTTTTTTCTCTTTTTTGGTCATCTATCAGCAAATCTTTAAGTAGTAAAATATGATCTAAATTAGCTTGAATTTGATCTTTAAGTTTATTATTTTCTTGAATTTGTTGTTGTTCTTTAAATTTATGAGTATAAGCACCATAAAGTTGAACAAATTCTTCTAATAATAAATAATATTTTCTGATTTCTTTTGACCTTTTTGTAGTTAAACACATTATTGCTTCTTTAAAATCTTTGGGTTCCATAATAAGCCAACGTTTTCTAGGTTTATCAACCGATCTCATTAAACTTATTTCTTCCATTATTTCTGTAAATTGATCAACTAATGAATCTTGATAATCTATTTCTTGATATTTAATACTATTATTTTCAAGAAGTTGAATAAATTTTTTTTTATTATCAATATCAGTTCTAGTATAACCAAACCATGTTAATAACGATGGGCCCACATGGGCCCATCGTTTACTAGTCATACTATCCCATAACACATCAAAACCAAGGTTATCTTTAATTTCAAAATCAATCTCTTTAACAAAGGTTAATATATCCATCAACTCTAAACTCTTTTCAAGAGCTAATTGTACTCTCTCATCTGTGTAATAGTTCTCCATTGTTTTATTTTGTACCTAATTTTAAAATTTTTTTTCATTTTTTAATCTCTAATTTAGAGATTAAAAAATTTAATCTTCACATTCTTCTTCACTTTCAGCATAATTTAATTTTAATTCTTGCATTTCATTAATAATAACATCATCTTCTTCTGGATCATTACTTGTATTTAAATTTAATGGGATTTCATATTTTAATTTATATTTGTGACAAATTTCTATCAATGATTTATTTAAAGGTTCAATTTCTCCATTTGGATTTTCAATTCCAATTACTTTTTTTGTGGTTAAGTTTAAAACAAATTTGTTTTTTTTTAAATCTTTAAAAATAGGATTGTTATTACCTTGGAGAATATAATTACCAGTTTCGGTTTTGACAACGGTTAAAACTGGTTTATTAGCTATTAAAGAATTTATTACTATTTTTTGAGGCTTTGATTTAAATAAACCTAATTCGTTAATTTTATGATTAATCTGACCTCTATTTGCATTGGGATTTTTAGAAAGTACAAAATCAACTAAAAATGTCAAATTTTTATTAACAATTGATTGTATTATATTTTCCATGTTTATTTGTTAAATTTTTAATAATTTTAAGCATAAATTTCATTTTTTTTACATACCTAAACTAACCATAATTTGTCTTTCAGCTTTTTGTAATTGTGAAATATCATCAAAAACATATGGTTTAACTTTATCCATAATTTCTAATAATTCATTTACAGATGATAACGGTTTTACTTTCTTAAAAACAGGGGGTGGAATTTTTGGGGCAATTGATGGTGTTGGTTGAGGTCTGATTGAAGGTTGAATAGAAGGTGGTACAACTGAAGGTTGAACTGAGGGTCTAATTGAAGGTTGAATAGAAGGTGGTACAATTGAAGGTTGAACTGAGGGTCTAATTGAAGGTTGAACTGAGGGTCTAATTGAAGGTTGAACTGAGGGTCTAATTGAAGGTTGAACTGAGGGTCTAATTGAAGGTTGAACTGAGGGTCTAATTGAAGGTTGAACTGAGGGTCTAATTGAAGGTTGAACTGAGGGTCTAATTGAAGGTTGAACTGAGGGTCTAATTGAAGGTTGAACTGAGGGTCTAATTGAAGGTTGAACTGAGGGTCTAATTGAAGGTTGAACTGAGGGTGGTAGTGGTATTTCAGAAACGTTAATTGGTACTAATGCCGTATAATGATAATCATCTATAAAACCGAGCGGAACCAATGTTGTAAACGAATCATCATTTGAAATTAATTGGAATTGTCTTGTATTTAAAATTAAAAGGTTAAATTGAACTTTAAGTTCTTCACTTAATACTTTTAAACAAATAAAATCTCCCCATGTCCCAGATTTTGACATATTTTTTATGTATCTTTTAACATTTTTTTGATATTCTTCTGGTGTAGTATCACCACTTTCAGTAACATATTCTAAATATGGTTCCAAGAAATCTTTATTCTTCTTAAGATAAGTTATAACCATAGCTCTTAACGCTTCATGGCTATAACTTTTATTTTCATTTAATTTTAAAGACTTACTTACTGCTCTAAAAAGACAATTTCCATCTCCTTTAACTTGAACTACTCTATAGTTAAATTCATTTGCTAAGATTTCCAAATCTTTATCAGCATTTATACCAATGTATACTGGTAAATCTGGTTTAGCAATTTTTTTAGATTGTGGAGGGGTTACAGATGGATCAACTGTTATACTTGGATTATTAGTTGGTTGAGGTAAAGGTTGAGATGCTGGAGGTGACCTTCGAACCGATGGTGTTCGAGACCTTCGAACCGATGCTGGAGGTGACCTTCGAACCGATGGTGTTCGAGACCTTCGAACCGATGGTGTTCGAGACCTTCGAACCGATGCTGGAGGTGATCTTCGAACCGATGGTGTTCGAGACCTTCGAACCGATGCTGGAGGTGATCTTCTAACCGATGGTGTTCGAGACCTTCGAACCGATGCTGGAGGTGATCTTCTAACCGATGGTGTTCGAGACCTTCGAACCGATTTTTTTTTCTTTTTGGTAACAACCAATTCATCTTCAGATTCATCTGTTGTTACAAATTCTTTAGATTTATACTTCGGAGGACTTTTAGATTCTTTTAAAGAAATTTGTGGAGATATTGACCTTGATTTTTGTTTAGAGATAATAAAATCAATAAAATCGTTTTTACGTAGTTGAGATGGAGTTTTATCTTTAAACTTTTTTAAACCATAAGATAATGCCATGGCTTTTAATTCGGGAACTTTGAGTAAAGCTAATTCTGCTCTATTTTTTGGAGAAAAAGATGGTTTAACTGGGCTTGGAGTTTTAGGTATTTTTCCACCACCGCTAATATGCATTAAAAAATCAACTAAATCTTGTTTTAACATTTTAGATGGTGTTTTACCATTCCATTTAGTTAATCCTTCAGATTTAGCTAATTCTCTAAGTTCTACTACTTTTTTACCCAATAGATCAGCTGCTCTATATCTTGGTCTTGGAGACGGTGATCTTGGTCTTGGAGACGGTGATCTTGGTGACGGTGATCTTGGTCTTGGAGACGGTGATCTTGGTCTTGGAGACGGTGATCTTGGTCTTGGAGACGGTGATGGCGATTTTTTACGTGATAAAATATAATCAATAAGGTCTTGTTTATCCATTTTTTCAATTTTTTTTTCTTTTGCTCCTAATGCTTTAGCCAAAGCTTTTAAATCTTTTTTCTTCATATTTTGAACAGAAGGTGATCTAGACTTATTTTTAGGTGAAGGTGATCTAGAAGGTGAAGGTGATCTAGATGGACTTATAGATTTTATAGCATTTATTTGTTTTGCTATTAGGTATTGAAGTTCTTTTAAATTTTTGTTTTTCCAGTCAATATCTAATTTTTTTGCTAATTTTTTAAGATCATTTAAATCCATATTTTTTAAATCAGCTTTAGAAGGACTTTTAGATTGTTTTAAACCATGTTTTTTATTTACAGCTTTACATATACTTTTTGATGATTTTAAATTACCTTTAGGTGTATAAACATCAACATCACAATACTCTCCTAAAGCTAACAAGTTAACTTTATCCAATTCATTGCAATCTTTTTCTGATATACCACAAATTGGATCGATATTTTGTCCTTCGTCATCATCACTATTGTCAGACGATGAAGGATTTGCTGAATATTGATTTACAATTTCAGTACATATAACTTTTCTAGTCTTTTCGCGACCATTAGGTAAATATGGGTCTACACCACATTTTTTCCCAAGATCAACTATATCTTTTTTTTTATACTTGGAACTTTTTTCGCAAGTTTTTAAATCTATATCGCACATATTGGCCTTTATTTAATAATAAAAAAACAGCTTAATATTTCATTTTTCTTATTTTAAAGTTAATAATAACTTTAAAATAGTTAATAAGTTAATAATAACTTTAAAATAGTTAATAAGTTAATAATAACTTTAAAATAGTTAAAACTTAAAGTATAATACATTTATTTTTTTGTTTGTTTTGGTCCTTATTTTTTTTATCTTTGTTTTTTGGTTCTTCTTGATCTTTAATTGAATTTATTGAATCATTAATTAATGATTCAATAAATTGATCTCTTAAAACTTTTAATTTTAAATCTAATTGTTTGTTTACAATATTGTTATCGTATAATTGTTCTTGTATACTCCAAACATTAAATTTTTTTTCTATAGTTTGAGACATTTATTTATTCTGGAATAAATAAATGTTACAATTAATTGTTATTTATTTACTATTACTAGTCAATACTTTATTAACATTTCCTGTAGAAAACCAAAATATAACATATGAAGTGTATACACCAGACCAATATGCATTTAATGTATCTTGTTTAAATTGTTTTTATCCTTAATTTTTAATAATAAATAATTATTAAAAATTAACCAAGGGTTAGTAATAATTACTATCTATAATTGGATAAAGGTTAAATTTATCTAAAAAATTTTTAATATCCGTGTAAGTAAGTAAAAGTTTAATTTCGCTAACTCCAAGCATAGGTGTTGTATGTCGTTTAATTAAACCATAATTTTGAATTAAGTTTTTAATTCGATTTAAAAGTCTACATACTTCTTTAAAATTATTATATAATTTAAGATAATTTGGTGCATTTAAACCTAAAAATTCTAAATCTGTAAAAGATTCAATATACACTGCATAATATAAATTTTGAAGTTTTTCATATTTATGATTTAATTTATCCACTTTTTGAATCAAATCATCAATGTTATAATCTACTTCAATAAAATTTGGATTAAGAGAGTAAATAAGCTTATTTTGACTTATATTCATAATTTTATTAACTAATAAATGGAGTCAAACAATTATAATGGTGTTCATATAATATCTGAAGCAGTTATTATGGGTGGAATATCCATGTATTTTTACAAAAAAATTTCGGAATTGGAATCAACTATTGAAGATTTAAAAGGTCAAATAGCCATGCAAAACGATCAAATTAGATTTTTATTAGGATTACACTCATCACAACCTAAATTTACACCCTTAAAAATACCTCAAAAACAACCATTATCACAACCAACATTATTACAACCAACATTATCACAACCAACATTATTACAACCAACATTATTACAACAAAAAAAACCCCAAACATTACCTCAAACAAATCATAAGGAAAATTTTAATTTTACACAAGTTCAAGAGATGGTTAATAATTCTACTAAACAACAGTGTGAAAATGGAGTATGTCAACTAGTTCCTAAAAATAAAGATGATAAAAAAGTAGTTATATCTAAAATTTCTAAACAAATTGAGTTTGATACAGAAGGTATAAATCAAGATGAAACCTGCAAAGTTAAAACATTCACTGATTTTTCACCTAATCCAGTTATTAAGTCAGTAACACCTAAACCAAGCGTTAGTTTAGGTGAAAATGATTTACAAAAAATTTTAAATGATATAGATGATGAGTAAATTTACTTTTAATAGAGAAATTTCTATTAAAAGTATTATAATCCATAAATTGGTAACTGATTACAATTAATAAATATGTCTAATACAGGTGGAAATTTTAGAATTTATGATCCTGTGGCACAATTAATTGCTACAGGAGGTGGAGGTGGAGGTTTACCATCGACTGGAGGTACTTTAACAGGTAATTTAGTATTAACATCTCCAGCTAAAGTGGTACAAGATACACCACCTACAAATCCAAATGATTTAGTTAACAAAGCTTACATTGATAGTGTAATTGGAAGTGGTCCTTTTTTACCTTTAAGTGGAGGAACTATGAGTGGACAAATTGTTCAATCTTTGGCGCCAACATCAGCTAACAATTTAGTTAATAAAGCTTATGTTGATAGTCTAATTGGCGGTGGTCCTTTTTTACCTTTAAGTGGAGGAACTATGAGTGGACAAATTGTTCAATCTTTAGTACCGCTTGCAGCTAATGATTTAACCAATAAAGCTTATGTAGATAATTTAGTTAGCGGAGGTCCTTTTTTACCTTTAAGTGGAGGAACTATGAGTGGACAAATTATTCAATCGTTGGCGCCAACAACAACTAACAATTTAGCTAACAAAGCATATGTAGATGCACAAGTAGCTGCCGTAGTTGTACCAGATGCAACTTCTTCTGTTAAGGGTATAGTTCAACTTTCAGGAGATTTAAGTGGAACCGCGAGTGCTCCAGTTGTATCTCCGTTAGCTATTACAAACGCAAAATTGGCTAATTTGAGTGCGGTGAGTCAACTCAAAGGATCTTCTTCCACAGCTTCGACTGCTACAGACATTTCTCTCGGATCTGGGTTGAGTATGAGTGGAAGTACGTTGAGTGTTAATACTTCTTCTTTAAGTAGTACATTTTTGCCTCTCTCAGGAGGAACTATGAGCGGTGCTATCTCCCAACCTTTAGCACCTGCAGTGGGTAGTGATGTAGCCAACAAAGCCTACATTGATGCACAAGTAGCTGCTGTAGTTGTACCAGATGCAACTACTTCAGTTAAAGGTATAGTTCAACTAGCAGGAGATTTGAGTGGAACCGCGAGTGCTCCAGTTGTATCTCCACTTTCTATTACAAACGCTAAATTGGCTAATTTGAGCGCGGTTAGTCAACTCAAAGGATCATCTTCCACAGCTTCGACTGCTACAGATATTTCTCTTGGATCTGGATTGAGTATGAGTGGAACTACGTTGAGTGTCAACGCAACTACTCTTCAAAAAGCTGGAACTACACAATTTGGTGTGGTTGAATTTGATCCAAGCGGCGATTTGAATGCTTCTTCTTCTAATTCTGGTATTGGAGTGGTTAAACCTTTAGCTATTACAAACGCTAAGTTGGCTAATTTGAGTGCGGTTAGTCAACTCAAAGGATCTTCTTCTACATCTTCGGCTGCTACAGACATTACATTAGGTCCAAGTTTGACTATTTCAGGTACAACCTTAGCTGTTAATCCAGCTTCTGTTCCATCTATTCCAGTTTTAGTATCCCAAGGTGGAACCGGAGCTACAACATTAACCGGTTACCTTAAAGGCAATGGAACCTCACCAATTACATCATCTTCAAGTGTTCCTACAACAGATTTAACAGGTCAATTTGTAGGGTCGGTTAATGGTGTTGCTCCGACACCAACTAATGGCGGAAATGTATCTATTCTTCTTGGAAATGTAACTACTGGCACACTTGCAGCCAGACCGGTGAGTCCTGGAACCAACGGAAATATATATGTTGTAAGTGGAGATCCAACACCTTCAAATAATGGTCGTACTTATATCTCAGATGGAACAGCGTGGCAAGAAGTTACTACAAATCAAGCTGCTACCGACGCTAGATATGTATTGAAGGCTGGAGATACTTTAAGTGGAAACCTAAATGTTCCTAGTGGTATCAAAGTTATATTATCTGACTTACCGACGGGAGGCACTGATGCTGCTAATAAAAATTATGTAGATGCACAAATATCAAGTGGTTCCACTCCAGACGCAACAACTTCGGTTAAAGGTAAAGTCCAACTAGCAGGAGATTTTGACTCAACTAGTACAGCTGCTGTACCAGTAATAAAAAATGCAACTTCATCTGTATTGGGTAAAATTCAACTAGCAGGAGATTTGAGTGGAACCGCGAGTGCTCCAGTTGTTGCTCCACTTTCTATTACAAACGCAAAATTGGCTAATTTGAGCGCGGTTAGTCAACTCAAAGGATCATCTTCCACAGCTTCGGCTGCTACAGATATTTCTCTCGGATCTGGGTTGAGTATGAGTGGAACTACGTTGAGTGTTAATACTTCTTCTTTGAGTAGCACATTTTTGCCTCTCTCAGGAGGAACTATGAGCGGTGCTATCTCCCAACCTTTAGCACCTGCAGTGGGTAGTGATGTAGCTAACAAAGCCTATGTAGATTCTCAAGTAGCTGCTGTAGTTGTACCAGATGCAACTACTTCAGTTAAAGGTATAGTTCAACTAGCAGGAGATTTGAGTGGAACCGCGAGTGCTCCAGTTGTTTCTCCGCTTTCTATTACAAACGCTAAATTGGCTAATTTGAGCGCGGTTAGTCAACTCAAAGGATCATCTTCCACAGCTTCGACTGCTACAGACATTTCTCTCGGATCTGGGTTGAGTATGAGTGGTTCAACTCTTAGCGTAGATACTTCTTCTTTAAGTAGTACATTTTTGCCTCTCTCAGGAGGAACTATGAGCGGTGCTATCTCCCAACCTTTAGCACCTGCAGTGGGTAGTGATGTAGCTAACAAAGCCTATGTAGATTCTCAAGTAGCTGCTGTAGTTGTACCAGATGCAACTACTTCAGTTAAAGGTATAGTTCAACTAGCAGGAGATTTGAGTGGAACCGCGAGTGCTCCAGTTGTTTCTCCACTTTCTATTACAAACGCTAAATTGGCTAATTTGAGCGCGGTTAGTCAACTCAAAGGATCTTCTTCCACAGCTTCGACTGCTACAGATATTTCTCTCGGATCTGGGTTGAGTATGAGTGGAAGTACGTTGAGTGTTAATACTTCTTCTTTAAGTAGTACATTTTTGCCTCTCTCAGGAGGAACTATGAGCGGTGCTATCTCCCAACCTTTAACACCTGCAGTGGGTAGTGATGTAGCTAACAAAGCTTATGTAGATGCACAAATTACAAGTGTAACTGTTCCTGACGCAACTACTTCAGTTAAAGGTAAAGTTCAACTTGCTGGAGATTTGAGTGGAACCGCGAGTGCTCCTGTTGTATCTCCGTTAGCTATTACAAACGCGAAATTGGCTAATTTAAGTGCGGTGAGTCAACTCAAAGGATCTTCTTCTACATCTTCGGCTGCTACAGATATAACTTTAGGTCCAAGTATGTCAATAATTGCTTCGCAACTTAACAGTGCTATTTCTTTTACTTCTGGAACTAATCCTAATATAACAGCCCCTACAGATAGACCAGCTACATCAAATATTTTATATGTTGGAACAAATGGAAGTGTTTGGGTTTATCAATCAAGTTCATCGTCTTATATAACCATTGCAGGAACACAATTATATTTAAGTTCAAATACTAACTTAACTATTCCTTCTGGTTCAAATTCTATTTTACCAGTAAGTGATTTAGCTATTCCGGTGGCAAATAATCAAACTATAAGAGCCACTTATTATTTAAGATTTCAAACTGTCAGTAGTGGATGGGGTCCATCATTTAATTTTACTGGATTAAATGCAGCAACAGATATTTTAATGGGTAGTGCGTGGTGGCCTCAAAATCTTGGTAATGGAACTTCTATTACAATGTATAGTTTTTGTGGTTCTCAAGCAAGCACAGTTATAAATTCATTTGATTCGAATGTACCAGGCGTATTAGCAGGTGGCAGTAACACTGGTCCAACTTTTAATGCTAGTAATAACTTTACAACTTGTACATTGGAAATTGAATATAAAAATTTAAGTGGTAGTACAGTTTCTCTTGTGGTTCAATTTGCCCGTGATATTAATAATACAAGTAATGCTATTAGATTATCAGGTGGAAGTGTTGTATACTCGTTTTACTGAGTTTTAAAGTAAATAAATGAGTGAACCGTGTGTGTTTATACCAAGTATTTATACCTCAGAAGAGAAAAATGTATCTGTTAATATTTCTAGTCAACAGAAAGTACCGGAAAATATTCACGAATATATAAACTCTTATATTGAGAAACTAATTAAACCACGATTTGAAATATTTGAACATGAAGACATTAAACCAAATATTTTAAATTTAATTCAAGAACTACAAGACACAGTTGATAATTGTGTTAAAAAAACTGGAGATATAATTTCAGGCCCTTTACAACTTTTAAAATCTCCTGAAGTCAAAATGGATATTGTTAATAAAGAATATACCGATTGGTTATTTACAACTCTACTTGAAAAAATTGAGTTAAAATTTTCTAAAAATACAGATATGGATCTTAACCATTATAAAATTAAAAATATTCAAACACCAACTGATTTAAATGATGCTGTAACCAAAAATTATGTTGATAAAAAAATAGAAGAATTGGGTATGTACACACCTCAATCTTTACATTATATTTTTTCAAAAGGTCAAGTTTTAAGCTCTTCAAATAGTCAAAGATTTAATAAAACATTTTTTTTCAATCCTGGTTTTATTTGTCCACAAAAAATCCATATAGTTTCTGTTGGGTTTTCAACATCACCATATAAATATAAAATTGGTGAAAAAGTTAAAATCGGAACCATAAATCCAACTAAATTATATTTTATGGTTAATAACGAGATTAAAAGTGAACAACCAATTGAAAAAGATGTTCAGCTTGGGCATATTCTTAAAGAATTCGATGAACCAGTTATATTTGAAAAAGGAGATAATTTTATGATGGTTGTTGAATCCATACTTGATGATGCTTCTGTTAATATTGCATTTTATTAAAAATTAACCTGGGTAATAATAGTTAATTAATAAATGAGTGGAGATAATATAAGAAATTTAAAAATGGTTACTTCTCAACCATTAAATTTGTCTGATTTAGAATATACAAAGAAGCTACTTGAACCATTTGAAGACATAGTAGTTGAAAGGTTTGAATCACCTTTACCTTCAACTAAAAATTGTAATAAAGGTATTTTTGTTTTAATAGCTATAGGATTGATACTATTAATAAATTTTCCGAAGGTAAGGGAAAAATCAGGGTTAAATGATTACATTTTATGGTTGATATCGGCTTTCTTGTTATTTGGGGTTGTATATTAATTTTAATGGTTTTTTAACCATTAAAATTTTTTAATATTTATATCTCCACTCTTTATTAATAGAACAAAAATTCAATTTTTACAACCAATCCCCCCTCCCATCAATTAATATTTAAGGTTAAATCAGCTTTTAAAAACAAAAAATTGGTTGTTACCCACTAGCAATTTTAATGGTTACAAAAACCATTAAAGTTAAAATATTAAAATTGGTCAAGGGGGTACCTTGGACTAGAATGCATATTCAAATAGTTTATTTTTAATGGTTAATTAACCCTTTCAATTTCAATGAAAAAAAGAGCAAATTGAGGGGGTGACCTGGGGGATCGAAAGAGTTGAAAAATATTTTTTCTCAATTTTACTTAAAATTTAAATTATGGTTCTAAAAACCTTTATTCTTTTAAAAAGTGGTTGCTACCCACTAGCAACTTTAATGGTTACAAAAACCATTAAAGTTGAAATATTAAAATTAGTAAAGGGGGTAATATACGATTGCAATGCATATTCAAATAGTTTTAATTTACCTTCGGTTTAACCATTATATATTTTATTCATCATCGCTATTATCATCGTATTTTCTATTCCAAGTATATCCTTTCAAAAATTTATCTGTTTCGGTTAAAGAATACTTATTTTTAACCATTTCAATAAATTCATGTTTATTTAAGGTTATCATTTTACCTGAAAAAGAATTAATATACCAATTTTTAAATGATATATACATATCATCAAATGTAATTTTATTTTCAGGATTATCCGTTTTAATGTACGTTTCTTCCATAAAAAATGCCAAAATATCACATTTTGCTTGATACTTTATTTTAGCTTCATTAACTTTATCTGGTATTGTAGGATTATAAGAACCATCTCTTCTGCTTTCTTCTTTTTTTATAAATGTTTGGATTAAATACCAAGCTAAAGCCTTAGCTAATAATTTCATACGATCTTTTTGAGTTATTTCTGTATCACATAAAAATATCTTTTTTTGTTTTTGCTCTTTAAGAGTTGGAGGACACTTTTCTCGAGCTACAAATTTAGACTCAAAAGGAATAATACGTATTCTATCCCATGTTGCATCTACAGCATCTTTTAAATTTGGTAATTCATTGCAAATACATAACATTTTAAACATAGGTGTAAAATCAGTTGATTCTGAACCTTTTTGAAATAAATCTCTACAAGGTAGAGAATCACCACCAGTTAAAACATTTAATGAGCCACTTAAAATTTGTTCTGTTTTACTCCACTCATCAAATACACCCCATCTAACACCACCTCTTAATCTACTTAATTGTGGATTAGGTTGTCCTGGTTGAATACGTTCAGTAAGAACACTTGTAGATAGTTTTATAGCTAATTTTTTACCAAGCATTGTTTCAAACAGTCTTTGTGTAACTGATTTTCCATTATTACCGTTGCCTGTCCAAAACATTGCAATTTTATCTCTGTTACCTCCGCGAAACACTTCGCATGTCTGATCAATAAAATACTTTCTAACACTTTTATCTGGACAAATTTTACGTAAAAAATCTTCAAGTTGAACAACTTCTTCGCTTTCATTTGTTAATGTTTCATCATAAATTGTATTTAATGTTTTTGAGATGTAGTCAGACTGAAGACCTTTTCTAAAGGTTAGAGTTTCAAAGTCAAATACTCCATTTTTAAAAGCAATAATAAGATGGTTATCATCTAACAACTCGGAAAATTCTTCATTATAAAATAAAACCTCACACATTTTAAGTATACCATTTTGAGATGTAAAATTTTCAAGCTTATTAATAGCCTTATTGATATCTTGTTTTTTTGAAGTTAAAATAGCTTTGTTTTTTTTTGTTAATTTTTCTTGTTCATCATCGCTTTCTTCACCACTACTTCTTCCACTATCTGAATCTTCCTGGTATAACAAGTCTATTATTTTTTTTTTAAACTGTTTGTATTTTATGGCTATATGTTCCAATTTAAATCTAAATTCTTTTAAAACTTTAACTGGAGACCAAATGATACCATTAAAAGAATACCATCCATCATCTGAAAAAATATATGTATCTGAATACATATCTAATAATAATCTAGCCAATGGTGCATCTGTAGTCATAATTTCAACCGACATTACACTTTTTAACAAGTTATCTTCATCTAAGTATAATCCATGTGTTTTTTCAACAAATTCATTATATTTTTTAATATTATCCTGTTTTGCATACCATCTTAAAGATCCTATACTTTTTGTTCTTGTATCTCTTTTTTCCATACGTTCCCATACCCTTAAACATGCATCTTCATCATAATTATCGCTATTTCTACTCCATTTATCCCAAAGTTTAAAAGCTTCTTCACAACCATGTCCAATATTAAATAAAATAATGCCTATATCCCACCAAGAGTTATATTCATCAGCTCGAGAAGTTTTTAAAATTTTAAGGAGCTCTTTTGCCTGAATTAAATTTTTACGAATATTTTCAGAACTTTCAACCATTTCAATATCTTTTAATTTTTGTTTTAAATATATCTTTGTTGGAACCTTTAAATCTGTAGGTGTTTTAATATTAAAAATTTCTTTTTTAATGGGAGAAATACTTAATAACTGAGGTAAAAGTTTAATTACATTTTTTTCAGTAATTTGTAATGGTTCTTCTTCACGTGTAAAAAATTGACTTAATTTAAATGCTTCTATAGGTGTAATTTTAACTAACTCGTGATTATAAATTTCGGTTAATTTGTAAGGTTTTAAATCTTCACTTTTTGAACTTCCATACATTAACCAACATTTATTGGTTACATCATCCACAAAATTTTCAGGATTTTCGGTATGGTCAGAAAAAAGCTTTTTTCCATTACCTAACCGAAACTCTGATATATTTTCTTTTATTTTTGGAATAAGAACATTTTTAATCTTACTTTTTTCTAAAAACAAGTGGGGAAAATGTAGGTGAAATCCATTTTTTAAATAATTGGAGATGGTGTAAGGTTTTTTTTCCAACACTACACATGTAAAAATTTTATCCTCAGGTTGTACTACAAATTTTTTAATAGCATCTTGAAAACATTTAATTGTTCCAACAAGTTCTTCGCTGGTGTAAAGTGTTCTTATTTCTTTAAAGTCATTAATACCATCACTTTCGATTTTGATATCAATATCTCCAAGAAGCGGGGTGTAATCGCCTTGTTTTTCAGCTAAACATATTCTAGAATTACCTTCAACAATTTTATTGTAATTTTGATAAAATTCACGGTCACTTGTAGCGGAGAGGTAGTAATGACCTGTTTTATTACCCATTGAAACATGAGTATATTCAGTAGATCCATTTCCACCACATTTTTGAGATGTTTTTAATAAAGAGTATACTTTATTTATTGGTTGATTCATAGTTTATTTATATATTTTTTATTAATTAAAAATCATTTTTTTTATTGTGGATGACTTATCCACATTTTTTTAAAATAAATCAATGGAAAACTATTACACAGATGAAAGGGTACTATTGAAAAAGTGACGAGTTAATGGATATATTGACTTTTGTAAAAGAAGTTAATTTTGAGATTCAAGATAATCTTGGAGTGTTGTGTTATTGGACATTGACACTTGAAAAAAATAGGTATAAAATAAAGCAGTGGAAAACTATAAAATAAAAAATTGAATTTTATTATAGAAAACAACCTCTATAATAAAATAAGTATCCAATGTCTAAAATTGGTTATATTTATGCCATTGAAAACAACTTTGACAATAATGTCTATGTTGGTCGTACTATAAAAACTATTAAAGATCGTTTTACTCAACATAAACATTCAGCTTTAACTCGGCCTAACTGTCTCTTACATAAATTTATGGCTCTTCATGGTCCTGAAAACTTTACTGTTAGAAAACTTCGTAAAGTTAAGTATAACTCTATAATTGAACTCGATTTAATAGAAGAAGAATGTATTAGAGACTACGGTAGTTTGAACACAGTGTATAATAACAAATGTTATGAGATGGGTAATATAAGTCTAAAAGAAATAGTTAAAGAACGAAAACCAAGAGTAAATACCACTTTTAAACAACTTATACTTCCATCCTCTGAAGAAATAATTAAAATAGCCTTTGAAAATACCTTAAATAATAAACTTTTATCTATTCAAAGTTTTTTAAACCTTTTTTTAAATGAAGAAGATATGGTTATTAAAATCATAAATGAAAAAGTAGTTAATAATAAAATTTATGTTGAGGCGATGTTATTTGAATGGTTGGGATACGATGGTATTGAAAATAAAAAAAAACAAACTTTCATTAAGCTACTTGAAAATAATAATATTGAATATCAAGAAATAGATTATAAAGATCCATTAATTAAATATTTTATTGAAATTCAAGAAGAAATAGAAACAATGAGAAAAGTTGATCTTCCTAGAAAACGTTGGCTTATTATGGAACCCAAAGACTTTAAAGAAGCTATAATGTGTTTAACTACAAAAAGGTCAAAAGAAATCAGAAAATACTATCTTCTACTTGAAGAACTTATTCAACTTTATGGTACTTATACAACACAATTTGAATCAAAATAAAAAAATCATAGTTTTTAATTTCCTTAAGGAAATTAAAAACCATTTAAAATATCTTATCATAGTTATAAACAATACCAAGAATAGTTGTTATTAAAAAAACTATTTGTTGTAAGGTTAAAGGATACTGTTTTTTAAAAGCAAAATAAATAATAGAAATAATATTAGAAATAAACCATAATAAAAATCCCTGGAGTTGTTGATAAGATATACAAATGGCTCCAACAACTGAAATAATAAATATGGCTGTTTCTATCCAAAAACTATAAGTTTTCCACAATATATTTTTTGTAGGTTTAGATTCACCAGTAAATTTGCTAGTTTCACAAACAATTTCAATATCTTCTGTCATCTTTTATTATACCTTAAATTTTTAATAAAATTCATTTTTTTAATGGGTAAATACCCATTAAAAATTATTAAACTATTTACACTCTTTTTTTATCACCGCAATTAACTTTGATTCTGTCATATTACCTAAAAAGACAATATTGTCTTTAAAAATAAATTGTGTTTTTAAAGATGTTGTTAAACCATATTTCATTTTTAAAAATGCATAAAAATCTATAGGCTGTGTTGGAACATATTTTGTTTTATAAACTAAGCTGTGGTACGGTAAAAGTTGACTTTTACAATATTCTTTCGAACCATAAATTAACGAATACTTATCCGACTCTTTAAGTAAATACAACCAATCTTTTTCAATATTGTACACAGGTGAAAATAGTTCGTTTATTTCAATGGTTAATTTTTTCTTTAAAACTCTGTAGTTGTAATGATTTTTCATAAAATCATTAAGATTAAAAATAACCTCAAGAATTTGATCAATTGGATTAATAAGTCTGTGAAGATAGTATAAATAATCAAGGTTTAAAATACCTTTATTTTTATTATAATACATTACAGTCTCATTTTTAGCACTTAATTTATCTTTTAAATTATCTGTTTCAACTACAACATATTCTAATCTACTACCTTCATTGCGAGAATGACCTCTTCTTTTAATTTTTTCTAACAATTGTATATGAGCTGGAAGTTTATCAAGATACCAATTGGTTTCTTCTTCTGGTGTTTGAATACCTTCTTCTTCTTTTATTTCTTCAGTCAAAAATGGTACATTATATTGTCCAAGAGTAGCTCGATGTAAACCTTTTTCATTTAAAAAATATTGTGGTTGAATATTTCCATAATCACCTGTTGATTTAGTAATAATAAAATCTTCTACCGAACATTGATGGTTAAACATTGCATTAACATCGGTTAACAAACTTGTTATAACTTTTGACTGTAATTTGTCTTTATCCTCGGTATTTTCAAAAATAATTTTGACCACATTTTCATAAGTCTTTCTAATAAATGCACTATTATCTCTTCTATTCAATACTACACCCTTTTTACCAATTTCTGGTTTAATTGTTCCATCTCTTAATGCAGTTTGATACATGTATCTCTTTTTGGTTAGTATTAAAAATTTAGTATAAACAGCTTCTTCAAATTCAAGTTTCATTGGTGGTGGAAATAACTTTGAAATTTCATCGGCAACTTTGATTGCATAATCCCATAATTCTGTTATTGAAAATTTTTTATGTTGAAAAGAAACATAATTAGAATTGTGAACAATAATTTGTCCAATTCCAGCAGCAAAGTGATGATTACTAGTTTGAATATCATATATATAATCTACTGGAGAAAGATAAGCTGATTTTTTCTTAATTGCGTTTGGAATTTTACGCATTTTTTTGATTGGGCTTGACCCTGTAAGTTTATATATATCAGGTTTATCATTTCGAACATTTATGCTTACTTGATAGCCTATACTTTTCATCAAATAGTATAATTGAGCTGAACCAATTTGACCTTTAAAAGTTATACAAATTGATGGATCTTTTTTAGATCCATCTCCTGCATAAAATCCCATAAAAAAAGCTTGTCTAATTTGAAATGGTGCTTGAAGTATAATATCTGGTATTTTTTTAAGCTTATCTTTAGTATAAAAAAGGTCAATGTAATCTTCAACTATTTCTTCATTTGGTTTGCATTGAACAAGTTTATAACAACCGGTTGATTCAATTGTATCTAAAATTTGAAAATCTTGCTTGTACTCTTCTTCACATAACTGTCTAACTCTTTCTAAAAGGTCAGTATCTGCCTTATTTATAGCCCAAGAATATAATACAGCCCTTTTTTTATAATTATATATTCCTGCACTTCCATCAGCCATAAAAAGTCCCCAAATGAAAGCTAAATTTGAAGTTATACCTTCAAATTCAAATTGTGGTATTTTATAATCTTGAATTACAAGAGAAGATAATTTGTTTGGGTATAATGGTTTATCTGGTGTATCTTTTGGAAGTGGCAGTCCAGTTACACAGAGATTATCTCCAATATTTACTTCTTGAGGTGTAACACATTCCAATGTATCTGTAAGTAATGAATGATTATCAGAACAAACTACAGTTCCAATGTGAGTAGTAATTTGACTCAATGACTCAATTGGTTTACATCTAACAATGTTTACAATTTTTGTAAATCCTTGGTCAGACCAAACCTTATATCCTTCTTTAGGTGTTGAAATTTCTTTATTTGGGTTTATAGGTTTCCAATCACCTTGGCTAATTTCGTCAACTGTTTTATAGAATATTTTATTTTTATAATATATAAGTAATGGTGTATTTGAAGCTACACAATCCGTGTCTCCGTACACTAGTTCTCCACCATATTGTTTTTGTAAAATATCTGATACCTGTTTAACACCTTCACGACCTTTATAAGTTATAGACATAGCAACAGGCATAAAAGGTAACATTCCAGCTTTAACACCTGTAATACCATACATAGAATTTGCAGATATTTTGTATGCTAATTGTCTTTGATTTAAAATATCAATGGTTGTTTCAATCTCTCTTGTTTGTTGTTCGTTGTTAATTTCTTTAAGTTTATTTTTAAGGTTACTAATTTCTTTTCTTGTTTCTTTTCTAGCATCTAACAATGATTGAACAATAGTTGGAAGGACACCTTTAAACTCTGGATTTTGATTAGTGACTTTTAAGAACCTATATTTACGTTTTTCGCACATAATATTTTTATTTAAACTTTTGGTTATTTCTGACCTTTGTTTTCTTAGTTTTGAAATTAATGCTTTATCAGACTTCTTTTTAGAAGTTAATTCATCTATGAGTTTAGTAAGCCTATTTTTTTCTATAACTTTAGGATCGTGTTTACAACTGATATGATCTTCCCATTCCATAACATGACATAATTCATCTGGAATATTTGGGTCAAAAGCACAAGAAGAATAATCAATATTATAAGCAATAATTAAAGAAGGATACAAAGCACTAAAATCAAACGGAACTACATTAATATATAATCCAGGTTTTGGTACAAATACATAAGCCCCAACATATCTTTCATTTTCAGATACTGTATAACCATCTTTTTCTGGGATTATTTTGTTTTCTAAACAAAATTTATACAAGTTCGAATATACCTTAATTTGTTGTCCTTTTGTAAATAAAGTAATCATGGGTACATTGCATATTACAGCCATTTCAGACAATGAATACCATACATTAAGTTTATCCATTAATTTTGATACTAACATTGAATCTTGAATACAATATTTACCACATATACTCATATATTTTTGAGATAAATTATCTATTTTGAGATAATTATTACTATTTCTATGCTTTGTTTGTAATAAATTCAACTTTGCTTCATTTACAACCATATATTTTAAATCACAATATTTAATTTTAAAATGGCCACTCTCATCCTCTAAATGTTTTATTTTTTGCCTAATATATTCTATTGAAGAAAAGGCATTTTCAACCCAAAAAACATCTGTAACTTCATCAAAAAAATTTTGTTGTTTAAGGTTATCTTCATTTTCAACACCTACCAATTTAAAATGTTTTTTTCCAACTTTAACAATAATTAACATTTGTGTTTTAATTCCTTCACGATAACAACGAAAAATACTTTTAGGGTCTAAATCATCTTTTGTTTCTCCAATAAAATGTGTTGAAACTGTTTTAAGCTTATAATCATTTAATTTAAAATCTCTTTGAACTACAGGCAAAAGGTCGATATAAAGTCTTCCTTCACAATCTAAAAATTTAAATTCTTGATTTTTATATGCTGAAGATGACCATTTAATTTCTCTTTGAATACCAGATTTGTTTTTAGCAAATCCTTGTTGAGCCCAAAGAGGATAAATTGATTTATGATTGGCTCTGTCCATTAAATATGGTATATCAAAATTAAATATATTATAACCAATAACTACATTAGGATTTTTTTTATTTACAAGGTCTTTAAATCCCATTAATAATTTTTGTTCTGTAGAATATTTTAAAATATTAGCCCCAACTATATTTTTTTGTGGATCTCCTAAAGATAACAAATATTTATCATAAACATTACTTCCTAGCCTTGAAAATATACATGATATTTGAAATACAACATCTCCTGGCCTACTAGCTTTCGGCATTGTAATTGTATCTTCAGAATTTACCTCCAAATCAAAGCTTAATACCAAAGGTTTTGGTATTGTGGTTTTTACAGACCTTGATATTAAATCTTTAGGTTTAATTCCTTGTGTTTTACATAACCTTAAATCAACTAAAAATTCTCTATCACAACTGGTAAATTTATCTTCTTCGCAAACCACTTCAATACCTTTAAATTTAATCCAACCAGCTGTTGGAAGGTCATACTTTGAAGTTAATTGAAGCCTTGGACATGCATCTTGACCATGAACATGAAATTTTAAATTACCAAACCCCATAACCCTTTGGGGTGTTTTTAATTTACTAGGTAAATTAAATTTTAATTCTTTAAAAGAAGGAGAAGAACACATTAAAAATGGAAATAATTTAAAGGTGTATTTGTCTCCTTTTTTTTTTAAATTTGCTCCGTATAATTTTTTACAAAATTTTAAAGTACATTTAACATTAGGAAACATTTGATTAAAATAAAGGTATAATCTTTCCTTATTTTCTCCAAGTTTCCAATTAATATGAGTTGGTAATTCAACCCATACAAATGGTTGAAATCCATTTATTGAAACACAAATATTTTTTTGTTGGTCATCAAAACCATAAGCTCGAATAAATGTTTCATCTTGAATTTCTTCATCTAAATGCCATGAATAAGCATAAAATTCATATTCTGTTTCTTTAGTATTACACGCCAT